AGGGTTCGTCTGTACCCATGAATTGGAGAACGGCAGCGGCCAATGCGGCGGCAACGTGTTCGACCCCGACGACGCGATCGGCGACCATTGCTGCGCGCTCACCTCGGAGCAGGTGGAGGCGCGGCTGGCCGAGATCGCCGCGCTGCCCGCGAAGGAGGGGTCATGACCGACTGGCGCGCAACAAGGTTCGAACAGGCCATGCGCGATGGCGTCACGGCGGCCGGCTTCTACGCACACGCACAGCCCTCGGGGCAGGTGCTCGGCGCGATGCTCGACGGCCTGGAGGCCGCCGGCCTGCTGCTGACCGACGCAAAGGTGGACGATCTCGCCGCTTCGGTGGCTCCGTATGGGGCTGACGCCTCGGATGCGGTTCGCACGTGGGCGGGGTGCTCGCGATGACCCTGCCACCTGACATCGAAGCCGAACTGGACGCCGCGCTGACCCCGCTGCGCGCCGAGGGCCTCACCGCCGAGCAGGCGGCCAAGCGGCTGCCGAAACATCTGCGCTCTGTGTTCTGGAGGCAGCACGTGAAACGCTGCCAGACGGACGAGCGGGCGAAGTCGGAAACGGAGGAGACGTGACGATGGACGAGGACCGCTTCGAGCCGATCGATGACGAGGAGTACCGGTGAACATCAGCCCCGAACATCTCGCGGCAATGTCCGACGACCGCTTGGCCGAGTGGGTGACCTTCCATGAGCAGCGGGTCGAGAGGGAGTCCGCCACTGCGGGGCGTCTGCGCGACGAGGGTCCCGGAACGCGGTCTACGGACCGCCACGATGACCTGATCGCGTCCGCGCTGAACTCGGTGCGCCTGTCGGAATCGGCGTTGGGACAGCTGCGTGGCGAGTTGGAACGGCGGATCGGCGCGGAGGTGAAGCCGTGAAGGTCACGGTGACCCTGCGGGACGGCAGGACCACCTCCGACGACTCGCCACTGGTCCGCATGCTGGTTCCCGGCCTCGTGGACGCGGTGACCGGGGGCGGCACGCAAGAAATCCGGTTCATGATGGGTTCGCCGACCGCGGACTTCCGCGCGCCGGACGTGGTGCGGCTGGAGATCGAACGGTGACCGGTCCCTGCCCGAATGCCGCCGCTCACCAGTGGCACCCGTCCAGCTATGTCGCCCACTCCTGGTGGGCCGACTGCGCCTTGCTCATCGCCACGCAGGAGAAGTGCCCCGGCTGCGGCGGCTGGGAGATCTGGGTGCCGAGGCGCGCCGACCTGCGCATCGCCGTCAACTGGCCGCCGCCGGACTGCGACTGGGGCGGGTGCGACGAGGAGGGGGTGGCGGAGCGGCTGTGGGAGGGCCGGTGGCTGCCGGTGTGCGTGCTGCACATCGACCTGGAGCCGGACGAGTTGAGCCCGCTGTCGGACATGCTGCGGGCGATCCAGGAGAAGGTGGCGGCGAGGGCTGCCGCCGAGAAGGACAGGAAGTGTTGTTGATGACCGTCATCCGCACCGCGAACATCACCGCAACAGGCGGCCGACTCGTCGCCATCCTGCACCTGCACGCCGGCACCTCCGAGGCCGACGTGGAGGCGCTCGTTGGGCACGTGCACCACCACCTGGAGATAAACGGGGTCGACGCGAGCGTGGCCGCACAACTCGCCGACCGGGTGCTGGACGTGGAGGTGACGCACCCGTCGGAGAGTCCGTTGCACGCGCTGCACTGGCTCGCCGACCAGTTGGCGTGGGCGATGGCGACCGCGCCGGAGGTAGCGAAGTGAGCGAGCACTTCGTCCGCCTCCGCGAAACCGCCTCGGGCTGGTGGGTCGCGTGGTGCGAGTGCGGCAAGTACCGGTCGAAGAGGCCGCACGGCTACATCGGCAACGCACAGCGGGCAGCCGAGGAGCACGTCAAGGCGAAGGGCGGGACCGTCCGATGACCCCGCGCGAATACGCCGCTCGCATGCGGGCACTCAAGTGGTGGACCTTGGTCTACGTATCGTGGTTCGGTGGGACCTTCGGTATGGCCCTCTGGCTGTTCCGCGACTCGACGCTCCCAACCATCGCGCAGATCGCCATCGGCGTCTCAGTGGCCGGCCTGGGGCTGGCGATCGCGAACACCGTGGAGCGTCGAATCATCCGGTCGTCCGCCAAGCGACAGGCGCAGCCGTGACTAAGCCGTACACCGAGGCCGACGTGAAGGCGATTACCCTGCACACGTTTGGCCGCTCCATCGCAATGGGCGCCAACGTGAACGACTGCCGCGAGCGGGTGGTCAAGATTCTGGACTGGCTGACGGACGCCGGTCGACTGCGGTCCGAGGCGGAGCGCGACGAGTTTCGGAAGGTGGGTGGGTGAGGTGGCCGCACTCGGGCATTACTTGCGCTGGACGAATAGCCGCGGTGCCGTCTCGGGTCCGGTTTGGGTGCGACTCGCGGCCGTCTGCTTCTGGGTGCCCAACACGCTCGTGGCGGGCACAGCCGCGGTCTGGACGCGGTCCGACATGTCTCGGGTGCTGAACACCTGCGCATGCGTGGTCAGTGCGCTGTTTCTCGTTCGGGCTGTCCGGATCCTGCGATCGCGGCTGGCGAACCGGCCCTACGTCGCGTTGACCCGGGACCTCAAGGCTGCGATTCGGTCGATGCCGTCCGGGCCGGTGGTCAACTCCGACGCGGGGGTTTTCCTCATCTACGAGTGCCAGCGTCTCGCCTGGTGGTACCCGGTCCGCTGCGACTCGGTGATCCGACTACAGGGGGACGACGTCGCCGACATTCGCGACTGGCGCCCCTCGGCGGTGGTGATGGAGGTGTTCACCGCCCGTCGCGACGGAACGCCGATCATGCGCCGGGTCGACGGGATGCAGTTGCAGGCGGACGAGGACGGCACGTTGACCGAACTGAACACGGTGCCCGCCAAGTTCGCGATCGGTTCCACGATGCGTTCGCTCAGTTCCGGCCTGCACGACTTGAGCGCCGAGGAACTCGCTGAGTTGCGCGAGCAGATCGCCGGGGCGCGGACGGTTGGGGCCGACGACTCTGGGGCCTAGCGCCGCTTCGTGGTCGCCGGGATGGGTGTGACGTGTCGCGGCTCGGGCGAGTGACCGCGCCCCTACCGCTTGACGCTGTACCACGTCACGCTGTACGTTAGGTGCATGACCGAGACGCGCACCTACCAGGCTGGCGACGAGATCGACATCAACGGCACCACGATCGTCCTGTGCCGCCGCAAGGGCAACACCGGCATCCGCTGGTCCTGGATGGCGCCCGCGCTCGACTCCGGCAGCGAGGCGTACCAGACGACGCCGGAAGCCGCCATCGAGAACGCGCGCCAAGCCCTCGCAACACGCTGCGCCTGCGGCGCCGTCGCCACCATGACCGCCGCGACGGTGCGCACCTGCGGCAACTGCTACGACCGCCACGCCGACTGAGGAGCCCAATGCCCGCCTGCATCGGCGACTGCGCCGTCCACAACCGCCCGTGCGATCTCGACGCCGACCACCCAGACGACCACGAGTGCCCGCAGTGCCCCAGCTTCCTGACCCGGCAGCGTAAGGCGCAGATCGCCGAACGGGTCGCCGCGCACCGAACCTACGTCGAACTCATCGAGACAACCCCGGACGTGGACTGATGATCGTAGACATGCGCCTCGGTGGCGAGCCCGTCAAGGTGGACCTGGACCGGCTCACCCCGACCGCTCGCACGCTGGCCGAAGCCATCGCCGCGCACCCCGCCCGGGTCGCCGGTGACATCTGGATGGAGGCCGACCTCCCGCTCCGGGAGACACTGCCGGACTGGGATCTGTGGTACACGCCGGAAGAGGCGGAGCGTCCGGAACGTCGTCCGTGGCGCGGCTGGTCGGCCGAACCGCTCAACGGGAAAGACCCGCACGACCGACTGGAGTACGAGGCGCGCAAGGTCCCGCCCGGCTGGCACGTCCTTGGCGCGCACCCCGACCGTCCCGTCCCGTCATCCGGGCCAATCCGGGAGGCGACCACCGAGCAGGTGCTGGCGTACCTGCGCCAGCACGGACGCGGCATCACCGCCGCCACCTGGCGGTCCTATGTGGGCCGCAACCAGGCGCCGCAGCCGAGCCGACACGTCGGCCGCACGCCGCTGTTCGACCTGGACGAGGTCGCCCGCTGGCACACCCGGACCAACACGAACGAGGAGTAGTCATGAACGACGTAACCGTGGTCGTAGACCTCGAAGCCTTGCCGCCGCTCAGCCCCGGCACCCGCGCGGCCATCGCCAACCTCGTCGACTACGCGATCGAACGCGCCCGAGGCGAGAACGTGGACGCTGAGATCGGCGGAGCCACCGTCATCGCCACCGCCGGGCTGAGGCTCGACCTGCGGGCGCAGTACCTGGAGGCGGGCTACGCCAACGCCGGGGTCTCTCTCGGCGAGTACGTCGCAGCGGCAATGCGGGCGGTCGTCGAGGACGGGGTGCGTGCGCGGACCGGACAGGTGGCGCCGGAGTGAGCCCGGCTGTGGTCCCTCGAATGCCCGATGCGGTGGCCGGCCCCGGCGCGCATGGTCAGACGATGGCCGACGACTGGGCTCCGGGGTGGGCGTTCGAACTCACCACGGCCGCCGGCGAGACGGTGGGGCCGGTGCGCTCAGAGCTTCTCTACGTGCACCGGGTGGCCCGGGAGTCCGTCGCCATGACCGGAGGCGTGTGCGTCGTCCTGCGGGGCGTTGAGGGCGACTGGCGGGCCATCGCCACGTACACCGACGGCGGCCCTGGACGCGCGGCCTAGCGCACGATCAGCCGCTGCGGCGGTAGTACGAGATGGCGCCACGAATCCACCGAGGCCGGGTCGTCGGCGGCCAGAATCCATGCCTCAGGACGGTCGTAGGCGTCGCGGCGGTCGGTGCGCAGTAGCCAGTCGCCGCGACTGGCCGTAGCGGCGACCATCTCGGTCTCGGAGTCCGCTGTGCCCAGGTAAACGCCGATGGTTATGCCGTCGCGGGTTTCGCTGGGGGTGACCATGCGTTCAGCATCGCAGGTCTAGCCGAACCGCCGCTTGACCTCCCCGGCCAGCCGCTCCTCGTACGGGGCGATGATGTGCTCGACAAGCGTGGTCACCCGTACCCGCTCCTCGTCGGTGAGCGGCGAATCGTCGCCCACCGCGGCGTCGACCAGCAGGGCGAGCGTGGCCAGTCGGCGGCCTTCCAGTCCGGCGATCGGGTCGGCCGCCGCCAGCAAGTCCGTCTCGGCCACGTTGAGCAGCGGGGCGAGCCGGCGCAGCACGTCGGGGCGCGGGTTGGGCTCGTAGATGGCGCGGTGGACGGCCTTCGGGTCCAGGTCGGCGGCCTCGGCGAGGGTGCTCGGGGTGAGGTTGGCGTCGCGGATGAGGCGCAGCAGGTGGAAGCCGAACTCGGTGGGTTGGCGACGGTGCTGCTCGGGGACGGGTATGCCGTTGAGGATGGCGTCTACGGTGCCGGGGGGCCACTGGAGGGCGCGTTCTAGGCGGACGAGCAGCGACGCACGGTAACTCGTGCGCTGGCCGCGCTCGATGTCGCCGAGAGTCCGCGAGCCCAGATCATTCGCCTCGGCGAAACTGTCGCGACTGTCGTGGCCCAACTCGACTCGGCGCGCGACAACGGCACGTGCGAGCGCTGGCCAGTCCACGACGCCATCTTGCCACTTTCTGCCTGTAGTTGCGTACCCACATCTATGCGGCGTGTCAGTTGCCTATCTGCCGGTTTCTGCCTAGACTTGCACGTATGCGCCAGCAACGAATTACCGTGAACGGGGGCGCGATTCGCGCTCTACGCGACGCCCTGGGCTGGAACCTCGTGCAGTTCTCCGAGGCGGTCGGCGTCCACAACAGCTACATGAGCCGCGTCGAGAACGGGCTGCGGCAGCCCTCGTTCGAGGTGCGCCGGCGCATCGCCGCAACTCTCGGCGTGCCAGTCGGCGTCATCACCCGCGAGGTGATCCCGGAGTCGACCGAACTGCCGCAAGCAGCCTGACCCCCTGAACGCATCAGGCCCGGCGCGACTGTCCCACCGCCACCGGGCCTCTGATCGGACCAGGAGGTCCAACCGCAATGCTCCATGTCCATGGTAGGGCGAACCGGCGCAAGAACGCGAGATGCTTCGGCATCCTTCCGTCCCGGGGTGCACAGTGACGGCCCCCGAAGTCGTCCGCATCGGACGATTTGAGTGGGAGCGACTCATGCTCGCCTCGGACCTGCCCTTCGCCACAAAGGGCATCCTGCTGACGCTCGGTACCTTCATGAGCCCCGATGGTGCCGACTGTCGACCAGGGCGCGAGAACCTGATGCAGATCACCGAACGAGGCAAGACGACGCTCTACACGTCGATCAAGTCGGCCATCGATGCCGGCTACCTGACCGAGGTCGAGCGAGGCGGATTCCGCAAGGTCGGAAACCGTGCGTCCGAGTATGCAGCCGTCGTCCCGAAGGTCATCTTCAACCACCGCGCGGAGATCATCGCTGCGATGTTCAGCCGCCGACGGGACGCACGAACGTTCAGTGAGCTGAACCTTGGTGACGCCGAACCAGCGGACGAAGGTTCAGCCGACCGAACGTTGGTGAATCACGAAGGTTCAACCAGCCGAACGTTCGTCAGTCACGAAGGTTCAGTTTCGGCGCACGAAGGTTCAGTTTTGAGCCACGAAGGTTCAGCCCACCGAACCCCACCAAACACCTACACCAACCACCCCCACCAACGGCGCATGATCCACGCGAAAACGTCACCGTCTCGATCAACCCAGGGGGAGGGGGTCGATCGGAGCCAAAACCAGGACGCCGACGAGGCGTACGTAGCCGAGATCCTTAAGCACCGACCGGACTGGTCATCCCGGCGAATCTTTGAGGCCGTACAACGCGCGGTCAAAGACGGCCGGGATGAAGCCCAGGCACGACGGGCGCTGGCATCCCTGGCAATGGGCAAGTACGGCGAGACGCAGGTTCCCGGCAGGCTCCTTGGCGACGGGCCCTGGTGGATGGATGCGGCCTCCCCACCGCGCGCCGTGGCCGACGATCGCTGCCCACGGCACCCCAACCGGCGCGCCGCCACATGCGGACTATGTCTGCGCGAAAAGCCTGAGTGTCCGCATGGACAGGCTGGCGGTGCCGAACTTGCGCCGACGACGGACCTGCCCCGGTGCCCGTTCTGCCGTCGCGCCGCGCTGCGCTTGGTGGAGGCGGCATGAGCGAGCCTGCGGCGGTTCGCCCAACCGTCGACCCGGTTGCCGAACAGGTCGTGCTCAGCGGCATGCTGCTGTCAGACGCGGTCGCCGACCAGGTCTCTGGGACGCTCACCGCCGACGACTTTGCCGGTCCGGCCAACGCTGAGATCTTCGCCGCCATCGTGCGCGCACTGATGCTCGGCGAGCCCACCAGCGTCGAAGGGATCGGCTCTGCGCTGCATGCAACTGGACGACTCGCCACCGGGCCGGTCGCCGAAGCTGGCGGCGGCGCTTACCTAGAGTCTCTGGCGACCAGGGCGGACATTCCGACCGACGCGGTGTGGAGCGCGCAGAAGGTCCGTGAGTACGCCCAGTTGCGCCGGATGGACGCCGCACTGGTCCGCGCGCATCTCGCTGTACGCACCCCCGGCGCGAGCGTTGCCGACGTTGCGGAGCAGGTTCAGCGGGCCGTCGTGGACGCCACGGCCGATTCAACCGCCGACGACGGCCTGAAGCCAGCATCCGATGTGGTCTGGGATGTCATCGAGCGCATCGAGAATGTCGCGCTGGGGAAGACCCCGTCCGGCCTGACTTCCGGCCTCGGCTCGCTCGACGAGGTCACAGGCAAGTGGCAGCGAGGGCAACTGATTGTGCCGGCCGGCCGACCCGGCATGGGCAAGACGGTCGCAGCAATGGGGTTCGTCAAGGCGTGTGTTCGAGCCGGACTGCCGGCGTTGTTCTTCTCGACGGAGATGCTGGCCGGGGAACTGCACATGCGGCTGCTTGCCGACGTCGGGAGCATCAACCACGAGAAGCTTCGCCGCGGGCTTATCGACGACGAGGACCGGGCGAGGCTCGGCGCCGCCGCGACCCTCATCGCGCAGTGGCCGCTGTACGTCACGCACTCGGTGCACGACACGGCCACCATTCGTGCCGCATCGCGTCGGTTCCGCCAGCAGCACGGCGATCTCGGCATGGTGGCCGTGGACTACGTGCAGCGGCTGCGACCGACCCAAAAGTTCGACCGGAACGACCTGGAGATCGGGCAGCACGCCCGCGACCTGAAGTGGCTAGCCGTCGACCTTGAGACGGTCGTGGTCGCGGTGTGCCAGTTGAACCGCAACACCGAAGGCCGCTCCGACAAGCGGCCGGCCTTGTCCGACCTGCGCGGCTCCGGCGAACTGGAGCAGGAGGCTGACTTGGTGATCCTGCTGCACCGTGAAGACGCCTACGACCCCGAGTCACCGAAGGCGGGCGAGGCCGAGTTCATCGTGGCCAAGAACCGCGCTGGCCGCTGCGAGACGGTGGACGTGGCAGCCCAACTCCATCTGTGCCGTTTCTCCGACATGGGAATCGACGACCCTACCTCCTGAAGGACCCGCCATGCCCTCGCTTTCGCCGCAGGCTCAGGCCATCTATGACCTGATCCACGCCAACCGCACTGGTACCAGCTTCATTGAGGTGACGACCGCGTTTCGACAGGCCGGATACAACCCGGACGGCGGCCTCGCCATTGAGCACCCGGCCGTCGAACAGATGCTCATGTGGGGCGGCGTCAGCGACGACCTGTTGGCTGCGGTCAACGAACTGCTTGGCGCCCGCCTCATTCACTACACGCCGACGTCGGTACTTGTGTACCTCGCCGACGGCGGGATGATGCCCTACCCACTTGCCGAGCGGATGCCAAAGAACCGCAAGTTCGCGAAGCCGCACTGGATTCCGATGGTCCTCAACGACGGCCCAGCGCCCGCCTAACTGCGACCCGAGGGGGAGATTATGCCAATTCCGACGCCGCTTCCGCCCACCCCACCGTCCGACGCTCTGATCGAAGACCTCGCCCGCGGGCTGCACGCCGACTGGTACCGGGCGACCGTCAACGGCCAGGCCGACGACGCCGAGGTGAACGCGTTCTGGAACGACCCGCACCCGACGCCATCGTTTCCGGAGTCGGACCTGATGCGGCGCAGCTTCCGGAACAAGGCCCGCGCGCTGCTGTCCGCCTGACCACCGCAACCGACCCACGAACCCGCTCTTTAACGCCACGCCAACCAGGCACCGACCACCGAGAGGAACCGACCCGCCATGACCACCGACTCCCGCTGCCCCACCTGCGACTCACCCGAGCCGCAACTGCACCCGCGACCCAAGCCGAAGGCGAAGTCACGCACATCTGCCCCGACCCGTTCCACGGCGGTGGGCCCGACGACCACGAGGAGCACTGACCATGGCCACGTTCAACGGCCCCGCCTACGCCGCCGAAGCCCTGACCCGTCTCAAGCTCGCCGACACGGCACACGATGCCGAGTTCTCCGTGCACCTGCGTGAGACGGCCGCCACCTACGCCACGCTGGCGCTGGTCGCGGCGACCGTCGGACCGACCTACGCCGACCGTGACAGCAGCGAAGACGAGCAGTGGGCGAACGCGCTCACCCCGCCCGTGTCGCTTGAAGCCTGACCAGAACTGAGAGGAACCCTGATGATCCAGGTCACCGTCCACGTCGCCCAACCGATCCGCGACGAAGAAGCCGAAACCGGCCACATCGTCATCCGCGAGCCGCTGCCCGAGTTCACCGGCGACGACTGGAAGGAGCAGCAGGTCGCCGTGCACCGCCGCGACGCGAAACTGATCGCCGACGTGCTGCAAGGCACCCTGCCGGGTGGCACCTTCGACCAGTTGCTGTGTGAACTGCTGACCCGTACGGCCAGCGCGTTCCGGGTGCGATACCCGAAGGTTGAGGAGGTGAAGGCGTGATGAAGGTTCCGACGTGGGATGAGATCGACGGCATGGTCGAAGGCGACCCGCTCGCCCTGCGCGACCTGGCGGCGAAACTGGTCTGCGAGATCGACCGCCTGCGGGTCGTGTTCGCCGAGGTTGCCGAGTACGCGGAGAAGGTGGCCGGCCATCCGTGCGGCAACGTGGACCGCGACTACGCGCTGACTGCGATCGCGAACACGGCGCGGCAGGAGGTGACTCGCCATGGCTGACCAGACCCCCGACCCGACCACCCCAACCATCCGCAACGTCGTCTACGGCGCCCTGTCGTCGGCGCTACTCGACCACGGCATTCACCTGGAGCCGTACATGCGCGGTGGAATCCGAGACGAGATCGTGGCAGCGGTCGCCGCGCTGGACGAAGAAGGCCCGCCCGGCTGGGAGGGCTGCGACCGCGCCGAGGCGATCCGCCAGGCCGAGCACCACCACGCCGAACTGCTCAAGTGGATGGACGAGCACGACCGTCGCCGCGACGAGCGGGATGCGGCGCTCGCCGACCTGCGGGACCTTGCCGACGGGCACGCCGAACTGGTGGTGCACGTCGCACGCCTACGCCGCTTCATGGCCAAGCACGGACTGGAAGACCCGACGTGGGCGAACCTGTCGGAGAGCAACAAGGCCGTGCTGCGGGCGGCCGACGAGAAGACGCTGGAGGGCGCGGCATGACGGTCTTCGGCCCTCACTGCCCGCACGACGACTGCGGCTGGGCCGTCTGTGACATCGCGCCGGAGCCGGAGAGTGGCGTCTGGTACACCTGTCGGCACGTCGCCGAATGCGACCTGTGCGGGCCGACGTCGCCGGACTGGCCGCGGCTGGCGGCGCAGTGGGTCGACTGGTGCGCGGAACGGTACGGGTCGGCGAGCAGCGAGGATCTGCGGGCGCGGGGCGCGATGCCGCCCAACGTGGTGGCGATGGCGGAACTGGTTGAGGCGCACCCGGTGGTGACGCGATGACCCCCGAGCTCGGCTACGGCTGCGACACCTGTGGCCCATTCGAGTACTGCCCGGACGACGCGATGGCGCGGCACTGGGAGGACTACGACCCGAGGGACGAGCCGGAGTCCGTCGCCGTGCCTGTAGTGGTGGCCGAGTACGACGAGAGGCCGTTCTGATGGCCTACCAGCACAACCCAGAGCGTGACCACCACCGCAAGCCCGGCGCCGCCGTGGCGCTGGCCACCGCGATGATTCCCACCGACCGCGTCCGCTGGGTGTACGCGACCGATTACTACGACGGTCCGCGCTCCGGTCGGGTGCAGGTCCAGGGTCCGAACGGCTGGCAGGACGCCGAGACGCTGTGGGCCGAACTGATCGAGGAGTGCACCTTCGCGGTGTACATCGACAACGAGGACGACGAGCGTGAGTTCGACTACCCGTGCGGGTTCAACCGTCGATTCCGACTGGTCCGCCTCACGCCGGCGGCGGACGCCGAGGAGGCGCGCCGCCACGGGCTGTTCGAGGAGATGGTGGGCACCCACCATCGGTACGTCTACGACGACGAGGGGAACCGGCGGCGCGTGAGCCTGTTCGATGCTGCTTCGCACCCGGACTGGCACACGTTCTACGACCTCGCCAAGCGGTGGCCGGAGTGGAAGGCGGAGGGTGAAGTGATCGGGTGGTTCCAGACCTAGCGGTCGAGGCGCTCCAGGATCTGCGCGATGCCCTGCTCCAGGCTGGCCATGCGCTGGTCAAGGCCGTCGATGCGACCGTTGACCGCGGCGAACCCGCTCTGGACCTCCTCGCGCAGTTCGTGCACCTCGGACTGGACCAGCGACAGGCCGAACGCCTGGGCACGCAGGCCAGCGCCGATCTCGGCGTGGCGGAGCTCTTGGACTTCCGCTTCGACCTTGCTGAGGCGCTCTTCGGGGGTGGCCACGGTTCGACGATACCGGATCCGGTCGCCGTGGCCGAGTCACCCAACGCGCTTGAACAGGTACACGCCCCACGGCTGCCCGTTCTCGATCGCGACGGTGAAGAACGCGAGATCCCACCCGACGGCCGCGATCCGGTTGATAGCCACGTTCGGGTCGACGTTGGCCTCGTACAGCAGCGTGACGTGGAAGAGGCGATCGCCGCGCTGCCAAGCCTGCTGGGCGGCCTTCGCCTCGGGGGTGGTGCGCTTGAACCACGCCATGCGGTGATCGTAGCGGCGTCGGGTGCGCTAGGCAGCCAGCGTGGCCCGCAGCTCTTCGCCGAACTCCTCGACTGCGGCCTCATTGGGATAGCGCTCGCGCAGTTCGCTGATGAACTCACGGGCGTTCATCGCCAGCGACGGCAGCGACCGGCGCCCCAGGGTGAGCGCGCGACGCGTTATGCGGCCAGTTGCTGGCCCCGCGCCCGCTGAAACAGGCAGCACTCCATGTTGCCGCACCAGTGGCCCGCGAGTTCGCCGAGCTGCTTGGCGTGGATCTCCAGTTCCGCCTTCATCTCTGCCAACTGGTGGTGCACCAGCGCCATTTGATCAGGGGAGACGTCGGGGTTCGGTGGCCGTCCGGGTTCGTTGGGCGAATCGTTAAGCGTCCTTACGACCGAGCCCTTGCCCTGAAAACTGGTGACCAAGCCTTGGCTGCGCAGTTCGGCAACGACGCGGCGGGCCATGGCGACGTCGACCTGATATTGCTTCTGCATCTCGGTCAGGGACGGCAGCCACGTGCCAGCGGCCAGTTCGCCGGAGTAGATCTGCGCGGCAATGGTGGCCGCGATTGCTCGAAACGTTGGTAGTGGCTTGCTGTAGGCCAGGACTTTCGGAATGGGGGTCGGCTCGGGATCTTCAATGAGCCCGCCAAAGAGGTCCACCTGGCCGTAGGGGTCCTCGCCACGACAAACCAGTTCGACTAAGGCGACCGTGGTGTCGAAGTCTGCGTCGTAGAAGTACTCACGTCGAGCGCGCTCGCCTCGCGAGCTTCGCACCATGAAGTCGATGATGGTTGTCTCGTTGCGCGCGAAGCCCAGGTGCGCATCCGATATCCATGCCGCAACCAGCTCGGCGCGAAAGGCAGAGGCATCGCTGATGTGCTGCGCGAGCCGACTGGCGGGATCGACGGTCTTCCCGACCTTGACCACCTTGCAGTCGAATTCGATGACGTAGAGGTAGCCGAATCCATCAGTAACGGCTGGGCGCGAGGTCCAGACAGTGGGGTCGATGGTCACGGTACCAATGGTACCGCATGTACGCTTGGTACATGGAGCGTGAGATGCGGGTGCGTGAGGTTCGAGACCAACTCGGTCGCAGGGTGGACGCCGCCCACTACGGCGGTGAAGCCACCGTCATTACGTCAAGCGGCGAGAAGCGTGCCGTGCTTGTGCCATACGAGTGGTATCAGAGAGTTTGCGTCCAGCAAGCCGCAGGCAAGACGTCACCTCGCCGCCGGGTATCGGCTACGCCTCCCACGCCTTAACCGTCTTGGCCAGAAACGCTCGCGCATCCTCACCAGTCAGCGCCTGCTCCCACATCGCGTCCATGACCTCCACATAAAGGTCGGGCGCCTCTCGTGAGTCCTCACCGTCGAAGGTTTCCACTACGACGAGGTCGTCGTACATCTGGAAGCCGTGCTGCGGCACCCGACGGTTGCCACCCCGCATGGGCAGCAATCCCAGGCGAACGTTTGGCGCATCCAGCCACGTGGCGAGGAAGTGCAGTTGCGGGACCATGACGCGCGCCGGCACCCAGTCCCACAGTAGGGCGGGCTCGCCGATAAGGATCTCGAACCGCTTGGACTGGTCGTAGAGCAGGTGTTGACGCTTCATACGTGCGGCCACGGCTTCGTCGATGTCCTTCGGCGGCCGGTGCAACTCCACCATCTCGGCAAAGACGGCCCGGGCGTAGTCGCGGGTCTGGACGAGGCCGGGGATCCAGACGGTGTCGAAGTAGCGGATCACCTGCGAGTCTTCGACCATCTGGTTGTGGATGCGCTGCACCTCGGCTTGCCCGCGCGCCATCGTGTCCTTGAAGGTGCGTTCGTGCGCTACACCCGTGGCGCGTAGCTCCAGCAACTCCGGGGCAGCACCCGCCGCGCCAGTTGCCTGAGCCCACGCCTCAATGTCGGACTGCGACGGGGTGATGATGCCTTGCCGAATTCGGGACACCTTTGACGGTGCCCAGCCGAGTTGTTCGGCGAGGTCTTTACCGGTGATGTCGGCGGCGTCTTGCAGTTCGCGCAGGCGCTCGGCGAGGCCGCCGGGCACGATCAGCCAAGGCTTCGGTTCGTTCATGGCGTGGACTCCCGGGTTGTGGCGGTGATGACGCCTTCGTGGTCGAGGGCGCCAAGTCGGACCGCCAGGTCCCGCCATGCGCATGCCTGCTTCACTCGGTTGGGGTCGGTGACGAGTTCGTTGCGAACGCGCCGCCCTTCGCCGTCGAAGGACATGACGATCAGGTCGCGTTCATCGAGAAGCCAGAGGTCGGTGGCGCCGAGGAAAGCTAGCAGGCCAGCCTCGTCGGCCTGCGTCCGGGTCAGGTAGTAGATCTGCTCACCGGCCGCCGCGTTCCATGTGCCGATCCATCGCTCCCACCGCTGACTGTCGGTCGGCGGGTCGTCGTGGATGCGGACGCGGGTCATGCGCCGGCCGCGGTCGGTGAGGTCGCGGATGCGCTCGAACCAGAGTTTCAGGCTGGGCAGTTCGGTGGGGTCGCGCGGGTCGCCCGCGGCGAAGCTCACCACCGCCTCGTGCTCTTCCGGCTCGTGGTAGATCCGCTGCGCTTCGAAGCGGAACGCCGTGCGCTGGAAGTTGAAGAGGCGGCGGTAGAACTCGGCTTCGTCGATGAGCTGGCCGGGCATGGTCAGGGTGCCTGCCGGAGCCGGTCGAGCACGTTGGCGGGGACGAAGACGCCATCCTCGTCGTCGGCGAGTTGCCGGAGGTGCGACCGCTCTTCGTCGGTGAGCTTGATGCCCTGGACGACGTAGCCGCCTTCGGTGGCGTAGAGGGCGGGGCAACCGCCGCCACCGCTGTCCCGGTCCTTCCAGAGGAATGTCAGGTTCCGCATCGTTCGCCCCTTCTGTCGGGCTCCAGGTTCCTGACCTGATGGTCCCACTGCGAGCAAGATCTATGCAATTGCCCTCGGCATGCCGCACTAGCGGTCATCCGAGGGCAATCAGCGGAACCTGGCTCCTCTCACGGTAGAGCAATCTTGCACAATTGCTTGAGTTGATCGAGCAATTGTGAGACATTGCATTGCGGGCGCAACGACCCGCCGACCGACGAGGGAGCGAAGGTGAGCGCATCAGCAGCCACAACCGCGGCCATCGAGCGGCTATCTGACGCCGATCGGGCCGCGTACGAGGCGTTCTGCGCTATCACCTGCCCCATCGAGCAGGCGCGGGCGATCACCGCCTGGGGGCGACCCCGGGGCACACTCCGCTCGCCGTTCCGCGAGCTGCGCCTTGCCGCGCTCGCCAAGGTCCACGCCAGCGCCCAACTGAAGCGCGGCAAGGCTGCGGCCCTCGCCCTGCGCATCGGCTTCTCGCCGACCCGGTTCAGCCGTCTCACCCGGCACGTCAGCATCGAAGGGACGCCGTCATGACCACCACGACCGTCGAGCACGCCGCCCGCGACCACGCCAAGCAGATCCGCGACCCGCAGCACCGCGAGGCCTTGGCGAAGCTTCTCGAAGACCTCGCCTACATCTACGACGAGATCGGCGGCGGCCTGCACGTCGCCGCCCCCGACGGCCTGAAGGTCAACCCGCTGGTCGACATGAACCTGCGCTTCGGCTCGGACGTCGCCACCGAACTGGCCCGCCTGATCCGCGACGGCGAGCAGTGGATGACCGAGGCCGCCGCGCTGCGCCGCGAAGAGGACCGGATCAACCGGCTGGGCCAGCGTGAGCAGGTCATCTGCGTGACCCCGGAGGACTGGCGGCTGCGGCGCGCCGAGGGCTTCGCGGCCGGCGTTGACGCGCTCGCCCAGGAACTCGCCGCGTCCGACTCGGATCTGGTGGACGCGTGATGACCGCCTACATCGCCCGCTACATCACCGTCGACCACTCCGGTGCGGTGATCGCCACTGGCGTGATCGACCTGAACGGTCCCGGCTTCGACCTTTCCGATGCGATGGGTGCCAACCACGCCTACCGGACGGCCGCCGAGGTCGTCGGCAGCACGCCGCCAGTGCCGAACGGCACGGTCATCGTCACCTCGCTGGTGGAGGCCGGCTGATGCTCCCCACCGCCGTTGAGAACCCCCGCCCGCCGGTGACTCCCGCCGACGGGCGGGCCAACGGCGTACACCCCCTCCAGGCGACCTTCATCGCGGAGCCCGCAGACAGGCATCTCCGGCTCCGCCCCATCGCCGGGCCGACCGACACTGCCGCCCCCCGTCAGCCGTCGGTCGGCCCGGCCCGCCTCGCCGAAGCCGACCAGGAGCCGACCACTCCGACCGGTCGGTATGCCGACCACGTCGACCGGTGGACCGCGACCCTCCGACTGGTCGCCCCCCTGCTCCTCGTTAACGCGCTTGCCGTCTACGGGCAGATCGCATACGCCTACGACCACATCGCGCCGACCACTTGGACCACCGCGTCCCGGGTGGTTCTCGCTGTCGGCGCTGCGGCGGCGGTCGAGTCGATCGCGCTGTACGTCGGATGGCACGCCCACGACGCACTCATCCTGAAGTCGTACACGACCGCCCGGCACCTCCGCCGCGCCTCGTACGTCATCGCGGCGGTCGTCGGCTCCGTCAACTACACCCACTTCGCCGATGGCTTCCGGCCCACCGGTGCGGCGATCATGTTCGGGCTGTTGTCGCTGGTCAGCCCCTGGTTGTGGGGCCTGCACACCCGTCGCGTGCAGCGGGTCCAGCTCATCCGGGAAGACCTTGTCGACGACGCCGGGGTCGAGTTTTCGATCACCCGTCGGCGCAACTTCCCGTGGCGGTCCTGGCAGGCGCGCCGCTGGTCGATCGACCACAACATCCGCGACCCGAAGGTGGCGTGGCGGGAGTACAACGCCGACCGGATGCGTCGCCGCGCGGAGTTGACGCGCGCAGCCGACCACCGCCCGCCCGCCCCGACCGCCCCCCGGTCGGCGCGGAAGCCGACCACCAAGAAGAAGACCACCCGGCGGGCACCGACCACCACCCCGACCGCCCCGGTTCCGACCACCGACCACCTGAAGCCGACCGGTCCGACCACCCCCCCGGTCGAGAAGCCGACCACCACCCCGACCGACGGCAGGAAGTGGGCACCGGTCGCCCTCCGCGACGCGGCACTACTGCGGTCGAAGCACGGCACGGTCGGTGCCGACCACCTGCCCGGTCGGAACGAGCTGATGCGCCTCCACGACTGGAACGCGGGCAAGGCCTCGGACGCCCGGACTGCCTACCTCGCGGGCGCGGACCTCGCCCATACCCCGAATGGAGACCTCTCGTGACCACTCGCGCCACTCGTAAGCGCCACTCCGGCATGGCGCGGCGCACCGCGCTGGCCCTGGTCGGCGTCATGGCGCTGACCGGCTGCGCCCCGTCCCCGAAGCCCGACTTCGTCACCACCGGTCCGATCGTCGAGAAGAACCACTACGACCCGAAGGTCGACCCGAGCTTCTCGGCGGACCGGTGGGAGTTCTGCTTCGGTCGGCAGGCGCAGTCGGCCTGCGTCCCGGTCAGCCACGTCGACTACGACTCGTTCAACGTCGGCGACACCGTCCATGTCGAGCAGGTCACGGGCGAGCTGGCCGAGGTGAGCAAGCCGTGACGATCACTCGCCCAGACCGCATTCTCGGCCCGAGCGCCTCGACCGTCGAGGGCTGCCGCGCCAACGCCCGCTCCGCCGCGTTCGCCGGTGCGGCGGCTGCCCTGCTGACGGCGGTGCTCGCCAACACCTGGTGGCTGTTCCTGCTTGGCGCGCTGGTCACCGCCGGCTCGACCTTCGACGCCGTCCGCTACGCCCGCAAGGCCCGACGCCTCGCGAAGCACAACCCCCCGATCTCGGACACCCACTCCCGCGGTGTTCCGACCACTTCCGAGAAGGAGCAGCAGTGAACACCAACGACATCACGACCAAGCTCAGCGACCTGGTCACAGGCTCGGCCGGCGGCTACCCGCTCCTCACCATGGCCGGCGTTGCCCTCGTGTGGGCGATCGCCATGGCGCTGACGCCCGGCAAACTTCGGATTCTGCCGGTTCTGTACGGCGTCCTGCTGGTCGGCATCTTCTACACCCACCACCTGGAGTTGCTGCCGTGGCCGCTCGCGGGTGGCGTGGCATGGGCACTGCTCATGTACGTGAACCCGTTCAAGAGCGCCAAGAAGGCGTGACGACTGTGGCCGACGGTGAGCTGCAGCAGCCCCGCTTCTACCGCGTGCGCTGCTTCGACCGGGAGCGGGAGGTGTTCGTCGAGCGTCGGGTACCGGCCGCGCTCGACCTCACCCCCGGCCCGGCCGTGCTCGCCGCCGAAGCCAAACTGCACGCCCTGCTCCAGGTCATGGCCTACGCCGACGGTGCTCGTGGTGCACGCGTACGGGACTACCACCTGACGGTGGGGGACTGGCCGGAAGGGGTCGTGCACTTCCACTGGCCGGCCACGTCGTGGCCCGACCGCACCTGACCCGACACCCACCGCCACCTGCGAAAACGAAAGGACAACCCCCGTGAACCACACCATGTCCCCGACCGGGGTGGCGGTGCTGCTACTGCTGGCACTGGTCGTCGACTACATGTCGGTCGGCCCCAACTCGCTGCGCGACCGGCTCGCGTTCCTGCTGGCCCTGCCCGCCGTACGGGAGGGCTTCAACGGTTCCCCGCTCGACAACTGGACGGTCGGCGCCCTGTCCGGTGCCATCGACACGCTGAAGGGCATGTCGGGCGGTGCCTACATCGCCGGCGCGGTCACTTCCGTGGTGGTGGGAGCCCTGGTGGGAGTGCTGTTCATCTACACGGTGGGGGCGCTGTTGCCGGAGAAGTTCGCGACCAAGTTGGGCCCGTTCGCGAAGATTTCGTTCCCGCAGACGGGCACCTACCGCATCAACTTCAAGCTCTGGACCTGCGCGGTCATGCTCGGCCTGCTCGCCGACCTGCCTTCTGGCCTGGTCGGCAGTGTGGTCCGGGGCTCGATCACGCTCGTCACCGGCGTCACCTCCCTGCTGCCGTCCCTCCTGTTTGGAGCCTGACATGACCGAGTTTCTGCTGCTCGCGGCCCCTGCGCCCGCCGCTGAGAACGGGTGGGGCGGGGTACTGGCCCTACTGCTGACGGCGGGCGTGTTCTGGGGGCTGGTGACGGTGCATCGGCGCTGGCGGGAGGAGAAAGCCAACGGTGGACCGGTGGATCACTCCCCTGCCCTGCCGTCGGCTGAGCCTTCAAATGGGCTCAACCCGCAGGTCAGTGGGCCTGTTGATCCTTTTGAGCCTGCCGGTGAGCCCGTGTCGGCAGAAGTGGGTCGCAGCCGGGACTGCGAGGTCGAGTTGGTGCCGTCGCGGACGCCGCCGGGCACCCCGACCGCCCAGCCGGCCGAGCTGGACCGGTTCGTGGCCGCGCGGCTGCGTACCCAGCGGCCCACCGAAATCATCAGCGAGGCCCACCGTCGGTTCGGCCGTTCGCGGGCGACGGTGAACCGGGCCATCAAGCGCGTCCGCGCGGGTGCAGGTCGGGAGGTGGCGTGATGCTGGCGTGGCTGTACGAGAAGGTGACCGGCGAGTCGTTCTGGACGGGCCGGTCTGCGGTTGACGAGTTCGGCCCGAGCAGGGCAACCCGTCACGCCGACGTGCTGCGCGGCCTCACCGACTGGGAGGTCGCCATGTACGGTGACCGGCTCGTCGCGGCGGCGGAGGCGAAGCAGGCCCCGGTGGGTGCGTCGCGATGACCCGCCGGCGGCCCAAGCCTCTGCGTCCTGCCGCAGTGTTCGCGCTATGGGTGGGTCTGCTGCTGCTCGCGGCGGCCACCAACTGGGCGGCGCCGGTCGTCGCGTTCGTCGTCGCCTACGCCTGCTGGGCCAACTTTCGCCGCCGCGTCAACGCGACCGTCGTGCACTTCGGTCAGCGTGTGCTGGAGTCGCCACGGGCGGCCCGGACCGTGTACCTGGTGACCGGGATTGACCGTCGGCCTGAGCGTCCGGCGCTGCCCGCGACGGCGCGGCCGGCAGAAATCGTCAAAATCCGTCCAACTGCCGAGCGGGTCGCCGCGGCGCCGGTTCACGTACCGCAGGCAGTCGACATGGCCACCGCCCGGACCGCGGCCAAGTTGCGGGCCATGTTCGCCGAGCGCGGCGTGGACGCGACGGTGGTCGGGTTCACGCAGGGCCCGTCGGTGACCCAGTTCGCGGTAGAGAAAGGCGTCGGCACGACGGTCGACGCGATCCTGAAACTGTCGAAGGAAATCGCCTACGCGGTCGGGACCGCCGACGTGCGCATGGTGTCACCGATCCCTGGCCGTTCGGCGATCGGCATCGAACTGCCCAACGAGGCGCGCCGCACCGTTCGGCTCGCCGACGTGCTGGCCTCGCCGGAGGCGCGAGGCAACGACGCACCACTCCTGGTGGGGCTTGGCGAGGACATGGAGGGCCGCCACGTGGTGGCCGACCTCGCGAAGGGACCGCACACGCTGGTCGGCGGTGTCACCGGTTCGGGCAAGTCGGTGTTTCTCAACGTGGCGCTGGTGTCGATCCTGCGGCGCACCACCCCCGATCAGGTGCGACTTCTGCTGGTCGACCCGAAGCGGGTCGAACTGGCCGCCTACAAGGACATCCCCCATTTGGTCGTGCCGATCGTCAACGATCCGTCGAGGGCGGTGGACGCGTTCGCCTGGACGGTCCGGGAAATGGAGTCCCGCTACGACCGGTTCGCCGAGGTCGGCGCACGCAACTTGGACGAGTACAACAAGTGGGCCCGCAAGAACGGTGAGACGCCGATGCCCAGCCTGCTCGTCGTGGTCGACGAGTTGGCGACTCTGATGATGGTGGCGAAGCAGCGCCGCGACGCCGCGAAGCGCGCCGCCACCGACGAGCTCCCCGACGACCCCGAGCAGGTGACCGCCCGCCTCGGCGCCGAGGGGCGTGCCGCTGGCATTCACCTGCTGCTGGCCACGCAGCGGCCCGACGCAACCGTCGTCACGGGCCTGATCAAGGCGAACGTGCCGGCACGGCTGGCGTTCGCCGTCTCTGATGCCGTCAACTCGCGGATCATCCTCGACCAGAACGGCGCTGAGGCACTGTACGGCGCGGGCGACGCACTGTTTCTGCCGCAGGGGGCCTCGACGCCGATCCGGCTGCAGGGTTCCTGGGTCGACGAGCAGGAGATCGCTGAGGCGGTTCGTCATGCGAAGGCATGGGGTCCGCCCCAGTTCCGCGACGACGTGCTCACCCCCGCCCCCGCACCGCGCGCGACACCGCAGGTCACGGTTTCGGCCGCCGACCTGCAGCAGGCTCGTGCGCTGGTGGTCGAGAAGCGGTCGGCGTCGGTGTCGATGCTGCAGCGCCAGATGCAGATCGGCTTTCCGAAGGCGGCGCGGTTGTTGGACGCGCTGGAGGCGGCCGGCGCCGTCGGCCCGGCCCGCGGTTCGAAGCCGCGTGAGGTCCTCGTCAAGGAGTAGGCCACGCCCCCGTGGCCGGAAGGAGTTCAAGCATGGCAGCGAAAACCGAAACCGCCTTCGCCTCCCACGCGGTCACCCAGGGCGGCATCGTGGTGGCCGCCACCCCCTGGGGCATCGCCCAGGGCGACCCGCAGGAGACCGCCGACCACCTCGCCCCATGGGCCGCAGAACCCGGCCAGATTCTGCACGTGTGGGCGAACGGCGGGGTGCAGGCCACGATCGGCGGCACCCTGGCCGATCTGCCGACCCCGGACGCGGAGGTGGCGCGGTGACCGACTTCACCTTCGCCGAACGCGACCTGCTGCTCACCGCGAAGGCCTGCGGCGGCTGGCTGTCCGTGAGCGCGACCCACGGCCACGACCGCGAGCGGGCGATGGCCCGCCTGATAGCCGACGGCCTGTTCGAGTTCCGCGGGCGGGAGCCGGGCGTACATCTGGCCCGCTACGTGCTGACCGCCACCGGTCGCGAAGCAGTTGCCAACCTACCCACCAACCACTAAGGGAGCACCGATGCCGAACATCCCGTCCAAGCAATACCTGGACGGCCGTCTCGCTCAACTACAGGCGGCCTGCGACGCCCACGACGGTAGGGGCGCCGCCGCCGTCATCGACCAGATCCGGTTCGACGGCTACCCGGAGGTGGCCGACGGACTGCTGCGGGATCTGGTCGAGCAGGGCTCCCGCGACCTGGTCGCCGCGGCGGGTGCCCCATGACCTGGACGATGCCGACGCGTGGACCGCTCGCCGACGCAAGCAACGAGAAGGAGCAACAGGGATGAGCGAGAGCAAGACCGAAGACATCGAGTTCGAGATCGTGCGGATTCTCGGCAACCATGACGGCCGGCTCACGCTCGGCGAGTTGATGCCGATTCTGGAGACGTGGGTCGACGACCGCCGCTGGATTGGCGTGGCCATCGACCTGCACCTTGTTCCCGACGGCAAGGCCCGGTACGCGAACTGCCACGTCAACCACAACCACAGTGGGGCATGCGTGCTGGAGGCGGTGAGCTCGCAGTGAGCATGCCCGACGAGGTCGTCCTGGTGACGACCGGCGAGTACGCCGACCGCCGCGTGATCGCGGTCGCCGAGGACGAGGAGACGGCGCAGCGCTATGCGGACCGGTGGACGCTGGACAGTTTCGGCGTCGAGGCGTCCGGCTACGGCCGGCGCGCTGAGGCTGGCGAGCGGGTGCCGTTCGTGCGGACCGGTGATGTGCGATGAGCATTCATGAGGGCCCTCGCGCCGAGGACTCCGTTGCTCGCGCGGTCTATGCGGCGATCGAAGCTGGCGCGGACACTGTTCGCGCGATGGCCGACCACCTCGACGGCGACCTTGGCCTCCTGGCGGTCCGCGTCGCCCAGATGCGTCAGGCGGGGCTGCTCATCGTCCGAACCGGCAACGACGGGGTGGCTCATCACGCCATTCCTGAGAAACAAGGAGGTGCGCAGTGACCGCCGGCTTCACCCGCACTCAGCGGGTCCACCACGTCATCCGCAACCAGGACGGCCGCTGGCTCGGCTTCGATGGCGCGGACCGCTCCACGTCATGGGTGTGGTTCGAGTCGGGTGCAGTGCGGGTGTCGACGGCTCGACTGCGGGGGATCGGGGAGGTGACACGGTGAGCGTCTACGACAACGACTCGCGGGTGAAGCGAATCAGTGACTACCGGTACGACGTCCTCGCCATGCCCAGCGAGACGCCGATCGGCATTGCGGACTGGCATCCCAACGACGGCTGGGCGGCGATCAGGTACGGCGACCCAGTCGGTGCACCAACCTTCGCCACCGCCGACGACGCCATTCGCCGCCTGATCGGAGATCCACAGTGAACGAGCCCGACAACCACACTGCGTGGACTGACGAGGACGGCGACACCTGGGTCCGAGTCGATGAGTGCGCGCTCGCCAACCACAACTGGTTCGCGCTCACGGACGACCCCGAGCCAGGGACGCCCATGCATGCCCAAGATGCCGTCGGCGCCCCGTTCCGGTGGGAGCAAATGGCGGGCTTCGGGCTGCGAGAGCCGGCCGATCCGGGTCGTACAGCGCGAGCGCTGGAACGGGTGCGACGGGAATGGGCAGGCCGATGACCACTCTCCTCGACCTGTCCACCCTGGACCCCGACACCCGCTACACCGTTATCGAGATCGCCTCCTGGGTGCGCAAGGGCGCCGAGAACGCTCGCCAGGTGGCGATGTGCCTGCGCATCGACCCCGACGACGAGCGGTTCACCGAGGCGTGGAGCGCGGCGCTCGGCACCGACCAGATCCGCTACACGGGCGGCTGCTGCGACGGCGACCACGACCACGGCTGCGAGGTCGAGACGCCGACCCGCTACTCCATTCCCCTGGAGGTGATCTGACGTGGCCCTCTACGCGGTGGTTCCACTTCGCTACGGTCGCGTGCCGCTCGGTGCGACGGTTCAGATCGTCACGGCAGACGGAACGGAGGTCATCTCGGGTCCGGTGCCTGACAACGGCCGTAGCGGCAGCGACGACCACCGCATCCACCGAGCGATCTCCAACCTCGGCCTTCATCTGCGCGATGGCAGCCTCGACGCGGCGCGCTGCCCGAGCACGCCGGGCACGGCACGGTTCGAGGTGATCGCGCCATCAGGTGACGGTCGCGAGGTTCGGCAGGCTGCGGAGGTTGAGCGATGACCGACGACATCCGCGCTCAGGAGGAGCAGGCGTGGGCCGAGTACGACGCCGCACGTCGCACGTCCGGCATCACGGACCTGGAGTGGGCGATGCACGGGCGGCGGTGCGCGAGGGCCGAGCTGAACGCAGGTCCGCGCGGCGGAAAACTGCACGACCGACAGCCGCGAGTGGTTGTCGACGACGAAAGGAAGGCAGCATGACCGCAGCGTGGACACCGGACGGCACCGAAAACCGCTTGTACCGGCTGGACATCCGCACCACCGGCAGCGACTACGCCCTTGGCTGGGATCGCGCGCCCAACTACCCGCTGGTCGAGTCGCAGACGTTCGAGGTCGGACATGACGTGGACGGCGTCGACCATGCTGACGACGTGATGGCGCGGCGACCGAGCACGGAGCACGGATTCCTGTACTGGGTAAACCACCCGCACGGCGAACGCTACGACGTGACGATCGAAGGTGGGGCCGTATGACCGCCGTCGCGCTGGTGACCCTGGAGGGCTCACGGATCGCCGAAGACTCGACCGTCACCATCCTGGTTGACGGGGCGCCGGTCGCGCAGGGTCCGGTGCCGCTGCGGGTTGAGGGAACCGGGCGGCTCGCACCACATCGCATCGTCCGGGGTGTTGCCGATCTCGGCTGGCGGGTCATCGACTACAGCCAGCGGCGTGAGGTCGAGGGCGGGCTGGAGTTCGACGTGGAGCGGGTGGCCTGAGACTGTGCGGGCCACCTCGCGTGGCTCGTGCGGTGTCCGACCGGCCAACGAAAGGAACACCATGAGCTACTACGAGAACGACCCTCGCGTCACGCAGGTGGGCGACGACGAGTACCAGATCGACACGGGACCCCATGGCCCGTGGCGGGTCTACCGCGACGGCGACCGGTGGTTCTCGGAGTCGCCGCCGAACGACAGCCCGCACCTTCCGGACCACATGACGTTCGAGCACCCGTCGAAGGAGGAGGCGTTCAAGGCGATGCTGAATCCCAAGGGCGGTGCGATTCTCGTGCCACCCGAGAGCCCGCTGGCGGACCGGGGCGAGGGAAGGTGACCACCGTAGGCGAAGGCCTCGTCGAGGCGATCTTCTGGTACGCCGACGGCCCGCACGCGCCCGTCCCGCCGTCGATCGCGGCGATGGGCGAGAAGGAGCGGGACCGGCTTTGGAAGTCCGCCGAGAAGCTGTTCCGGGAGCGCGGCCACGACTACGCGATGGGTGTCGCCGAGGGCGTCATCCAGCACCTGAGCAACGAGGAGAAGTGATGAGCGCTTACGACAATGACCCACGTGTGCGGCGCATCGACCCCGCATTCGACAACCAATACGTCCTGGAGGAGCGGTTCTACGTTTCGCAGACCGGTGACGGCTGGAAGGCGTGGTCGTGGCCGGCCACTGACCTCATCGCCGGCTCGGCGACATCCACTGCGGACGAGAAGATCCGCGAGTTAATCGGCGAGCCCCGGCGATGACCCAGACCTTGCGGCGGCCACCCCGGCAGGACCCGAACGTCCGCCGCAAGGGTCGCGTCTACCTATTCAAGACCCTGTGCGTCCACGAGTCCGGCCCCCAGGTCGGGCTCGTGTTGGACGGCACCACCGAAGAGGGCTACGTCGGCAAAACCCGCCAGACCCTGTCGCAGCGCGAGCAGCAGCACCGGGGCGGCGCGCCCGACGGCGAGGTGACCGAGTTCGAGGATCTGGAGGAGCAGCCGTGGTTCAGCATCACGGTGGGCGGCATCCAGCTACTCGAACAGGGCATGTGGACCGATGAGGAGTTGGCCGAGCGTGAGCGGTACTGGATCCGCCGGATCGGCCCGCGCTACAACTACGTTGACAACCTTGACTGCGTACGGCGAATTCCCAAGCCGGTCGCGCGCCAGCACCGAGACAACCGGGACCGGGCGGCGGGACTCGCGCCCCGTCAGTGGCAGCCGTTTAGCGCCCAGCGGCCCGCTCAGACGCCCACCACGCGCCCCACATCGCCCCGTCCAGCCCGAACCACCCGCCTGTCCGCCGCGTGGCGCAGACGCCTCCTGAAAGCCGCTGCGTTCCCCTGCGCCGTGGGCATCCTCTGGCTCGCCCTGGCCCTCTACGCCGCGCCACGGGTCGCGGGCGAGCACTGGCAGACGTGGCCGGTCCTGGCGTTGGCCCTGACCGCCGAAGGGTTCGCGCTGCCGCTGGTGCGCCGGGTGCACAAGCGGGACCGGGGGATGGCGGCGTTGGGGATTACGGTAGCGGTTGCCGTGCTGGCGTCGGCACTGTACGGCTGGGCAACGGGAGGCTGATATGCAACTCTGGGACTTCGAGGCGTACCTACGCGACCTGCTGGCCACCCTCGACGGCATCACCTCGGCCGAGACCTTCCGGGTCGCCGGCATCGCGTTGCAGCGTGGCGTGGTGATGACCTCCACGTCCGGCACCCGCGTCCTCATCCACCTGACGCGCGGCTCCGGCGGGTCCGACGAGCGCGAGGAGCCGCCGGAGCATCTGGCGCGCGTGGCCGAGCTCGAAGGCGTGCCCGCGCCGGACCTGAAGCCGTTGCCGGACGCTACGGCGGACAAGGTGGAGGACCTGCTTCGAACGGCCATCGACAACGCGCCGCCGCCCGGAATGACATACGTGATGACCTTGCACGACTGGCGCAACCAAGCGGGTAAGACGTCGCGAGCCCGTGGAACGGAACGTGCGCAGGCCGGGCTGGTGGTGCGCTTCCAGGACCAGAGCGAGACCTATCTCAGGATCTTCCGAGCCTGAACCGAGCCCGCGCGCCAACTTTCCACCCAGCCCACCTGCCACGATTGCGGCACATCGAGAGGAGCAGTCATGTACGAGCACGATGGGCGGGTCGTCCTGCACGACGACGGCACCGCCACGGTCACCGTTGTGGGTGGCGACGACTGGACCGTGGCGCACCGGTCGGCGGGCGGGTTTGTCGCGAGGAAGGTGCGCGGCGGGCATGTGCTGGCGGTGCGCTGGGACAGCCCGCGCCCCCGGGTGTTCGAGACTTGCGACGAGGCGATCGCGGAGTTGCTGGCGACATTTGCTCGGTAGGGGCGTCGAGCGAGTCATCGAAGGAGGAGTTATGGCAACGGTCGTGTTCACGATGGCAAGCGGCACCATCCACACCGTCCCGGACGTGACGCTGACGCAGGTGAGCCAAGCGTGGTGGCGTTGGGCCCAGGGTGCGGGGGACGCCGCGCTACCGGTCGCGGTATTCCCCGAAGAGGAGGACATTCGCAACCTGAGGGGTATTACCACCTACGCCACCCAAGCGGAAGTCGACGCCAACCCGCACGTCCACATCGGCGATTGGGTCCGCATCGACTGACCCTGCACGCAAAAACGCGCTCCGCCCGGTCCGAAGACCAAGGGCGGAGCGCTTCTCGTTGGTCGGCCCCGTTCGCAGCGGGGCCGCACCGTCAGTCTACCGAACCACAACCACCGCCGATCCGATCGTCGTCGTCTGGCCGGTGCCCGACGGGCTCACGTACACCCAGCCGAGCGTCGAGGTGCTGCTGGTGGTGTGGGCCGGTTGCGGCTCTCTGGGTGGCTCCGCGGGCCGCGACTGCGGTCTTCACGGCAGTTCCACGTCGCGCACATCCCGGGTCGCCGTGGTCGGCATGGCCCCAGAGGCACTGCGGGACGCCATCTGCCCGACCGTTGACCGGCTGGGCGCCGCGCCGGCGAACACCATCAGCGCGGCCAGCGCCAGCGCTGACATGTCCGCCGATCCGATGCCGTCCACGATCAGCGACGTGGCCAGTTGCAGTGATGCTAGGGCGGCGATCACCACGGTTTTTGCGATCGGCCATTGCGGCACGCTGGGGATGGCGTACACGAGCACCGCGTTGCAGACCGCGATGGCGATCTGTACGCCCTCCACGTTGGTGATGCGGCCCCCGGTGGCCGAGTCGGACAGGGCGGCCTGGACGGCGGTGACGATCAGGACCAGGGCTGCGGCGATGGACTTGCCGTACTTGGACCACATGGGCTACTCCTTGGGGTTCAGGGTTTCAGCCGGCTCCGTGAATGCGGTCCGGCGATGTTCAGGGGTTCAGGTGCGATGATCTGGGCATGACCTCCACCGAAACCTGTCCGTACGCACCGCGTCACCGCCCCGACCGGCACGGACGGTGCGACTGGTGCATGGCCGACGTGCCCGCCCCCTGGTTCATGCGCAAGCAGTTGAGCCCCGCCGAAGAGGTAGCCCGCATCGGACACGAGGCGGGCGTGACGATCCCGCCGTACGTGGCCGAGCGGATCGCGTCCGCGGTGCTCAGCTACGCGGATTCAGCCGAGGAGGTGCGCCTGCTGGTGCACCGGGAGGAGTGGGCCGACGAGTATCGCCAGCAACGGATCCGCCGAGGACTGCGCATGTCGCTGTTGGAGCGGGTCGCGACGGTGGGTCGGATTCCGATCGGGCCGCCTTCGGAGGCGGTGCGCTACCTGGAGATGCCCGCCTACGGCGCGGGCGCGGGGCGGGAGGTGCCAGCCCCGATGGTTGCCGAGGGTGCCGGCTACGACGAGGTTGAGGTGAGCCTGCGGGTCGCGTGCCGGACACCGGCCGTCGATCGGGCGGCTGCCGTTCGGGCGGGCGTGCTGTGAGCGACGAAGAGCAGCGGGCCCCGCTAATCGACGTCACCGACCGCACCGTTGCTCGCGGCGCCGTTAGGATCGCGCCATGACCACCCACGCCGGCTACGTCGTCACCCTCGCCGAAGACATGCGCGAGGACGACGCTCAAGCGACCCTGACCGCACTCCGCATGATCAAAGGCGTGGTCGGGGTGGAGCCGGTCGAAACGTCGGCCGACCTGCACATCGCCTACACGCGGGCCGATACGCGGTGGCGGGAGCGGCTGCTGGAGATGGTCCGCGACGGGGTTGCTGGCGAGACGGGGCGGATGTGAAGGTCGGCAACCTCGTCTGGCTTCCGGAGCGACTGCGCACCGGCCCGTTCCCCGACCTCAGTGCGGACCTGAACGCGAAGCCGGGACGCATCGCTGAGATCGACGGCGACTGGGCGATGGTGGAGTACGAGCGCTGGGGTCAGTTCGGGTGCCCGGTCGAAGAGTTGACGGCGGCCGAGTGACCGCCTCCTGGCCGCTCGCCAACCGGGCACCCGAAGCGCTCCAGGCGCTGCTGCGCGGCGACCGCGACCACGCACAGGTGCGGCTGCTCACCCTGTCGGAGATGTGCGAACTGTCGGCGGCGCTGCTGGAGTTGAACGGGCTGGCCCGCCAGTACCTGGACACCACCTGCATGGTGTGCGACGTGGCGGTGACGTGGGACCCGAACGAGCCGACCGGGCAAGAGCCCCGGTGGCGGCACCTCGACCAGGCCGCGTCGTACCGCGTGGGGGCACATCGGGCGATGCCGGACCGCAGTGGCCAATCTGCGGCTAGCGACGGCTAGTTCTGCCGCAACGCGAAGCGTCCGACCGCCGGAGCCTCGCACCTGGAGGGTGAATCCTTCCATAGTCCGTGACTGTCATGTACTATCGAGGCATGACGAAGACGATGCCGAGGCGGAGCCTCCCCAGCGCATCCACTGCCGAACTGATCAGCCAGTACGACTTGGCAATCAGTAGCTACGCGGGTCGGCTGACCGAGAAGGCGCCCCGGCAGCAGCGCATCAACGTCATCGTTGACCTGCTCAGCAATCGGGCGGATGCAGGCGACACGATGGCTATCGCTTGGCTGTCACCGCAATGAGCGCGTACCAGCGGACGCACCAACCGATCCGAGTGGTTGAGGTCAAGTGCACAAGCCGACGCCAGCTAGACGCCAACGGGATGTGCCCAGACTGTGGCCGCCGCCTGAAGCGTGCGGGACGCGATCACCTTCCCAATGTCGATGGTGCGCTCGGATGGGTGGAGCACTACGGCGACGGATCAACGCGGACGGTGAAAACGTGAGCCAAGACAGGATTTCCCTAACTCAGGTCAATGCCCGACCGACCCACGCAGTCGGCGACCCCCGAAGCCCGACGCGTTATCAGGTTTGCGCCAACGATGAGGCCGTCGGCTACGTATTCTCTCGCTCGTCGGAATCTTGGGGCACCAGCTCAAACGGACGCATCCGGACAACATTTCGTGGCTATTCGCGATCATGGGGCGCCGATTATGTCGATGGCACGCTGGTTACGAAGTGGGCTTGCAGTCGCAGGCGGGCCGTCAAGGATCTGATCGACTATCACCGGAAGGCGGTTCAGTGAGCCAGCAGCACCGCAACACGCAATTCACGTCGGTTAGCGTGACGCCGGAGGCGCGGGCTGCGCTCCGGAGGGCGACGGTTCACCTTTCGGCTGAGTGCGACAAGCGGCTAAGCATGTCCGAGGCGATCGTCATCATGGGACAGTTGGCACTCCGCCTTGGGTACGACCGCATCACCGAATGCGCGCGCGATGTCGGCGTAATCCCCGCGAATGACTGATGTCCCATCGCGGCCGGTGCAACCCGAGCGGCCCTGTTGGGAATCCCCGGGACGACCCTACATCGCGCGCCTCACCGTTGGCCGTTGCGACTGACCGCCTCGTCGACCTCGGGCACGTGGGTCATCGACCACACCCGCCACGCGTTCACCTCGTCGTTGACGGTCTTGCCGGGGCAGAGGCAGCACCAGCCGAGCACGACGTGCGAGGGGATGCTGTGGCCGATGCCGGTAGACTGGAGGCATTCCCCGAGCCACCGCGAGGCAACGTGAACGAAGGTAGCCGCCCTGTCGGCGAGGCTGCTGAATGCTGACCGGCCGCCGCTACCTGCTCTCGTTCACCAACGAGCAGGCCGACTACGCCGAAACCGTCGGCAACGCCTGTCGCGCCGCGTGGAACACTGCACTGGAGCAGCGCCGTGAGTACCGGCGGCGCGGCGCGTTCATCTCATATGTGGAGCAATCCCGGCAGCTAGCCGAGGCCAAGAAGGACCCATTTTGCGCCTGGCTAGCCGATGTGCCGCACTGTGCACTACAGCAGACCCTTCGAGACCTTGAGCGCACCTGCAAGGCACACGGAACGTGGAAGGCGCGCTGGCGGTCCAAGGTGCGCACCGCCCCATCGTTCCGGTTTCCTGATCCCGCGAAACTCGCGGTGCGTCGCCTGAATCGCCGTTGGGCTGAGGCTCGTCTGCCGAAGTTCGGCTGGGTTCGCTTCCGCTGGACTCGCCCGCTCGGCGGCACGATCCGCAACGCCACAGTCTCCCGCGACGGCGGACGCTGGTACATAGCGTTCTGCGTCGAGGATGGCGTGGTCGAGGTTGCCCCCAACGGCAGGCCCGCAGTTGGGGTCGACCGAGGTGTCGTGACTGCGGTTACCACATCTGACGGCGAAATGTTCGACCGCGGGTCGATGACCACCGGCGAGGCAAAGCGTCTGAAGCGACTCCAGCAGCAGTTCGCGCGTCAGGAGAACAAGCGGTCCAGCCGTCGCAAGGCTACGCGCGGCGAACTGGCTGTACTCAACGCCCGAATTCGAGCGCGCCGGGCCGACTTCGCCGCACAGACCGCCGTTCGATTGATCCGTAACTACGGCCTGATCGCCGTCGAGGATCTGCGGGTGAAGAGCATGGCGGCTAGTGCAAGGGGCACCGTCGAGAGGCCCGGCAAGAACGTGCGGCAGAAGGCCGGGCTCAACCGCGCGATCCTTAACAAGGGCTGGGGCGGTTTCCTACTCAAGCTCGAACGCGCCGCCCGCTACCACGGCGCGACGGTGGTCAAGGTCCCACCCGCGTACACGTCGCAGACCTGTTACGCCTGCAAGCATGTGGATCCGAAGTCCCGCGAGAGCCAAGCGGTCTTCAGGTGCACGGCCTGCGGGCATCAGGACCACGCCGACGTGAACGCGGCGAAGAACATCCGTGAGCGAGGGATTGAACTCGCTTCCGCCGCAGGGCTTGCGGTGGCAGGGCGTGGAGACCTCGGCGTTGGCCGGTCCGCGAAGCGCCAACCACCCGTGAAGGTCGCAGCATGAACGCGGCCGATGGGCGGGAATCCTCGTGGCACCCGCGAGGTGGAGGTCAAGCTGTGGCCGAGAGGGATGCCGACGCCGTCGGGCATCTGGTGCCTCCCGTCGGGAATTGCAACGGCCCCAGCCTGTGGGGGCCGGGGCCAGAGACGATCCGGGCTGACAACTGCCGGCTAGGCCGGGTGTCCCGCAATGCGGTACTGCCAGTGGGTCCCGCAATCGCAGGTTCAGGATACGCCGTGGGGTGCGACCGGTCACGCCGGTTCAGCCTCGCGCGTCGTGCACGCCTCGCACGCACACGGACGGATCTCGATCAGCGCACTACGCCAGTGGCCATCCCGCGAACTGTAGTGCTCGTTGGCCCAGGTCTGCGGTTGGATCTGGAAGTCGATCGGTAGCCCCGTCATCTCCTTGCCGAGCGCCGCGAACGCCAGCGTGATCGCCGCCAGTTTCGGATTACCCTCGGCGTTGTGGATGCGCCCGAACCGCTCCTCGAACTCGTCATCGTCCATGATGAGCCGCACGTCCACGTCGCGCCAGTCCTTCGTCTTCAGCGACGACCCGACGTGGTAGGCGACAGACCCGAAGTAGTCGCGGACGATGGTGCCGAACTTGTGCAGCCAGATGCCGGCGGGCATGCCTGTGCTCATCGCACCTCCCGGTCAGTACTTCTTGCCGTCGTCGGCCGGCGTGCGCATCTCGTGCGTCCAGCCGCGCTCGGCGCACGTGCATCCGTCGACCGGCCCCCACGACGGGCACACGTCGCGGTAGTCGGACCGGTGCTCGCACGGCACCAGCATGAGCGGGCCGGGGACGTCGAGGGCGCCGTCGATCCAGTTGTCGCACTGGCGGCACTTCTTGTACGGGTCGGCGAAGATGGTCGCGTTGTGGGTGCGGGTGAAGGTGTGGGTCAAGGTCACGTGATCAGCCTACGGGCGTCCAGCCCGTCCCCGGTGCGCCGACAAGCAGCTCGTACGACTCGGCCTCGCCAGTACCGTCGATCCGCTCGACCGTGACGCCAGCCGTCCGGGCCGCTGCCAGGAACGCCTCGCGGTGTTCGTCGAAGCAGGTCACCAACCACGTCTCACGGGCGCCGTTCTCGCGGCCTTCGATCCAGTTGGCGTACGCCCCAGTTGTCGCCCAGACATCCATGCGTCGGGCGGTGTCGGACGTCACGAGGAACCGGTGCACACTCACGTTGGCCATGATTCCACGTCAGCTGACCGGGACGCCGGGGCTGGCGGGTGGCGGGAGCCGACGGCGGGTGCGACAGTCCGGGGTCCCCTCTCGGTTCGCCGACCTTCGTCATCCCGGGTTTAGGCCGACCCGCTTGCGCGCCCCGCTGTCGCTTCAAGCGTAGGGCAACTAGTCGCGCTCCCGCCGCCACCGCGCCCACTCGCTGATCCGCCGCACCTGCTCCAGAATTAGCTCTTTCGCGCGCTCGTCGGCCAGGTCGTACTCGTCGGCGAGGTTGTCGAACGCGGCCGGCAGCGGCTTGGGTGGCGGGCGGTCCTCGGTGCCGAAGGCGGCGGCGAACAGGTCGGCCTCCTCGACACGAAGGTGGGGGGCTGCGCGCAGGAGGAGTGGGGCCGTGGGCTCCGTGGTGCCCGAGATCCACCGGAGGACGACGGACGGCTGCATGCCAGCCGCGCGGGCGAACGCCGTGGGCGAGCGGTAGCCGGCCGCCTCGATGGCGGCGACCACGTAGTGCCCGAACTCCCCGGACGGCGCTCCGCCTTTGCCCACGAGCCAACAGTAAGGGACTACCGAGCGAAACCGGTCACTCGTCGGATCGTGCGTGTCTTAGCTTTCAGGCCAATGAACTGGTAGCATGTGAGCATGCAGACTTACGCACCACGACGACGCCGAGGCATCGAGGTGCGGCCCAGTGAAGTTCGGCGCCGAGGTCGCGAACGCTTCGGCGTCCAGACCGACCGCGCGCTTGCCGAACGCCTCGGCTTCCATCCGGTCAACCTGTCGAAGCTGTTTCACGGCCAGCAGCCGAGCGGCATCGTCATCGCGACCCTGCTCGACGCGCTCGACGCCAAGTTCGAAGACCTGTTCCTGATCGTGCCGTTGAAGTCGGAGGCGGCGAGCCCCTGAGATGCATCAGGCCCGGTGGCGTTGGCGCGCCAACCGGGCCCCTGTGAACCACCCAGCCGTAGGAGGTCCGACCGCAATGCCTCGTGGTTTCCATGCTAACGCATGCAGTCGCGTCGTGGCACGCAAGCCATCGCGCAACCGCAGCCATCGGGACGCGGCGTGACTGACGTCCACAAGCCCAACTTCGACCCGAGCCTTTGGGCCGCCTACGAAGCTGGCGCCGGTCAGGAGCCTCCGGGCGGCAACGGTAACGGCAAGGTCGTGAGCATTGCTGACGCAGCGGCGTCGCGGGCCGCCCGGATCAGGCGCCTCACGTATCGACGGTCCGAACTCGACAACATCCCGCCGCCGAGCTATCTCATCGACGGCGTCCTCAACGACAACGTCCTTGCCCTACTCGCGGGCAAGTTCGGCACCTACAAGTCGTTCGTGTCCGTGTCGTGGGCGTGCTCGGTCGCCACCGGAAAGCCGTGGTTCGGCCACGACATCGTCAAGCCCGGCCCAATCGTCTACATCGCCGCCGAGGGCGCATCCGGCCTGAAGCAGCGCACGGAGGCATGGGAGAGCGTCTACAACCGCGGCCAGCGCATCCCCGACGATCGGTTCATTGTCGTCGGAGGCTCGGTCCGGTTGACCCTCGGCGGCGACATGGACGCGATCAGCGAACTGTGCGCCGAGGTGAAGCCGGTCTTGCTCATCTGGGACACCCTGCACCGCTGCGCGCCCGGCGTGGAGGAGAACTCCAACACCGAGATGGGCATGGTCGTCGCGGCGATGGACCGCCTGCGCGAAGCCCATGCGTGCACGCAGCTCGTCAACCACCACACCGGTCACGCCGGAAAACGTTCGCGCGGCGCGTCGGCGATCGAGGACGACTTCGAGAACTCGTGGGTGATCAAGCTCCGCGATCCCGAGGACCGGTCGCCCAAGAATCCGCGCACCATGGAGCACCGCAAGTGCAAGGACGACGTACTGCAGGAGCCGATTCCGATCCGGCTGGCGCTCTGCGACATCTCCGCCACCGTCGAGCGCGATGAGGATCGGGACGAGGACAGCAAGTGGCTCATCGAGGACAAGGCGAAGCGGAAGGCGGCCGAGTGTGACGCTGCCGGAATTCCGACGGGACTCGGCCGTGATCGGCTGAAACTGGCCGCCCAGCAAGCCGGGATCGCGGGGGTCTCGGACACGCTGTGGGCGCTGGTCGTCAAGGCCCGAAAGGGGCTGGACCGTGCGGCATGACATCGATACCCGCGAGCGCCGACCTGTTCCGAACAGGTCAGGACCACAACCTGTACCGGCGAGATCAGCACAGTTCCCGCATTTCCGCAGGTCAGACCTGTTCCGAACAGGTGCCGGCACAGGTCAGAACAGGCACAAAAACCTGTACTGTACCGGCCCGCCCCTAGGGGGCGGTACAGGTCGGTTGCCCGCCTCCGGTACGGAGAAGAAGGCAAGGATCAGACCCCTGGCCCGAGCCTCATCCGGTACGTCTCTGACCTTAGCCACGCCCCACCCGGAGCAAGACCGCAAGCCCAGCCCGCGTTCACAGCCGCACTCCACGCCACGACTGAACCGCCGAGCACCGGAAGGAACCCGCCATGCTGACCATCGATAACCTGCCCACCGACCTGCAAACCGCCATCCGCCAGTTCCAGCGCGACCGCGCCAACGGCTCCCGCTCCGCATCCGCGTACTTCGAAGCGTTCAGCGACTACCTTCAGAGACGCGCCCACGTCAGCGAGGTCAACGCCCAGCGCCTCATCGACAACATCTGCGCCCTGCGGATGCCGGACCGCCCGGACGCGGCCCCGTGCTTCGAGGAGCCGAACCACGACGGCTGCCACACCTGGGAGCGGTGGCACTGATGACCATCGACCCGGAGGTCGCCGATGCCCCTATCGGCCTGCCGTACCAGCACTACTGGGACGACGAAGAATACAAGGCCGGCCTCCACGCCGAGATCGTGGAGGCCATCGAATACGCACGGGAGCGCGGCGAGACGACCAAGGACTACCTGCTGGCCGACCACATCATGGACCGGGTGTTCAAGCGGGTGAAACTGCACACGTGGTGCGCTCGCGTGTCCTGCGGCGGGCACTGTTCCGGCCCGACCCACTACGCGTTCGACATCACCACGCACCCACGACGGTTCGCGGACGGGGACGTCGAATGACCCAGGGAGGATTACCAATGACCGAGGAGCCCGCCGCTAAGGATGCCGCACCGACCGTGACCGTTTTCTCGGCCACCGGAGCCGTCCGCACCTTCCGCGACGTCACCGACGACGACGTGGCGCAGGTGATCGTTCAGGCCCGCGCGCTCATCCGCCTCGACAAGCAGTTGTGGGACGCTCGACAGCGGGCCGAGCAACTGGAACGCCGGCTTGCCGAACGCGAGCAATACGCGGAAGCCGCCCGCTCCCGCGAAGCCGACCTTCAGGCCCGCCTCAATGCCGTCCGGTCGATCCACTGGGAGGCCGAGCAGCCCTCCTGCGCCGACGGTTGCTGCCACGAAGGGCTCGGTTGGTGCCGGGAATGCGGCGAGGGCACACCGTTTCCGTGCAAGACATACAAGGCCGCACGTGGGGAGACGTCGTGATGGCCAGCACCACCGCATGGCTCGACCGCGCCGAAGAGGCCCTCACCGCCGCGCGCAGCGAGACCACGCCGCAGTTCCGCTACCGCAACGCCTACCTGGCCGCTGCCCGTGCCGCCGCAGCCGTGTTCGCCGAGCGGGGCAACGGACCCGCCGACGGCGCCATCCTCGTCGACATCTGGACGCATCTGCCGCAACTGGCCCCCGAACTGGCCGACTGGGCGCGAACCTACGACCTCCGATCTGAAGCGCGGGCGACCGCCGACGCCGGCATTCGGCAGGTGCGGGGCGAGGAGGCCGACGGGGAGATCGACGACGCCGCGCACTTCCTGACCACCGTCTCACTTCTGCTCGGGATTGGAGGGGCGCGATGACCACCCACGTGACCATCGACCCGCCCACTCTCGACGGCTTCGAGACCCACTACGGTATCCCGGTGGCGATCCTCGGCGAGGACGGCGATCAGTTCGTAGCCCTCGGTCGCCACGACAAGCGTCGCGTGCTGGCCGCGTTCAACCGGATGTGCCGTGTGGATCTCGGGTGGCGTAACGGGCTCAGCGCCGAGTTCTCCACCGTCAAACTCGCCAACCTTCGCTACGAGCAGTGGGTGCTGGCCACCGACTGCGGTGACTGCGGGGACAACCCCGAGTGCACCTACTGCGCTGAGATCCGCAGCGGCAGGTGGTGGCTGCGGATGGCCACCGACCGAGACGCCGAAGCGTTTCCGGTCACCGTCTGGATTGCGTGAGAGGAGCCCGATCATGAAGCCCTGGCTGCTGATCCGCCCCGACGAAGACGGCAACCCCTGCCGCTGGCTCGACGACAACGACGTGCGGGAACTGCTCGCCAACCCGCGCGACCACGGCGTCGAGACCTTCCTGACCGAACCCCCGGACCGGGGCCCCAACTACTGGCCCGACGGCTCCGTGCTGCGGCTCAAGGTCGAGGCCGTGGTGCCGAAGCCGGCCGTTACCGCCTACGTACTGCCCTGACGAAAGGAACCCGCCATGACCACCTACTACTTCGCCGCCCGGTACTCCCGCAACGCGGAACTACGCGGCTACCGCGACGAACTGCAAGACAGGGTCCCGGACGCCAAGGTCACGTCTCGCTGGATCGACCAGCACGGCGGAACGCAGGAAACCTCCTACCTGCCGGAACTCCTCAACGCCGACCCAGAAGGCTGCTGGGCGAACGGCCAGGCCGACTTGGAGGACCTCGCCGCCGCCGAGGTGATCGTGTCGTTCACCGGAGGCGGCGGGAAGGGTGGCCGACACGTCGAGCACGGCATCGCCATCGCGTACGCCGACAACGGGCCGTGGTTGGCACCCAACGCCGCCCAGTTTCGGCTCGTAGTGGTCGGGCCCCGTGAGCACATCTTCCACTGCCACCCGGCAACCGAGGTGCACGCGACGTGGGGCGACTTCCTGGCGGCGGAGGTGGCACGGTGACCGCCGAAACGGAAGCCCGCCTCCATCTCCTCGACGCCCTCATCGCCGGAGTCCACCACCTCGAAGGGGAGGGTGGCGTCGCGGGCTCCTTCCGAGAGGCGTCCGTCAGGCCCCGGGCGATGCCAGTCGCGCCGGGGCCACCCATCTATTTTCCCAGGTCAAGGCCACAATCGCCAGTCAAAATCCATTCAAGAAAAGCAAAATGTCTTACCGGTCTGGCAGACTCTGGCCGTGACTTCCGTGCCCAGCGACGACATAGGGATGGCGATCTGGACCGAGCCTGGCCGCCAGCCCGTATTCCTGGTGGTCGACGGCGGCAAGGTTGTGGACTGCACCCCGTTCGCGGAGCCTTGGGCGAAAGGTCGTAGTGCTGCCCAACTGCTGGAGCGCGCCGAACGCCTCGGAGTCAAGGTTGAGTGGATCCCGCTCAACTCTGTACCGACACGTCGGTCCGCGCATTTGGTCGAGCGGACCCGCCTGCGCCACTGGGCGACCAAGCACGACCGGGGCATCGTGAGCACGCTGGAGTTCGGCCAGACCGCCGACGGATTCACCGTGGACGACGGGACTGAGCCGCACCTGTGGATCTACCCAGACCGCGACGATGCTGTCCGCGAGGTGCGACGTCGACTGGCGGTCGGGACGTGGTGGCGGATTGCGGCTGACCACGACGCACAGGGGCGACCGAAGCCGGACCCGGAGTTGCCCAGCGAGTGGGGCGTGCCCGACTAGGCCCTACTGGGTCACTGTCTCGCGATCCGCGCGTTACTTGGCACCGGTTCGCGCCGTCAACTGAGCGCGGAGTGCGATCGTCAACTCCTCCATCGTCCGCATCTGCAGCTCCAACGTCCGCACCTGATCGCGGAGCACGTTGGAGGCGTCGCGCTCCTTGGCGAGCTGCTCCGACACCCGGGCCATCTGGTCGTTCATTCGATCCTGCTGCGCCCGCAAGCGGTCCAACTGCTTGTCGGCGTCGGTGAGCGCCTTTTCGTAGATTGCTCGTGACCGTTCGTACGCCTCCGCGTCGACCTTCTTCTCGCTGACCTGATTCGCCTGCGAACTGGCTCGGTACGCGAAGGCTGCGGCTGCGATCGCCGGGATGCCCGCGACCGCGGCGACGATGATCTGACCAGCGTCCATCAGGACCCCCGGCGGTGCCGTGCTTCAGCCGGGGAGGGCTCCGGCCAGGTGGAGATGAGGCCGACAACGGCCGCGAACGCCAGCCAGATGACCGCGCCTACGTAGGCACGCTCCAGGTGGGCGACGATCGCCCCGGCGATGTAGGTGGCACCCCACAGCACCTTCACGCCCATGGCGGCGGCGTAGGCGGCCCGGTCGTTGCGCATGAACGCCTGAATAGCGCAGAGGATGCCGGGGACCAGCCAGATGGCCGACCAGACCGGTAGCGGCGCGAGGTGTGCGATGAAGTGCATGGTCGCGGAGCGGCGCGCAGACTCGGGCGGGTTGAACAGGCTGTAGGCATAGACAAGATCGAGTTGGGCGAGGAAGAGCAAGAAGCAGCCCCGTCGGCCGATTCGACCGGCGAGGCTTCGAAGCGCTGACATGTGGGCCCCCGCTCTCCGATGGTGCAGTTACGGCGTTCCGGAGCCCTCGCGCAGCGCCTGCTTCAGATCGGCAACCACGCCGGCGTGATCGGCCGCGGTGAGCCCGTTGGCGCCGCTGGCGATCAGCCGGTCCGCGATCAGGTTGGCCTGCGCGGTCACCTGCTCGTCGGTGACCGTAACGACCGGGTCACGGAGCACCGTTCCGAACGCCGCCTCCGTCCAGCCGAGCCGCGACCAGCCGCCGTCGCCCCACTCCGCGCCCTCGGCGCCGTGGCCGTAGCCCATCTGCTTGGCGAGGTAGAGCACATCCGGGACCGCGAACGGCGGCACCGGCCGGGAGTGAACGAGGTCGCAAACGTAGTACTGGCCGGTGGTGGTGTCTTTGGCGATGAACGGCATGGGGGTCTCCGGGGTTGCGGGGGTGGATTCGGTGCGGGGGTTGATCGCGGCGTCCATCAACTGCAAGATGCGGGCGAACGACGCTTGCCGGGCGTTGATGGTGTTTCGCCACCATTCGACATGCGTGTGGATGTTGACCGTATCCGTCGAGCTGATGACACCCTGACTGCGGTTCGCCGTGTCGAACCGCTTCTTGGCGGTGCCGTCGGGCGAGAAGTTGATGGCGCGCACTGCGACAAGCGCTGGGTCCGCGACCTTCAGGGCTGCGACCAGCAGGTTGTTGAACCGGATCCAGGCCGAGCGTCCGCCGTGCGGCCAGTCGTCGCCGATGTCCATAGCTGACGCCTCATTGCCGCCGACGCTGCGGTCCCTGACCTGCCGGGTCGAGTAGTCGTTGTCGAAGTTGCCAGCGGCGCGAATCGCGGACACGCCGACGTGGTAGCCCTTGACGTGATGCTCGTCGGGCGCGATGCCAACCTCGACCGGGTTGGTGAAGCCCGTCGTACGCATGACGGCGGAGCGGAAGCTAAGCAGGTCGGCCGGCGCACTGGTCACAACAAGCCTCCCGGGGGGGATGGGATCCAACCGAAGCTCTCAGGAGGGGTGGCGCACTACGCCACGCTTGCCCAGGTCTTGCGGCGGACTACTGACTCGACTGCGGACGGCCAGACAACCGGATACGAGCGAGCGATACTGGCCGCAGACTCACCCTGGGCGGCGCGCTCGCGGATCACACGCACGTCGGCAACCGTGAGTTTCGGCCCACCCTTCGGAAGCCATGCGGGATCCGTAGCCTTCAACTTCAGGCATTCGCGACAGGAGCGCCGCCTGCGTCCGCTCGTGTGCCAGATCGTGTTTCCGGGCGTGAACTCGTGCCCTCGGCAGCACTTGGTCCGCGCCCCCAAACGGACGGGATGCGTGTCCCCGCGCCGGGTGTTCTGAGAGCGGGTAGTGGCCTCAAGGTGCGCTGGGTTGCAGCAGATCCGAACACGGCACAAGTGGTCAATGACCAGACCCTGCGGGATTGGTCCCTTCCAAATCTCGTACGCCACGCGATGGGTGTACGCCTTCCTGGCGTGGCGGATGCCGATCGTCCCATAGCCATTGGGGAGCCGGGTTCCTTGCCAAATCCAGCAACCGCTTGAGTTCATGTCAACTCGCGCGAGTAGCCGATCCTTGATCGGCGTTCGTCGCGGGAGACTAGTAGCCTTTTCCACTGCGGGACTCCTCTAGTCAGGCGTTCCGTCAGGCCCCGGGGCGCTCCAACGTCGCCGGGGCCGTCCATCCTCCCCATTTTCTCACGGTTCCACTCGGCTGCGTACTGCGGAACCGTTCTGCTGCAACGGGTTTTAGGCGACGCCACCGCCCGCGAGGTGGCGGGGGTCGGCGGCAATGCCCACGTCGTTGCCGGTGAGCCCCGTGACGGCCATGACGTCGCGGCGGAAGGCGAGGAGGTCGGGCGGGGCGTTGGACATGGGAACCTCCGGGGGCGAGGGTCAGGGGCGCCGCCCGGTCAGGGCGGGCACGTCTGCGGGCGGTGCGGCCCAGCCGTAGGCCGGCCCGAGCACCCGCTCGATCTGGTGGGCCATCGCCGCGTAGCCGATGTCACGAGGATGTATGCCGCCCGCATCGAGATCGGCGTGGGGGATCACCTGGAAGTCGACGAAGCCCGCGAACCGCGCCGGCCGCGGCGACGCCATGAAGCCGTGGGCGTAGCTGGCCCGCCAGATCGCGTCGTTGGCGTAGCCGACCCGCACCCCGAGCAGCCCGGCCGGGTAGCCGAGAAACGCCACGGCAACCTTGGCGCGGCAGATGTCGATGGCGACGTTGAGCAGCCAGTTGTAGCGCCACTCGAAGAGTCCGATGTCGCCGAGCGCGTCGTTGGTGCCGAGCGCGATCAGGACCAGATCCGGGTCTTTGTCCAGCAAGAGCGTGCCCAAGCCGGGCAGGGCGTCCGCCGTGCCCCAGCCGCCGACGGCGTAGGAGGTGATGGTGAGTTCGGTGCCGGATGCCGCCACGTCCGCGATGAGCTTCGACCGCCAGCCTTGCCCGTCCGATGAGCCGTAGCCCTTGGCGATGGAGTCGCCAACGACGACCAGATGTAGCCGTGCGACCGCCGCGCGGGTCGGAGTGGATCCGGCCAGCAGCAGCGTGGCGAGCAGGGCGAGGGCGAGTAAAGCGGCTTTGGCGCGCACGGGGTCTCCTGTCGTGGGGTACGGGTACACCGACAGGCGGGGCGGAGGGGTGACGGGCGGTCCCTCGAACGGGTCAGGTCTGCTCGCCGTAGGCGGCCATCACGCGCACGCCGATCGTGCCGGGGCCCGCGGTGCGACGGGCCTGCACAGTCACGTCAACCGAGGCGAGGTGCGCGTAGGCGATCGGCAAGGCGGCCGGGCCGAACTGGAGGTAGCCGAACATCCCGGCCGTCACCGTCTGTGCGGCGGCCAGCGCGACCCCACCGACCAGCACCTGCACCTCGCCGGTGGTGGTGCCGTCGGACGCGCGCGCCAGGACGTTGACGGACAGGCGCGGATGCTGCGGCCTGTACCGCGCGATCGCGAGATCGACGAACGTGGCCGAGGCCGTGGTGTCGGTCGGCACTGTCGTGCTCGCAGAAGCGAACGGCACCGGGATGTAGGGACGCGCGAGCCCCGTGCCGTTGGAGTCAACGGTGGCGAGAGTGTTGCCGACCGCGTCGTAGACCGCGACGCCGTAGACGTCCACGCCGTCCTGCACGAACTTGCCGATACGAGCCACCACATCACCAGCGGCGTTGCGCACCTCCATGGCGCCGTGCGACAGGACCGCGCCGTTGAGGGTGATGCCGCGTCGCAGCACTGCGACTTCGCGCTCCAACGCACGGAGCCGTTCGATGAAATCCTGGGGGTGGTTGGTCTGGTGGGACATCAGGCCACGTCGTCCAACATCGGATTCATCGTCAGGGTGGCCAACTCGACACCGTCCTGACCCGGGTCCACGTCGACCCCGACAATCCGCATCGTGGTGTCCAGGCCGGCCGAGAAGAACAGGTCCTGGATGACGACCCGGGCGTCGTCGCCGGGGCCGTAGTCGCCGACGGTCGGCCCGACCACGGCGCCGCTGGCGTTCCGGCCATCGCCGCGCACCTTCAGCGCCGGTGTGGCGACCGGCAGCCGGGAGGCGTGCAGGTCCCCGTCGGCGTGGGCCTGCAGCGTGGTCGGGTCGCTGACCCCGGATTCGCTGCTGTCGGCCTCCAGGAGGGGCCAACCGTCCGCGTATTTGGTGGTGTCCTCGGCGACGGCGATGGCCTGCCCGACCTCCATGCCTTCCCCGGCCGCGAACTGGCGGGTGACCATGCGGGTGCCGTCGGACGGCCATGTGTAGGAGAGCAGGTTGCCGCCGAGTTCGAAGACATGCGGGGAGCCCATCTGTCCGATCTCCGGGGTGCCGACCCGCATCAGGCGGACCGGTCGGCCGGAGGTGTCGAGGTCGGCGGCGACGTCGAACATGATGTCGCAGCCGCCTTCGATGTGGCCCAAGTTGCGTAGCGCTTCGCCGACGTCGGTGCGGTCATGGCCCCACCACGTTCGGTCGCGCAGCACGCCAGAAACGGTCGAGTCCAGTTGGATGCCGATGTCGCCGCCCGTGTGCGACTGGGCGAGGATGACGAGGTTGCGGGCGATCTGGTTCTGGTCGACGGCGGTGTAGACGGTGGACAGTCCGGCGATCGTGGTCACGTCACCGATCACACCCAGCGCGGGCAGGACCTTGCGGTGGTCGAAGTAGGACCACCAGTCGGCCGCTCCGAGGCGAATCGCGTTGCTGCTGGAGTCGAACTCGGATGTCCAGAGGATGCCGCCCCACCACGGGCGCCCGTCACGCAGCAGGTAGAGCGCGGTACGGGCTGGACGGGTCAGCCCGTACGGGTCGCCGCCACGCCACGAGCTTGACAGCGTCCACGTGCCCGTCACGGACCCGGAAGCGTTCAGCTTCTTGGACGGGGCGAACCCGGTCAGCGGGATCTCGGCGGTGATCGCGTTGGTCCGCAGATCGGCGAGCCAGCACGTCCACTCGGCCATCTACAACCACGCCTCAAGCGTCGCCTCAGTGCCGACCACGAAGTTGCCCAGGTTGGCGATCAGGGTGATCGACGCGTAGGGTCCGGCCACGTTGTAGACGCCGCCACCGGTCTCGTGCATCGACGTCGCCGCCGACGGGTAGACCGCCGAATGGGCCGTGAAATTGAGCATGTGCGAGGCCTGCGACCACCCGGTCAACTCGATCGTCGACTGTCCGAAGTGGTTGCTCGCGGCGACCGGGCCGGAGATCCAGCCGACAGCCGCGACGGTGCTCACGCTGTAGTTCTGGATCGATTCGGTGGTGTTGGCGATGGCGTGCCTGATCCCGTAATAGTTGCCGCCGCTGTCGCCGTTGATCCGCATGTACAGCTGGACGACGGTGGCCCCCGCCGCGTCGCCCCGGCCGGTAACTCGAAGGGTGATGGTCTTGGTGGTCGCGGGGATCGACGAGAATACGATGCTCGCGGCGGTGCCGGTGAGGGTGACGACCTGCCGGTGCGGCGTGATGGACTGCCAAGCGCTGCCGGTGTAGCGGTGCAGCACCGCGTTGCCGGTGTCGGACGCGACCAGCCCGGTGTGCGGGTTGGAGACGGCGGACAGGTCGGCGATGGACGTGACCACCGGGAGGCTCTGCACCCGCCACGCGCCCGAGTCGCGGACCTCGACCCAGTCGCGGTCCTGACGGTAGGCGGGCATCCCGTCGTAGACGCCGGTGAGGCTGTCCCGGGCGGCCTGGGTGGGCACGGGCAGGATGCCGCCGACGGCGACCGTGTAGGGCGCCGAGGGCCGCAGGTCGGTGATGTTTCCGGACGTGATGGTGGTGGCGCTGGCGTTGACCCGAACGCGGGCCAGGATGATGCAGTCGGGGAATGCGGCTGTCGACGGGTCGGCGGGGGTGGCGCTGGGGGTGCCGACCACCTGCCGAACGGTCATGTTGGAGTTGGCGTCACCGTAGAAGGTGTCGGCCTGGTGCGCGATGACGAGATCGTTGCGGGGGTTGGTCGCGTTGGCCGGCGTCGACAGAATGTTGATGTCTTTGACGCTGTCCAAGGTGAGGACGTACGGCCCGCCCGGGGTGGCGCGCGAGGTCTGCAACGTCGCCTGGAACGGCTGGACATGGACGTTGCCGTCCGGCGTGCCGCTGGCGTAGACCGTGCCCGGGGTGACGGATCCGGGGCCGGGGCGGAAGCCGGTCTTGGCCGCGATGGCGGACGAGCCGGGGGTCCACAGGGCGCCGATGGCCATGCGGGCGTCCTGCTGGTCGATGCCGCCGGTGGTTGCCCAGCTATCCCTCTCGGCCATGGCCTACCTTCCGTCCACAGTGGTCATGGCGTCACAGCCAAGCGTCCCTGAACTTGACTGTGAGCGAAGCGGCCGGGTCGTAGGCGCCGGCCGAGGCGAACAGGATGTGGTTGGCGCCCGGGTTGAGCGGGAACCACTGCCGGATTCGCAGTCGGTCGCCGCGCGGAACGCCGGACAGCGTGACCGACTGGGCTGCGGTATCGACGGTCAGGGTCTGCCCAGCCTCGACCGTGAAGGTCGGGTCGAAGAGCAACTGCTGGCCGGTGTCCTGGTTGACGATTGCCGGACCCGTGATCGGTCCGGTGATGTCGAACGTCGGCCACGTGGCGGCCTTCCCGGCGTTGGTGGCGGTCGCCTGCGAGGTCGAGGTGGCCGAGCCGAATGACAGGGGGAACGTCAGCGGGAACGACAATCCGCCGGTCGCCCCTGATGGCAGCCCGATCGTCGTCGAATGCTCGGTCACCGAGTAGCGGCGCGGATCTGTGGCCACCCACTGGGCCACGAGGTGCTCATCGCCGACCGACCAAGCGTGACCGGTGGGGACACTGGCGCGTTCTAGCCGGGCCCACACCAACTCCGGGGCGGCGGTACCGAACCAGGCGACCAAGGCCTCCTCAACGGGATCCTCGGCCACCGCGGTCGCCGCAAGCATGGCCGTCAACGTGGTCCCGCCGTCCGGGTCGAGCACCGACAGGTCGGCTTCGATGACGCGCTCACCGATCCGTTTCCGGCCGGGCATGCTGCCGTGCCGGTTGGGCCGGGGCGCGTTCTCGCCGCGCATCGCTGGCCGGTCCAACCACCCGTCGAAGTTTTCGACGTTGACGTTGGTCCCGGGCTGCCCCCACAGCACGCCGCGCCATTCGAGCTGATACGGGGCGGTGATGAGGTCGCCTGCCGCCATGTCAGCCCCGCCCTCGTGACAGCCAGTCGAGTTCGCGGGCCACGTCGTAGGGGTCGTCGCTGCGGGCGTAGAAGTTGTCGATGGCGACGACCGCGCGCGGCTGCGGTGTCGCTAGGGCCGCTTCCTGCTCGCGGGTGCGGACCGTCTCGTTGCCCCTGGTGCCGTTGTATGCCAGCGTCAGACCGGGGCGAAGCACGCCGCCGCCGTCGTAGGTGCCGACGTGCAGCGGCAGGCGCGTGGTTGGCACGCCGAGGTGCTGGGCTAGACCGACCTGTCCGCCGCTGGCCATGGCGATGTGGATGTGGTTGCGGTGGGCCTGCATCAACCCCTCGTTGAATGAGCCCCGGTCGCGGCCACGGGTGTAGGCGTAGTCGCGCTTGCTGGTGCGGTGGATGAGTTCCAGCGGCCGACGCTCGGCGAGGAAGGTGGCGAGGGCGTCCTGTTCGTAGCCCATCCAGTCGACCGAACGTCCGGAGCCGTGCCACAAGGGATCGCCAGCCCTGTATGCGTTGCCGAACGAGCCCGAAAGCGGCCCTGTGGAACGGATCAGCGCGACGATCGACCGCCACACCCCACTGTCGCCACGTGATGCGGCTGGCGAGGACGGCCACGGCGGGAAGCCGGGCCCCGGGCCGAAGTTCGGGTTGACTCCGATGCCCTGCGGCCGGGTCGCGGCTTTCCATGCGTCCCACAGGCTGTCGACGGAAACGGGAAACACGACGTTGGAGGGGATCTCGACCGGCCACGTGCTCGACACCGCGCCGCCTTTAGCGAACCCGGGCAGCACGCCCTTGAGTCCGCCACCCAGGATCGTCTTGCGTAGGGCGTAGATGTTGCCGTGCCCACCGGCGGCCTTGACCTCGGCCGCGGTGAGGATGTGCTCGTCGTTGGACAGCCGGTAGCGGGTGCCGGTCTCCGGCAGGTAGGCGGGAACGTCATCCGAGGTGCCGGTGCCGGGGCCGAAGACTGGGCCACCGTCCGCCTTGAAGCGCGCACTCTGTCCCGTCTGACCGTTGACGGAACCCTTCAGAAAGTCGATCTCCGACTTGATCTGATCTTTCGTCCATGGCGGCTTCATCGCCAGGCCGACCTGCACGGCGTGCGCCTCGATGAGGTCGTCGATCGCCTTGTCGAGACCAGGGGTGGACACGTCGGTGGTGACCTTCGGTGGAATGTCCCCGTACTTCTTGGCGAGATCCTTCACGGCGGCCGTCTGCCGCTGGGTGGGATCGATGCCGTTCATGATGGACTTGACCGTCTTGTCGTGCGTGTCGCGGGCCTTGTCCTCCGACACCCCGTTGGCCACGTCCTGCACGTACTTGTCGCGGGCGGCCAGCAACGCCGCTTCGAGGGCGTCGCGGTTGCGCAGGACCTCCTCGGTGTTGCCGCGCTGCTTGCCCTTGTTGAGGTCGAAGCCGGCCGAAGATGTAGCGAGTTGTTTGGTGAGGTCGGACTGTGTGCGGGCCAACTTCTCGTCGACTTCGACCTGGTCGATGGCAGTGCCGTACATCTGCTCGACGGCTTGGTTGAGCAGCCGGACCTTGTCGCGGGCGTCGATGGACGACTTGGCAATGTTGCCGAAGGCGAGGGCCAGATTGTCGAAGACTGGTCCGGAGTTGGAGGCCGAATCGCCGATGCCGGACAGGATGTCGGCAAACAGGGACGTCTTGTCGGCCGCGTCGAGGTTGGCGTCGGCGACCCGCCCCGACATAAGGGCCAGCACTTCGGCCTTGGATGCCGCGTCGGCCTCGAAGCCGGCCAGCCGCTCGATGCCGCTGCGGTAGGCGTCTACTGAGTCGCCAGCGCCATTCAGCGCCGTCTTGACGGCATCGAGCGCGCCCACCGAATCTTCGCCGGCCTCCGCCAGCGCGCGGGTCAGGTCGGCGGACTCAGCCATGGCCGAGTTCTGGCCCTCGAACGCCTTCGCCATCTCGCGGAGTTGCTTGATCCGGTCGGCATGGGCCTGGGCTTCGCGCTTGTCGTCGGAAGAGTTGGCGAGGGCCTGTCGCTGCTGGATCTTCTCGGCTTCGATCTGCTTGTTGATCGCGGCGACCACCTGGCCGCGTGCCTCTCGGTCGCCGTTAAGCCCCTTCACCAGGGTCTGAGACTGCACGCCGGCCGCCTCGGTGGTCCGCACCAGATCCCGCAGGGCGGCGTTCTGAGCGAGCGCCTGCCGCGCCTGCTCGGCGGCGGCCGGTCCGGTGCCGTCCTTCAACGTCTGAGCATAGGAGGCGGCGGCGGCACGGAGCGCCTCGATCCGGCTACGAGCCTCCTCGTTGGCGGCGACGAAGGCCCCGATGATGCCCAGGGCGATGGTGAAGCCGGCGAGGAACGGGCCGCCGATGAACGAGGACACCGAGGCGACGCCGGTCCGGAACGCGGACGCCGAGGTGGTCGCGGTCGCGGTGGCGGTGGAGAAGCCGAGCATCCGCGCGCCACCGGCCAGCAGTCCGCTGTTGAGCAACGTCTGCGCGCCGCTGGTGAGCAGCGCCGCCGTCTTGTAGGCGGTGATGGCGAACGCCAGCGCGGTGATGACCGGGACCGGGATGGCGTTGATGATGGAGGCGAGCAGCTTCAGTTCGGTGGCGACGACGGACCCGACCGGCGCGTACGCCTCGACGACGTGAAGCCCCGCGCGCGCCAGTTCGCCGATGGTTGCGACGACGTGGGGGCCTTCGGCGAGGACGAACCGCACGAAGCGCTGGAAGCCTTGGTTCTGGTCGAGGGTGCGGGACCAGTCGGCGAACCGCTCGCTGATGGTGAGGATGCCCCCGCCGACCTGCCGCTCAACCGGGATGAACTGCTGGACGATCCGCGCGAGGCCTTCGGCGACGTTGAGCGACGTGCGGAACATCAACTCAAGGTTGGGGTTGGCCTCCGAGGCGATGAAGCCGAAGAAGCCACGCCAGAACGGGTTGGTGAGTGTCTTCGCGGCACGGACCTCAAGCTCGCCGAGCTTCGCGGAGATGCCGCCAACAGACCGGTCGAGGCTGCCGAAGTAGGGGAGCAGAGTCGTGATGGCCTCTTGTGCGCCGGGCAAGATGCCGCCCTCGGCACTCGCCTTCAGGTCGTCCACGTTGGACTTCAGGCCGAACAGGAACCGGGCGAAACGCTGCCCGCTCGGCGACAGTCGGTCCATCGCGTCGGCGAGCCCGTCCATGGCCGCGCCACCGGTCGCCCCGGCAGCGACCGCAGCGGCACCGATCCCACGCTGCGCGGTGACGACCGCCTGGCTGGCCTGCTGAATCTGGAACGCAGCCTGCCGCGCAGCGGTCGCCTGCTGAGTTTGCGCGTCCTTCACGGCCTGCGTGGCGTCGGCGACCCGTTGCTGGGCCGCGCGCACCGCGTCGGAGCCCTCGACGCCGGTCTTGTCGTTGCGGGCCTTCTCGTCGGCCAGCCGCTTCCCGGCGATCCGCAGGTTTTCGAGGCGTAGTTCGGCCTGCTCGGCGGCGATCTTGTCGACCTCGGTGCCGGACGCGGCGCGCTTGCGGGCGTCGGCCAAGTCGAGGACGGCCTGCCGCTGGTCGATGGCGTTGCCTTTGGCCTGCTGGGCGAGATCCTGCTGGCTGCGGGCCTCCTGTTCGCGGACATCGGCCAGATCCCGCTCGGCCTGCTTCTCGGCGCGGCGGGCGTCGGCGACCTGTCGGGAGGCGCGCAGCAACGCGTCGGAGGCGTTGGCGCGGGTGTTCGCCAGAGACGCTTCGGCGGAGCGGACCTGGTCAGCGCCACCGGCGAGCGACTTCTGTTGGCTGGCCAGCGTTGAGCCGGTCTTGGCCGCGTCCTGCTGGGCGGTGTCGAGCGCCTTGACGGCGTCGGCCACGCCATGGAACGCGAGCGCGGCCACGCCGCCACCGGCCAGCGCCGACGTTGCCGCCGACCCGATGGCCAGGATGGCGCCCGCCGCGGCGATCGCGCCGGGGATGATGGCCGGACCGATCGCGAAGCCCGCCGCGACCAGAAGGTTGACTTCTTGCGCGGCCTGGCGGGCGTTGGTGCCCACCCGGATCTGCGGGTTAAGGTGGCCCACCTGCTGGGCCTGCGCGGTAATGGCGGCGAGTTGGGCGGAGGCGGTGCCGAGGTCGGTGCGGACCTGGATGGAGGGCGAGCGCCGGCCGAGTTCGGCGAGCTCCAGTTGGATGCGCCGCAGTTCGGCGAGCGCGTCGGCGTCGGAGATGTCGATGCCGATTTTCTGCGACCGCAGCGTGTCGATCGAGTTGCGAAGGTCGCGGACCTTCTGCTCGGCCTCGGTGGTGGCCGCGCCGATCTGAGGGGTCGGCAGTGCTCGCAGCGCCTTTTCGAGGCGGGCGCGGACTGCGTCGCCGAACCGGCCGCCGTACTCGGCCCCGGCGCGGGCGCCCTGGACGCCGATACCTGTGCCGTCGAGGCCATCGCGGACGGCTTTGCCGATGCGTGCGGAGATGGCCTTGCCGATACGGTCGCCGAGGTCCTCACCGGCACGGGCGGCCCCTACGCGGTTTTCGGCAGACCACTTGGCCCAGGCGTCTTTGGCCGTCTTGAGATAGACGTCGGCATGCACATCGCCGATAGAAATGCCGTCGTCGGCCACGCGCTACGCCCCTTCCGGCTGGTCGAGGTCGTAGCCGTGGAGCCGGGCGTGTTCTTCGGCGATGGCGCGCAGTTGCGCCACAACGCGCGGGTCGCGACGGTACTTGCGCTTGAAGATGCCGGGGCGGTTGTACGGCTCTGGCACCTTCTCGTAGACCTTCAGGCCGTAGCCGAGGTGGCCGAGCCGGTCGATGATGTCGGCGAGCAGTAGATCGGTGTGGCTCCACTTCCCGTGCCCGGACCGTGGTTGGTCGATCAGATCGCGCAGCGTGTCCTCGTCGAGATCGTCGCGGACCGCCGTCTTGTACTGGCCCTCGCCGGGCAGTGCGTCAAGCAGGACATCGAGCCGCCGCCACGTCAATCGCGACGGCCCACCACGAGGGCGGAACAGGTCGCGCAGGTCGACGCCACTTGGCAGGCAGGCCAGGTCGCCTTCGATCTGGCGACAGTAGCGCTCTAGCTGGCCAGCGAGGTCAACCAGCTTCCCAAAGGGAAGCCGATCACGCCCTCGATCGCGGCGATGAACTCAGCGGCCTGCCGATTGGTCGGGTTGATTTTCGCCCAGGCCGCGAACTCGTCGGCCGGCATGACCTGCGACGCCCATTGGACGATGAGGCCACGCGCGAGCAGTTCGTTCGCCGCCGCTGGCCAGTCCCAGAAGTCCTTGACGAGGACCGTGATTCCGGCGAACGGCACAGGATGCAGCCGCGGCCCGCCATCCGGCAGTTCGGCCGCGACCTCGGCACGCAGGGCGTCGAGGCCGGACCGCCTGACGGTGGCGGGCCGCTTGGCCGCGAGGTCCGCAGGTGCGGACCCCGCCTTCTTGGCGCGTGGGGGCATTCAGAGCTCCGATCAGCCGAGGTAGGGGAGCGCGAAGTAGGTGTAGATGGCGTTGCCGGACGTGTCCGGGTAGGCGGACATTTCCACCGAGAACTCCAGCGTCTCGGAGTTCGCGATCTTGATGTCACCCTGGTTGACCACTTCGACCGACGGCATGTAGTACCGGATGTGGTTGGTTCCGTCGACCATGTCGACGACGAGGGCGTAGAGCTGCCGCACGTAGGTGCCGGCCGTGACGGAGAATGCGCCGGTTGTGACCGCAGGAGTGATCGAGTTCAGGGCCTTCCTGAAGAAGACCTCCATCGTCCTGGCGTTGACCTCCCCGAACACGGCAGACACGGTGAACTTCTGGTCCGTGATCAGGGTTCGCTGCACGGCGGGACTGCCGTAGAATTTCTTTTCCGACGTGGTCGTCGCCTGCTTGATGGTGACGCCGGCCTCCGTCTGCCCCCCCATGTTCTTCCATGCTGCGGCCAATGCGGTCGTCGCGTCCGTCGGCGCGGTCGACCCGGTGGCCGCCATCCACACCAATGCGAGACCGTCGGCCCCAGTGGCGGAGGTACCGGCGAGCAAGCCCCTGTTGTCTGCCACGGTCGGGTGTCCTTTCTAGACGGAAAACAGCCCCGACCGACATCCGGTCGGGGCTGTTGAGTGGCTTGCAGGCGGCTAGCTGACGCCGACGTACCTGCTGATGGTCAGTTGATAGGAGGCCGACGCCCTGAACACGTTGGTGGCGTCGTACGGGATGAGCTTCGGCGCGGACATGGTCTCCACCTTCGACACCGTCGACCCGTCGAACATGTAGCGGACCAGTCGTGTCCGCATCGCCGCCCGTATCTGCTCGGCGAAGTCCTCAGCGGTATCGGCAGCGGCTGCGTACGTGTCGATGTCGACGCGGGCGATGTCCAGCCAGTTGGCGCGGTCGGCCCCGCCGAACCGCTCGACGACATGGAACGGAAGGTCGAAGGCGAGGTTGGACGGCACTTCACGCCCGACGTTGGTGTGCCCGACGGTGGCGAGGAACGCCTTCAGGAGCGCGTAGATGGAGGTGTAGCCGGCCACCGCGCACCCCGTCTCAGTCGACTACTGCGCGTCTTCGGTGTCATCGCCGTGGAGTAGGATGCTGCCGGTCGCAGCGCGGGTGAACAGACCGGGCGGAAGATCGCCGCCGTTGTCGTACCGCTCCGCATCGCCTTGCGCCGCACCGTGGTAGGCCGCCAGCTCTTCCTCGGTCGGCTTCCGCGCGGTGCCCAGGTCGAGCATCGGTCGCGCCACCTCGTCGGGGATGTCCTCCACCTTGCCCAGCCGATCCAGGTCGGGCCCCGTGTTGTCCGCGTTGGGCGCGATGACGATGGTGACCAGCACGGATTTCTCCTTCAGGCGAGGTTGACGGCGTCGAGGGCGCGGCCCAAGATGCGTTGCTTCTTGATGGTGTGGGTCCGCCCGGTCCGCTTGTCGACCCACGTCAGCCCGTATTCCAGGGCGGCCCCGTACCCGAACCCGTTCGGAAATCGCCTCGAAGGGCCCGAGCGAACACGGTTGATGACCCGCACGCTGGCGACGCCGTTACGGATGCCCGCCTCGACCTTGAAGCCGCCACCGTGGGCGCCCTTGCGGGATTCGATGCCGAACGCGTACGCGCCGCTGTCGACGGGCGCGATCTCTTCGGCGCGAATCCGGATCAACTGTCCGATGTGGTCCATGGCCGCCACTGCTCGCGGGGTCCGCAGCATGGCGAGCATTCCGGCGCGGTTCTCCCGGAACTCGGTAGGCATTTACGCGACGAACATCGCGGTCGCGCCGGTCGTCGAGGTGAAGTTGACGCCGATGAGGCCAGAGGAGTTGATGTAGCCCGCGAGCTGCAACCGGCCGAACGCCTTCGAGGTGTTGGCCGCAACCGTTGTTGCGGCTGGCGTTCCGGCTGCGGTTCCGGCGGGGGTGTGGCCAGGGTCGGTGAAGCTCACGTCGGTCGGGGTGTTCCCAACGGTCACGATGAAGACGCCGCCGTTGTTCACATCGTTGCCGTTGATTGTGTCGGCGGAGGCGGTGACCTGAACTCCGGTGCAGACGAGTGCAGTGGCGCCGGGGGTAACGGCAGAGAAGGCGGTAGCCATCGAGTCCTCCTGTAGGCGTGATGTTGGGAGGCCGCATGGACGGCCTTACGTTTTACGGGATGAGCAGCTGGTCGCCCCAGGCGACTGCGCTGGGAAACGACCACACGGGCGCGATCTCCAGGAACCCCGAGTCCTGCGGATCCGTGCCGGTCAACGCTTCGTTGGCCAGCGCCAGTTCGTCGCGCGCCTTCTCGGCCTGCTTCAGCCGCTCTTTCGCCGTGGCGATGGCGTCTTCCCGGTTGAGGTGCGAACGCTCCGGGTAGTAGAGCTCGATGTTGCCGCAGGCGAACAGGGACGCGACCGTGTTGGCTTGCGGCCGCAGCGTCTCGTCGATGGTGCCGCATTTCAGCGTGACCCAGCCGCAGGCGTCGGCGATCAGACGGGTAACACGGGCGGCGGTCGGCCGAGTCGTGGTGGTGAACGCGTCCTGTTCGTCGTTGGCGCCCGTCGTCGGGTTCGGCACCAGCGTGCGCGCCGTCGTGTAGTCGGCTACCTCGGCCAGGGTGGGCGCCCAGTCGGGCAGGGTGGATGGCCCGGCGGGGATCGGCATGCGGCACCTACCTCGTGAACCAGTTGGTGCCGTTGGAGTACACGGTCGTCTTCGCGTAGGCCGCATTCAGCACGAGGTTGGCCGCGCCGTCGATCGTCCCGGAGGCGGGCGTGACCGTGATCGTGTTCGACACCGAGCACGAGCCTGACTCGTCTTTGACCGTGAATTCCTGGCTGCTGGCCGACGACACCGACGGCAGGGTCGCCACCCGCGCGGCGGTGATCGACGTGTACGCCACCGTCATGTCGGTCAGCAGGATGGTGTAGTTGGCGTCGGCGACGGTTGTCCGCTTGCGGGTCAGCCCCCCGCGCAACTGCAGCCGGTTGTCGAACAGCACCCCGCCGACCGTGTCCGGCCCGACGACGAGGGTGGGCATCGGCACCCGCGGTCCGGGAATGATGGTCCGCACGACGGCGGTTCCGGACTGGGTGAACGGGTTGGCGGACCCGGACGTCACCACGTTGATGGCGGTCAGGTACAGCGGCGACGGCGTGGTGCCGATGGCCACGATGTTGACCGGGAAGCCGGTGGCGCCGTGGATGGACACGTTTTCCAGCGTCAGCGGCATCGAGTCGGTGTGCCGGATGGCGGTCCAGTCGGTGGCGTTGAACGCCTTGCATTCGACCGACGCGATCCGAGTGGCCGGCCCGATGGTGCCGCCGTACGCACTTTCCCAGAACAGTGCGGCCCCGTCGCAACGGACCCCGTCGATGACGATCTCTTGGATGCCCGGCTTGATCCTTTTAAAAAAGATCAAGTTGGTGCCGGTGCCGCCGCCATGCCAGCCCGCATTGGCCCCGTTCATGGTGACCGTGCTGCCGCACTGGTCGGCGCTACACCCGTACATGTGCAGGTTGAGGACGTTGGCGGTGGTGCCGTTGCCGAGATGCCATGCGCTCTTCGCCACGGCGGTCACGTCGCACTGCAGCCACGACAGTTGGGCGATGTCGAGGTCGGCCGCCCCCGGATGGTCGGCACCGACAGAGAAGCCGTTGAGCAGCCAGCCGACCGAGCCGGGCTGGATCCGCAGCGGCGCGACCCCGTTGGAGACGGTGGCGGGCACGTTGTCGGCGAGGGTGGCCGAAGAGAACGAGACGGTGGCCCCGGCGGTGTGCACGGCTGCGGGATAGACGAGACCTCGCCCGCGTGACGTGCAGGTGAGCGTGGTGGTGGTGCCGCCACTGGAGACGAAGAACAACTCCCCGTCGATGTTGACGACGAACCCGCCGGACGGTGCGGTCGGCGACAGCGGGGCAACCAGCGGGATCGTCAGCGTCGAGGAGTTGATGTCACTGGCCAGGGTCGCCGTGTACTGCTGGACGGCGGTGACCGTGGAGGCGAACAGGTCCAGTCCGGACAGTTGGATGGTGACGAGCCCGCCGACGTCGGCCGCGGAGAACTGCGCCGACTGCCACGGCGAGCCGCCCTGGTAGTCGGTCTGGCCGGTCTGCGCCGTGTAGATGGTCGGGGATCCGGCGGTGGTGACGCCGTCCCAGGCGCGCCGGAAGTTGATCGGCCCGTTGATGAACACCTTCTGGAACAGGCTGTGGTGCGCGCTTCCCGGCGACGACGTCGTGTAGTGCACGGCGTGCGTCACCTTCGCCGTACCCGACGCGGAGAACCGCATGTTGTCCATGCCGAACCGGTTGCAGGTTTCCACCCGCAGCAGTTCGGTGGCGGTCGCAGTGGTGGTGCGGATGTGCGCGCCGGTGCCCGCGCCGACGAACCGGATGTCTTGCTTGCCCTGCAGTAGCAGAATCCAGCCGGCGACATTGACGGTGCTGCACTGGTAGATGCCGACCGGAAAGTAGACGGTGGCACCGCCGGTGGCGGGGAGGCTCGCGAACAGCGCGTTCAACGCGGCACTGTCGTCGGTGGAGCCGTTGCCGACCGCGCCGTAGTCTTTGACGTTGAACCACAGATTCGCTTTGTCGGCCTTCAGGTTCAACGCCGTCTGCTGCGCGGTGCTGACCGGCTTCGCGGTGTCGGCCGTGTTGTCGACGTTGCCGAGGCCGAGGTTGGTCTTGGCGGTCGCCGCTGAGGCGAGATCCGACAGGTTCGACGCCTTCTGTGCGGCGCCGGTGATCCTGGTGTCGTTGCCCTGCGCGGCGGTCCCGCTGCTGGTGCCATAGCTGACGACGAACGTCCGGTCGGCGGACAGGTCCCCGCCGCCGATCAGGCCGGTCCCGGCGGTGAGCAGGCGAGCGACCGACACCGCCCCCAGGTTGGTCCGGGCCGTGGTGGTGGATGCGAGGTCGGACAGGTTGTTGGCCTTCTGTGCCGCACCGGTCACCCGCGCGTCGTCGCCGGCCGCGACCGTCCCGGCGGTGGTGCCGACGTTGAGGGTCGCCGCGCCGCCGAGGCCGAGGTTGGTGCGCGCAGTGCTCGCGGAGGTCAGGTCGGCGAGGTTCTGGCTGCGGGTCGCCTTCGCGTCGAGGGCCGTCTGCTGGTCGGTGCTAACCGGCTTGTTCGCGTCACTGGTGTTGTCGACGCTGCCGAGTCCGACCATGGCCTTGGTGACACCGCCGACGGTGCCAGTAAACGTCGGCCCGGCGATCGGCGCCTTCAGGTCGAGCGCAGCCTGCGCGGCAGTACTGACGGGCTTGTCAGCATCCGCAGTGTTCTCGGCGTTGGCGAGCCCGACGTCCGACTTGGTGACGACGACGGAGCCGGTGCGGCCCGCCACCGAGGTGACCGGCGCAGTTGGGTACGGCAGTTCCGTCCAGTTCGACAGTTGAGTCGGGTCGGCACCAGTGATGACCCAGCCGGTTGACAGGTCGTCGCGAATGACGAAGTCGGCCAACTGGCCATTCGTCGCGAGCATCGCCGCCTCGTCGGCTACGTGGCCGATGAAGTTGACGATGCTGATGGATGGAATCTGCGCTGCGGTGAGCTTGCCGTCCGGCCCCAGGGTGGCAACGCCGAGGGCTGCACCCTTCTGCCCCAAGGGGATTGTCTGGGTGGCGAGGGCGTCGACCTTCGCCTGCGCGCCCGCCGACGTCTCCAGCAGCGACGTGTCCGCGATGCCGTGCACGGCGGTCGTGTCGATGATGTGCGTGCCGAGCATGGCGGCGGCAGTTCCAGCCGGCTCCGATGCGGCGATGGCTGCGGCCTGCGCCGCCTCGGCCTTGCTTGTCGCGTCGGTAGCCGCGGCGGCGATAGCGGCCACCTGGGCGGCGTCGGCCTTCGCCTGTGCCCCGGACGTCGTCTCCAGGGCCGCGGTGTCGGCGATGCCGTGCACCGACGTCGTGTCGCCCTCGTGGGTGGCCAGTGCGGCCAGGGCGACTGCCTGCGCGTCGTCGGCCTTGGCCTGCGCTCCGGCTGGGGTTTCCACGCCAGCCACGTCGGCGGCGGCCAGCACGATGTCACCGGTGCGCCCGGCCACCGACTGGACCGCGCCACCGCCCCCTCCACCGGAGATCTCGACGGCGGTGACCCGTACGTCGAGGGCGTCGATCCGGTCGCCGGGGATCGCGTCGACCGGCCACGGCGCGACGATGCCGTCGGACAGCCACAGTCGCTTCGTGCCGTCGGTCGGGCCCCACCAGATCGGCAGGTAGCCGTAGCTGTCGGTGGGCACCTTCGAGTCGGCGATGACCGCCCCGGGGGCGCCGCCGCTGTCGGCCGCGATGGTGGCGAGGATGGTGCCACCCGAGTTGCTGTAGACGGTATAGGTGCGGTTCGGAACCGGGTTGCCGGCTGAGTCGTCAGCGCGGCGGCTGCCGGATTCGGGGAAGGGGAGGCGGGCCATTTACACCGCCTTCAGCCGTTGAGTGTCGCGCCAAGACATGATCAGAAGTAGGTAATAACTTGGCAATAGCCACCGCCACCCGCGCCGCCGGCACCTGAGTTGCTGCCGTTGACTGAGGCGCCGCCACCGCCGCCGCCGCCGCCCCAGGAGCCACCCGCGCCGCCGGTTTGACCCACGCCGGAAGTCGACGAAGCACCGCCGCCGCCGCCACCACCTGGGAGGCTTCCGCCGGGCGTGGAGCCGGCTCCAGGGCTGGCGCCTCCTGCGACGCCTGCGGATGCCGCCGCGGCGGCAACGCCGGACATGGCCCCGCCCGCGCCGCCGTTACTCGCCGTCTCCGACGCGGAGATGATGCCGCCACCCGAACCGCCGCCGGTCGCGCCGAAACCCGAGGAGCCCGCGTTGCCGACGGTGCCTGTCGTTGAGGCGCTTCCGCCACCCGAGCCTGTGATGTAGCCACCGCCGGCCGACCCGCCGGTGCCGGTCGCGTTGGTGCCTCCCGCGCCGCCGGACGAGGAGGAGGCGCGCACGTAGGAACCGAACGTAGTGGTTCCGCCGGCGCCGCCGTTGCCGCCGTTGGTGTCGTCAGCGGTCGCCGCCGCGCCGGCGGAACCACCCGAACCGATGGTGACAGTCACGGGGGAGGTGATCGCCGACGCGGCCAAGGTGACGCGGGTGATGCCGCCGGCCGCGCCACCTCCGCCGCCGCATCGCACCGATGCGGCGGCGCCGCGACGTCCGCCACCCCCGCCGGAGCCGCCGGAGATGACGAGAATGTCGACGGAGACAGCACCGGTCGGCTTGGTCCACGTGCCGCTGCCACTGAAGGTCTGCACGTCGGGGGACCGTGCCGCCCATTTCATGCCATCGGTCTGGGTGGAGTCGGCGACGAGCGCGTAGCCGTCGGTGCCGATCGCCTTGCGCGCCACTGTGTCGGCAGCCGTGGCGACGATCAGGTCGCCTTTCGCATCCACCAGCGCCTGCGCCACAAACCGCGCGTCCAGACTGGACAGGGTGACCCGCCCAGAGGCGATCGTCCACACCCCGGCCCCGTTGGAGGTGAGGACCAGCGCCTCGTCCGTCAGGGTCAAGGTGACCGACGTGCCGGCCGCGTTGATGGTGTCGGTGCCGGCCCGCGCGATCGTCAGCGCGTTGGACCCGGAGGTGGCCAGCAGTTTGAATGCGACCTGCGCACCGGCCACGTTGGCGGCGGGCAGCGTCGCGGTGAACGAGCCGCCGGAGACGTCGCAACGCACCAGTTCCCACGCGGCTGCGGTGTACGTCCCCGTCTTGGTCGCGGTGACCGTCCACTTCGGCGTGACGTCGGCGGCGGTCAGTCCGTTCGGCCACGCGCTCGCACGGTCCAGCGGGTCCCGGTCGGTGACCGCGGTCGCCTTGAGCGCGGTCACCTGGGCGGTCCAGTAGGTGGCGAGGGCGTTCCAACTCGTGTCCGTGACCTGCGTGGTGTAGCACCAGCGGGCGCCGAGCGATGCGGCGTGCGCGATCGCGGCAGCCATGTTGCCGGACGACACCCCGTAGACGAGGTGCAGGTACTTCGACGGCGGGTGCAGGTGGTACCAGTCTGCGGCATAGCCGGGCACCGTCGCGGCGAGGTAGGAGCCCGAGGTGAAGTCGCCCTCCCAGGTGCACACGATGTCGGCCGGCGCGACGTAGGCGTCGGCGAGCGGGTGCGTGCCCGGGTTGACGACCACCGTCCAGCCGGAGGCCTTGCGGCGGGCGTAGTCGCACAGCGCCTGGAAGTACGTGACCTTGTCGCCGTTGGCGCCGGTCGGGGAGATGTCGTAGAAGATGCCGTCGACCGTGTACAGCGACGCCCACAGGTCCACGTCGGCCTGGACGGTCGCCTGCGCACGGGTGCCCGGACCGGTGCCGCCGTCCATCGACACGTAGCCGAGAACGCGCGTGCCGGCCTTGCGGGCGTTGGCGATCGCGGTCACGTAGTCGCTGTTGGCAGACCCGCCGGGGCCGGTGGCCGGGTTGGCGATGACCATGCCCGACGGGTTGGCCGTCATCGTCACCCAGTCGCTGCCCGCGAAGCTCGGGTAGACGTACAGGGGCACAATGGGGCGCATCGCGACGCCGTTGACGGCCGTGGTGATGGCGGTCGCCTGAGCAGCAGCGACATCGGCGGCGCCGCCGCCGTCGCCCAGAAAGAGGTAGCCGTCGCTCACCAGACACTCACCGAAACCGTCGGAGTGCCGGCCGAGCGCAGCCGGACCTTCGCCACGCCGGACATCTTGATCGGGCCCTCGAAGCTCGCGAGCACGGCGGGGATGACGTCGTTGCCGTCCATGTTTCCGCTGACGGTACCGATGGCGACGTCCTTGGCGTTGAAGTAGACGGGCGCCGGGTTGTCGAGCACAGTTACGCGGTACCGGCTGTAGCCCTCCCCGAAGGTGAGGGTCGTCTGCGTGTCGGCGGACAACGTCACATGCTGCGGCGAAACGCCCACGTCCTCACCTCACTTCCTGGTTGGGATGAGCGGATCAGGTGGACTGGATGCCGGCGGCGCGCAGCGCGGCCAGTTCGGCGTTGAGCTTCGTGCGGGCCGCGGCGAGGTCCACCACGGTCGCAGCGACCGTCGAGCGCAGTGCGGTGATGTCGGTGACCAGCGCCGCCACCGTGGTCCGCAGCGCGGTCACGTCGGCCAGCAGCGCGTCGAATTCGTCGTCGGTCGGGGTGGCCCCAGCCGCCGTCACTGCGGTGAGCGCGGCCGGAGCCGACGCGGTGAGCGCCGATGGGGTGCTCGACGTGAGTGCGCCCTGGTCTGCGACAGCAGCGGCCGGGTTGACGCCAAGCGTCGGCTTGTCGCCATAGTAGGCGGCCCGTGGTGCTCCGGTCATGGCTGGTTCCCCCTCTTGCCGCGCCGGGGCTGCCGGACGGTAGCGGTCGTCCTGGTAGATTCCGGCGGCACGGCCGGCTCCGTGAGTTGGAGCTCGACCGTGCCGACGGGTGGTTGCTTGACCTCGTTGAGGCCGTGGATTCGAGCCAGCAGCCGGTTCTGTTCGGCCAGCAGCGCGCACATCTCGTGCAGAAACTGCTGGTCATTGGTGACCGGCTGCGGCAGGTCGGTCATGTCAGGAGCCGTCACCCTGTGAGCCGATGGTCATGCGGGGGTCGATTCGGCTCCCGCCAAATACGTGAACAACCTTCTTCTCCGCCGCGCTGTGGTTGAACGACCACGGCACCTCGCCGCCGCCGATGCGGCGCATGTCCGGCAACTTCTCGTACAGCGCCGGGGCCTCATAGCCGCGCAGGCGGCCGAACTCCAACGCCGGACGGGACTCGCCCGGGTTCGCGAATAGCCACCACGAGGTGTCCGCGTTCGCCGTGGTGGCGACGGTCGGGATGAAGTAGTTGACGTTCACCCGCAGGTTGGCGGCGACGCCGTTGCCCCGGATGATCGTCACGTCACCGTTGGCGCCGACCGCACGGTATTCGGTCGCGTTGACGATCTCGTTGGCGGCCAGCGCGAGGCCGGGGCCGACGACGAGCTCGACGCTCTTGACCTGGATCGGCATGCCTTTGTCGTCGACCCGCTTCGTCAGCACGGTGATCGCCGCCTGCAGCGCGGCGCGGGTCAGCGCCGGGTTGCCGGTCAGGATGTTGAGGTTGCCGGACGTGTAGAAGCTCGCGTGCGGGCCGCTCGCGTCACAGAACAGTTCGGTGACAAAGAGTTCCTCGGAGTCGATCGCCGACTGGGCGAGGTCCTGCGGCAGCCGCATGAACGCGTCCAGGTCGTCGTTGATCATCGCCTCGAAGGACAGCCCGAAGCCGGCCTCGTACTTGTCGACCGCGTACTTGTACTCGGCCAAGCTCTGCGCGCGGCGCTTGTGCTCGTCGAGCTCCTGCACCTTCTCCAGCCGGCCACGGATGCCGGTCGTGGCGAACCGCTTCACCTCGCGGAAGTCGTTGACCGTCGCCGCGCGGGCGTAGTTGCGCCACGTCGGCTCCGTCGCCGTGTAGGCGCCGTACATCTGCCGGTCCAGGCTGTCGGCGAAGTACAGCGGGAAGTCGCTGCGGGTCATCGCCTCCTGGAAGTGGTGGATCGGGCGACGCCCCCGCCGGATGTCATCCAGGAAGCGCTCGGCCTCGACGAGTAGTTCCGGCTTCAGATGCGGCCGGTTCAGCGCGACCGCCTGCCGGTCGCCGAACAGCACACCGTACGAGGCGGACTCGGCGTCGAGTTCCGCCACGGTGCGGGAGAACAGAGTGTTGGTCATGTCGGTCGTCTCCTCAGCCGGCCAGGCGGACTTCGATGTTCGTGCCGGTGGCTCCCGACGCGACGGTGTCGACGGCGTGACCGATCAGGGTGCCGGTCGCCTTCTTGCTGACCGGCGGGGTGTCGGCGTCCGTGTAGTAGAGGGCGTCACCGGTCGCCACGGCGCTGTTGCCGGACCCGTCGATGCCCTTGACGGTGAGCGCGGCGCAGCCGTTGAACTTGACGGTCGTCTTGCCGGTGACCGTGTCCTCGTCGGTCAGCGCGACCCCGGCCTTGACGCCCCAGCGGACCGGCGAGCCGGAGGTGGGGGTCGTCGGGTGCGAGACGGTGACGGCGAGCTGGTCGCCGAGCTCGCGGGTGATGTTCGTTGCCATGTCGATTTCCCCCTTCTCAGATCGCTCGGCCGCGGGCTGCCGCGGTAGCCGCTTCGGCGGTCAGGCCTCGGGACTTGTAGGCCTCCACGAGGGCGGTGTTGACCGGCGTGGTCGGCGTGGCCCACGAACTGGCCGACGCCGTGTCGGTCGCCGTCGCGACCGGCTGACCGAACCCCGTGACCCGGCCCGCGCCGTCGGCCTCGGCCAGCGACGCCAGGTAGGTCTTCTCGGCGGTCGCCTCGGCCTCGACGAGGGTCTTGAACGCGGCCTCGTCGAAGGTGCCGGACTCGGTGAGCGGAACCCGCCGTTCGACGGAGGCGAGCACGCGGGCTTGCGCCGCGGGCGGAAGACCGGACTCCGCGAGAGCGACCGCGGCGATCGGGCGGGCAGCCTCGACCGCGCGGAACCGCTGCAGCTCCGTCTTCGCCTCGGCGGCCTCCCGCAGCGCCACATCGCGGGCCTGCTCGGCGGCGGCGCGCGCCCGGTCAGCCTCCTGCGCCTGAATGTTGACGGTTTCGATGGCCGGCGCGACCTCGGCCGTACCCGCCGTTCCCGGCGCCGGGCCGGTGGTGCTCCCCGACATGGGGTGCTCCTCTCGTTGTGGTGGGTTGGGTGCGGTCGGCGCCGTGCCGTCCGTCACGTCTTCTGCGGGGGTTTCGCCGCCGCCGGCGGCGTGTGCGTCCGGCTCAACCTCGGCGGTGCTTGGCGGCTCGGGCCCGCGGAACGCCTCGGCGATGGCCGCAGCGGTCTCCGGGCACTCCCACGGCGAGCGCTGGAACAGCTGCGGCGCGTCCGCTTCGACCCGCGCCGACCACGCCTGAAGGCCGTCGCCGATCGCGGCCGACAGGGTGATCCGCTCCTCGCGGGTCAGTCGACCGTCGCCGTACATGTCGTCAGCGAACGTGGTCAGGGCGAGATGCAGCCGCGACTCCAGCCATGCGCCGACGTTGCGGGCCTCGCGCAGTTCGACCGGCTGCGGTGCGGGCTCTGAGGCCTCACGTCGCGCGGCCTCACGTGCAGACTCCAGCAGCGACACGATCCGCCCGCCCGCGCCGGCCGAGGTGACGAAATCGACGCTCTTGCCGACACTGATGGACTCCACGATCAAGCCCTTGCGGCCTTCGCGGGCGCCGTAGACCCCCTCGCCGTCAGCGTTGATGGAGACGCCGATGTTCTCCCATGCCTCCCGGATGAACGGGGCATACGCGCTGAACACCTTCACCTTGGCCCGCATCGTCTTGCCGCCGTCCGGCGTGTACGGCGTCTCGTCGATGACCGCGGCGAGGGTCTGCAGTGACCGCTCAGGGCGTTCGACCGCCTCGCTGATCGAGGGGTGGTCGAGGTGGACGTGGGTGCCTTTGCCGAGCACGGTCGGCACGTCACGCACCAGCACGTCGGCCGGGTAGTAGCGGGTGCCGGCACGGTTCCAGCCGGCAGAGATGATCTGCATGTCGACGAGCAGCGGGCCCGCCCCGGTGGCGGGCGCTTCGCTGATGGCGCGGACGACCGACTCGCGCAGTTCAGCGCGCTCCACGGTGACAGCGGACTCCCGCAGCGGAATCACCAGCCGTGCCGCGAGGTCGCGGTTGGTGGGGCCGAGACTGTTCGGCATCAGGCCTCCTCGTGAGGTGGGTGACGCCGGATGCGGCGCTAGTGGATTTGCGCGACGATCGACACCCAGAAGGCGCCGAGAAAGACGAGGGCGAAGCCCAGCCACTGCGGCTGGAAGCGCGGGTGACTAACGCCGAAGCCCGCTAGGGCCAGCAGCGCGACGCCGAGGAAGACGAGGAGTGCGGCCATGTCGACCTCCCGGTTGAGCTAAACCCTGGGTGTCAGTGTTTTTTGGGCACTGGCGAAGTGGCGGTCATCGCGCTCGGCAGAGAACGCCCAGGCCTCGGATCCATCGCCGAGTAGGTTCCAACCCGTCACGGTTCCCGCCTCATCAGTAATCAACGCCAGCGCGAACCCACGAGGATGGAAGACGACTCGGTTGATCAGCCACAACAAGCCGGTGTCACGCAGTTCGCTCAGCGGTTTCGGCGGGGTGCGCCCTTCGCCGGACCCATCGCACCCGTGGCACGCTTCGCCCTCGTCTCCGGCCGCTCCAACGCCACCGCAGGTGCCACAGTCGGGCGCGACCATCAGGCGCCTTCGCGGAGCAACGTGAACGGTCCGCGCACCCCGGCGCTGTGCCGCTCGGCCGCCTGAAGTGCGCCCATCACCCGCTCATCGGCGGACAGGCCCAGGGCGCGGGTTGCGTGTAGCGCGCCCAGCGCGATGTCCGCGCCGCAGCCGACCGCCGCGTAGCCGTCGAGCGGTTCACCGACCTGATAGTCGGAGTCGACCTCGAACAGCCGCCCGCGCACCCCGACCAGGAAGGTGCCGCCCGACTCCTGCCCGGAGTAGTTGGCGGCGTAGCCACCTTCCTGCAGGCAGCCCCGGACCGCATCGATCCACTCGGTGACCATGAACTGTTCGAGCTCGTCGCCGTTCGGCGGCGGGGGCTTCAGCGACCAGCGGAGCAGTTGGCCCATCCGGAACGACGAAGTGAACCCCATCACGTATGGACCGTTGATGAAGACCTTGCTATCGCGGCGCACCGTCAACTGGTAGCCGCCGATGCCGGCCGAGTCGCCACCGATCAGGACGGCACCGCTGTCGACCACGCCCGCGATGACGGTCACGACGCCTCGCCCTCGTCGACTTCGCCCGGCTCATTGACCTCGGGTTCTTCGTCAGGCGGCGGCTCATCGTCCGCGAGGTCCGGCAATGCGCCCGGCTTCACCGAGGGCCAGAGGAACCGGCCGTCCTCGTCCAGCAATGCCTCGATGATGGTGTCGGCCTGGCGAACCCCGAGTGCCGCCAGGAGCAGGCGCAGCACAACCTCGGGCGGAATCGTGCCGGTCTCGTTGGCGCTGACGATCGCCTCGACCGCGTCCTTGACCTCGGTGTCGTCCAGGTCCGGCCAGACGATGTCGACGGTCATGTCCGTCTCGCCGGTCAGCTCGACAGTCTCGACGTCCCGCCAGCGGTCGCGCCGAATCGTGCCGCGCAGCATGCCCTGCGGAGCGCGGACCGACTCGGTGATGACGTAGCGGGCGATCCGCTGCTCGACCTCGGACCACACCTCGCGGCGGTCACCCATGGCCAATTCGGTTGGCTGGTCCAGGGTTTCCGCGACGGCGCGGGCGCCGGTCTGACCCGGGTCGGACAGCAGCATCGTCACCGGCAGGCCGAGTGCGGCGGCCACCATCATGGCGAGCGGACGGCCCGACTCGGCGTCGATGGTCGCACCCGACTTCGGAATTGCCTCCAGCATCCGTCCGTCGCCGGTGATCGCGGTCGCGCCGACGTCGTCGCGCTCGCCGGTGGCGTAGTTGACGCTCGGCTGGGTGGCCAGCGCCGACCGGATCGTCTTCGCCTGCTTCGACCCGGCGGCCGTGGTCCGCCATGCGAACCTCGACAGCGCGGCCATCAGGGTGGCCCACTGCTCCAGGAACGTCTTGTAGGCGCGGGCCCAGTTGATGGCGCTGTACACGTCGGGTACGCCGTGCTGCCAGTGTTCGGGACGGTTGACGTCAACGTGCAACATCGGCGCGTCCCACGCGATGTCGACGCTGCCGATACGCTTCGGCCGAGCCATTGGTCGGTAGTCGACGCACGGGTAGAGCCGTTCCCGTGCCGTCTGCGCGACGGACCCGTCCGGCCCGTAGACGTTCTCGACCCACATGCGCCGGTAGAACCACGGCTCGGTGCGGTCTTCGGGGTTGCAGATGACCTCTGTGATCTCGTCGGCGAGCACCACGCGCACCTGCACGTCGCCGGTCATCGGCCGTGTGAACAGGGCCAGGAACAGTTCACCGTCGGTACCCAAGGTGCGCTCCAGGCGACCGCGGGCCTTGGCGCCGGTGAACGCCCGCCTGTTGCCGTGGTCGTCGCGGAACGCGACCAGGGCGGCCTGCACATCCTGCTCGCCGTCGTAGCCTTTGCCGTTGGCGCGGGCCGTCACCTGCATGCCGCCGCCGTGCACGTAGGCGGTGCGCAGACGCAGTCCTTGCACGAGCAGCGGGTTGACCACGCTCATCAGCCGGCAGACGGACCGCATCTGCCGGCGACCCTCGTCGGTGAACTCCTGCTCGACGGCTACGGCGAAACGCTGCCAGCCCGGGTCGAGGAGTCGCTGCTCGAGCTCGGTGACCGACTCGCGGAACGGGGTCGAGTCGCTGAGGCGACGTTCGGCGAGTTCCAGGTTGTTGGCGGCGACCCTCAAGGCGCGGTGCGGGTCGGCCTCGACGACGTGCACTGGGCGACGACGGGAGGTGCGGGTGCGGCCCAACGTCGCACCCCCGGGGGATCAGTACATGCTGATGGAGCCTTCGGCCTCCACCTGCTCCTCGTCTTCGTAGACCTCTTCGGGTGGAGCGACGTCCGCAACGGCGGTCAGCATCAACCCGTCAGCGCGGTCAGGCGACGGCAACTTGCGTTTCCGCATGTCGTCTTTCGACTCGATCAACACCTGGCCGCGCGAGGTGTATTTGTACTTGACCGCGCCGAGTTGTGCCGCCAGGTCGTCGTCGTCCGGGTCGATGTCGATGTCGCCGTCTTCGAACCGTTCGCGCAAGGCCCAGTACCATTCGGCCCGCGCGTTGGCGAAGCGCTCCGAATCGAGCGCAGCGGCTCCGGCCTGCATGTCCACGACGGCATGGCCCTGCTCGGCCAGTTGGTCAACGACACCGCCGCCGACGCCGACGCCGTCCACCCGGACCTCACTCACGGCGTGGGTACGTTTCGCCACGACCACGTGGCCGGTGGTCTCGGTGGTGGCGAGTTTGGCGTAATCGCCAATGCAGCGTGCGACCGGCCCGCGGCGCAGCATCAGGATGGTCCGGTCGGAGCCGAACCGAGCCACATCTACGCCGAGCACCGACCACGGACCCGGGGGCAGACTGCGCTGTTGAGCTGCCGCAATGAGCGATGGCGCGATGAGGACGTCTTCACCGATGTCCGGGAAGTCGCCAGTGACCTTGGAGACGAATGCGGGTGACTCGACGCCCCAGCGGCGCACCTTGTCGTCGACCCATTCGGGGTCCAGTAGCAGAGGGCGGAGCGCCTCGGGTACTGGCTCGTCGGTGAAGTTGGGGGTGTCGTAGCCGTTGATTCGAATGACGTTCCAGCCGGAGCCCGGTTTGCAGACCTCGCGGAACTCTGTGGACGGGTCGTCGGGGTTGCCGATGGCGAGAATTCGGCAGTCGGCATTGGTGGTGATTGCTTCGACGGCGGTCCACAGTTGCCGGGGGATGCCGCACGCCTCGTCGAGAATGACCAGGACGTAGCGACGGTGAATGCCTTGGAAGCCGTGCTCATCGGTGTCGGCGGGCTTGCGCCCGAAGCCAACGAGGGTGCCGTCGTCAAGCTTCCACTCATCGGATTGGAGGACCCGCCCGGGGAGCGGAGTGCTGCGGGCCTTGGCCTTCTTCGCGGCGGCGCGGATCTCCTCCCAGAGGATCGCGTGAACCTGCTTGTAGGTCGGAGCCGTCGACACCACGAACGCTTCGCCTGGTGGGTGAACATCGATCCACCAGTTGGCGATTCTTGATGCGATGAAGCTCTTGCCTGCGTCATGGCAAGACTTGACAGCGGTCCGTCGCTGCGTGACGACCGACTGCGCGATCTCCCGCTGTTTGCTCCACAGAAACTCGCCGAGGCGGTCCTCAACCCACTTCACCGGATCCGTCAGGTACGGGCTGGGCGGCTTCGGCGTGAGATGCTCCAGCGCCGCCGCCGCGACCATCCGCGTGAGTTCGTCGACCACGGTCATCGCGCGCTACCAAGGCGCCCGGAACTCCAGCGCCGTCGAGCCCCGCCTGCGCCGGTACGGCCAGTCGTGTCCCAGGTGGGCATGGCTGAACTCAACGGACACGGGTGGACTACGGGGTCGGCTGCTCGACTGGCGTGCCCTCGGTGATACCGATGGTCGCCGTCCCGCCCGGCACCACATCGACGGCGAGGGTCGCGGACAGCACCCCGTCGGTGACGGTGACAACCGCCGAGCCGGGCACGCCGGCCACGATGGTGACCGTCTTGGAGGTGCCGTCGTCGGTGCCGACCAGCGACACGACGTCGCCGTTGTCGACCGACCAGGCGATCTCGTCGGGGGTCTCGAAGCCCTTCGCGTCCTTCGTCGAGACGCTGACGTCGACCTGCTCGTTGTCGTGCAACTGCATGAGATCTCCCTGGGGTGCGGTGCCGGTGGCTTGGCGGGTGGTCTGGTCGACGACGGCGCCGACCCGGACGGTCATGGTGGCGACGCCGTTGACCCAGGCGAGGAGGGCGTCGGCGGTGTCGAGGAGTTCGGCGCGGGCCACGTCGAGGCGGCCGGCCTTGGCGAGCTGGGTGTAGCGGCGTTCCTGGACTCGGGCGGCCAGGTCGAGGGCCGCGATCCGGATGTTGCGCGCTGGCACGGTGCCGCCCTTCGGGGGTTTGATGTTTCGGGTCGGCCGGACGCCACATCGCAGCAACGTCCGGCCTCTACCCGCCCGCACCCTCCGGCGCGATGTACGGGCCACCCGTGGCGTTGGGGAGGCTGGGCGGCCCGAGCTGTGCCGGGTCGGGGAAATCGGTACCCCCGTCCGATCGCCGACCCGGCGGTCCCGCTCAACGTCCCGGCACGCGGAGGACGGAGCGTGGACAACAAAAAGCCCGGCGGGGTGGCCGGGCCGAAGATCCACTCTCGTTGAGAGTAAGACTGGCCCCTTTATCGCAGATCTTGGTGCGACTGTCAAGCCACTCGCCCGAACGGCCTACGCCGCTACCTGGCCTTCCCGCCGGCGCCGGACCTCCACCGCCGCCGCCCGTGCCGCCGCCATCGTCTCGCCCGACTGGCGCTGATAGGCGGTCACGTGCGCCGCCAGGATGGTGATCTGACCCTCACCACCGCTCGGGTCCTGCGTCCAGCGTGCCCCGCAGCCGACGCAGCGGGCGACGGGGTTGTCGGCGTCCGGGTGGGCGAGCAGGGAGCCCCGGGCGTTGCAGGCGGGACACGGGGCCAGCAGTTCGCGCGGCGCCGCCCGCCAGCCACAGATGATCTCACTCTGCCACTGCCACGACCGGAGTTCGGAGCGCAGCACTCGCTGATCGTCGTGACTGCGGCGGCTCGCGGCGCCGACCAGCCCGCGGATGTGGTCCTCGACCTCGGGCCGATTGGCCAAGTCGAGCCCCCACTGCAGTGCCCGCCGCTTCGCCCCGAACGCGACGGCGGCCAGCAGTGAGACGGCGTCGATGGCGACCGGCACACTGCCCTCGCCACCGCCACCGCCCTCGCCGCCGTCGTTGCCCGGCTCGGCCCGGTCTCGAAGCTGTTGGATGAGTCCGGGCACGATGGTGCGATGCGGCTCGATGGGCTTGCGGTGGCGGTTGCGGTCCCACTCGTAGCGGGGCTCGGCGTGCTGGCGAGGGTCGCAGAGTTGCTCGGCGGCGTCGGCGATGTCCTGGAGGGTGTCACTCATCGGGGGAACTCTCCCTGTTTTCGCAGGTGGGGCCTATGATCGCGATCAGGAAGAGCCTCGCTGGCGGCTCTGACGCGGTCCCCGGGCGGGCAGTTCGGGGACCGCGGTAGTTTTCGGTCAGCCCCTACGTCTGCGCCGCTTCGCCCGCCGCCAGTACGCGCCCCGCATCGGCGACAGGTGCCGCGAGTCCGCGAACCGCCGACGCCACTTCCGCCGGAACTCCTCGCGCTTCGTGGCCCGACGCAGCCGGGCAGCCTCACTCGGCGACAGGATCGGCACGAATGGCTGATAGGGCACCGACATGGCCGTTCGTGCCCACGCCCGCATGTCGGCCAGCGGGTCGAACTTAGGCGAGTTCCACGTGAACGGTCCGACCGGCATCTCCAGCGCCTTGTTGTCGATCAGGTAGAGGTGGTCGGCGTCCGGCAGGTGCGGCGACTCGACCACCTCGACCCGGGGCCAGACGTCGCGGGTTGCTTCGCGCACTCGGTCCGCGCGGTCCGGATGGACGATCGCGGTGTGGGTCGGGCGCATGAACCGCTCCAGGGTCGCCCGAACCTCCTTGCCGGTGGGTGGTGGCGGAACGGTGGCCCGGATGGTCGACGCGAACTGCGCCAAGAGGTCATGGCAGCCAGTGGCCGTCAGGGGGCCCTCGTACTGCTTGGTCAGGTCGTGCGGAACCGTGTAGCCCCACTTGCCGACCTCCGGCGCCTCACTCACGGCCCCACCTCGAATTCCACCGCGAACTCGTCGACCGCCGATCGCGTCCACCCGCCAGGGCACTCGACCACCCAGTCGAAGTCGTACATGAGCCGCCAGGTCCCGCCGTGCTTGGCGGACCGGACCGCCGCCGTGGCATCCGGATCATCGGGGCAGTCCTCGACCGCCTCAAACGTGTCGGGGCCAAGCAGGGCGACGATCTCGGCTTCGTTGTTGCCGGTCCACTGAATGGCGCGGACCGTGGCGGCGTGGCGGCGGAAGGCGCCCGGAGACTCGTCGCTCACAACCCACCACCCCCGAGTGCCGCGTACCCGATCGCCGTCTGCCGCATCTGGCAGGCGTCAAGCATGATCAGGTGGTCGGCGGTCCGCTCTTCGGGTGGCAGCGCCCGCCATTCGGCGTAGAGGCGGTCGGCCTCGCGGAGTCGGCGCAGCGCTTCGGCGCGGGCCTGGGCGTGGGTGATGTCGTCGTGATCCATGACGGTCTCCTCCAGGTCCGTCGGTGCGGACTCCGCAGCGTTGTGGCACGGGCAGATGCACCGCGCCCCGCACGCCTCCGCGTGCTTGCACTGCGAGGGCTTGCGTTCCACGCCCGGCGCCAACTCGTCCGCCTTGCACAGGTCGTGCAGTTCCGGCCGGTCGTAGGCGAGCGCGTGCCGACAGTGGGTTGACCAGTACGTGTGCGTGACGCCGTCCGGGGCCACCTCGATCACGTCGAGGTAGACCTCGTGGCGCTGATCAGATTTGGTCATGCCGCCTCCCGTTGCTCGCCAGCCGCCTCGGCCAGCACCTGCCGCAGCGACTCCATGAGTTGCTCCCTCGTCGCCCCGTCGCCGGCCCGATCGATCGCGGCCTCCAGCCAGCCGGCCGTCAACTTCGCCTGATCGGCGACGAACGCGCCGCGGATCAGGGCGAACCCGGCGAGGATCTGCTGGCAACGGCCGTAGTCGCAGATAGGGCGGAGACCGGGTGCGGTCATGACGGTCGCGCCTCGATCTGGGGCAGCGGCAGGCCCAGTTCGCCGGAGAGCCGGACCATCTCCGCCTCGATCATGTCGACGGTGATCGCCTCGACCTTAACGGGGGCGTAGAGGCCCAACAGCTTCGCGCGGTGGTCGCTGATCTTCAGGACGCGGTCGATGGCGGCGAGGATTGGTCCGTGGTCGATGAGCGGCTCGTCGGTGTCCGGGTCACAGACGACGCGGCCTTGGCTGACCACGATGTGCTTGGCGCACAGCACGTCCCAGGCCTTGCGCAGCAGGATGTTGAGTCGGGCGATCTCCATGGCGCGGACCTGGGCGGCCGGCTCCTGAACCGTGGCGAGCAGGGCGCGTTCGACGGCCTTGTAGGCACCAGAAGGATCCTGGTAGCCGAGCTGTGCCGCGATCTCATGGAACTCCAAGCCCTGCGCCCGAAGGCGAGCCGCGTTCGCGTCCCGTTCGGCAGTATCGACCGTTCGCAGGAACCGCCCCTTACCGGAACGGTTGCCGGGGCTGGTGTTTGCCATGGTTCAGACCCCCCGGCCTGCGGAAACGTCGTTCAACTCGGTCAGCAACCACGGCAGGAGATCGGCGTCCCAGACCTCGGCGAAGACCGCCAGTTGCGCCGGGGTGGGGTGGGTCAGGCGGAGGACCTCGACGGTGCGGGTCCGGATGGCATCGGCGAGGGTGGACCGCACCCCAGATGCCTCGCCCGCCCGCTCAGCGCCACGCTGGACGTCTAGCACCCCCGGGTCGGTGGAATCGGACGCCAACGGTTCCGGGAGGCTCTCAGGGCGTTTTGGCCAGGCGCACGGCAGCGGCTCCGGCTTCTCGCCCGGCTTGACCGGCACGAGGTGCCCGTGCTGGCGCAGCAGGTGCCGGTAGGTCACGCCGTCGCCGCCCGACTGGCGCCAGAGCTCAAACGGGGTCAGCCTCGGTGGCAGGACGTCGGATGGCCCGTCGCCTCCTTGGCCAGTCACGCCGCACTCCGCAGTGCGCGCAACTGCTCCATGCGCGCCTCGTCAGCGGGCATGCCCCATACGACGTAGCCGGGTCGCTCCCGGGCGACCATGCCGACGCTGGCCGGTGGCACGCACGCCCCGTTGCGGCGGTGCCGGTCGAAGCCGCCGACCGCCGTGAAGGTGTTGTGGCACGCCCCGCAGTGCGCGGTGGAGGTGCCGGCCCAGCGGTTCGGGCACTTCCCGCAGGCGTGCGGTAGCTGCCGCTCGACGTCGGGGGTGGTCATCGCGCCTCCCTGTGGGCAGATGTGGGGTCGAGGAGGGTCCCGCGTCCGTTTTCACGCGGAAGCCCGGATCTTGGCTCCACGGCCGACGGTGAACCGCCGTTGGGGCCTTCCTGTCGCAGGGCGGCCCTGACGGCTCGCTCCCGCAGGTGGCTGAGGATCTTCCGCTCGTCGTCGGTGGCTTCACGCGCCGCTGCGTGGTGCGGCTCCTCGCTCCGCCCCCACGTGCACGCCCCATGACCGTCGCAGGCCGCGTCGTGCTCACGGTTCTGTTCGACGGTCAGATGTCCGCCGTGGCCGGCACGCCAGTAGCCGACCTTCATCTCGTCGCTCACCGCGCCACCTCCGCCATCCGCTTCCGCAGGCTGGTCAGCGCCTGCCGCTCCGTCTCGGCGGTCGGATCCGCCTCACGCTGCGCCCATCCGCCGTGGGCTTCGATGCTGGCCTCGACCCTGCGCCAGTCGGCGGACTTGCGGATGACGCAGGCGGCGGTGTCGAAGGTGCCGAGCCAACGGAAGCCACGCCTGTCGGTAGGGTCGTTGACGGTGACGTTGAGCCAGCCGGATGGAAACGGGACATCGGCGAGTGCGGCACAGTGGCCGCAGTGAGGGACGTTCGCGCGGGTCATGCGGCAGCCCTCACGCTGTCACGCGCCACCTTGACCGGCACGCGGCACGCCGTCACGGTCACCTTCAACTGCGGCTGGTCCTTCCACATGCCGACGCCGCCAGTGCCCTTGATCTCGACCTCGTCACCTTTGGCGAAGCCAGCGAGGGCGGGAGCTACGTCCTTGAACGCGATGATCGAGGCGACCACGCCGTCACCTTCGGTCCAGCCGTCGTCGCCCTTACGCCACGTCTGGAATTTGAGGACGGCGCTGCACCATGGCGAGCCGTCCTGGCTCGCGCCTTGCTTCGGGTCGGTCAGTAGCTTGCCGGTGCCGTGGAGGGTGGGGAGGCTCACAGGTAGTCCTTTCGGGGGTCAACGACATGGAGGCCACGTGCGGGGGTTGGCCAGTCGCACTCGACGGTTGGGTTGGGGAACGCCTTGCATGGGCGGGCGCGCAACGCTTCGGCGCGTGATTTAGGGGCGAGGTCGCCGAGGATGCGCTCCCAAGTCGGCTCGTCCACGAAGCAGGCGACCTCGCGCCACGTGGTGATGGGCTTGGCTGCTCGACCGGCGGCCAACGAGCGCTCCATAACGCGGGCGGCCTGCGCGTCGTTCTCGGCTGCCCATCGCTCGTACTGCTCGCTGGTCATGCGGCTACCGACCTGCTGGGGGTCCAGGCGTCCGCCATGGACACGAACCGGGTCAGGTGAAACTGGGCCCCAAGAGTGACGCAGTCCTTGACGCCACCGCGGTTCTTCTCGATGAGGAAGTCGGCCTCTCCCGCACGGGGGGACTCCTTGTCGTAGTAGTCCTCACGGTGGATGAGGATCACCACGTCGGAGGAGTTCTCGATCTCGCCGGACTCGCGTAGGTCGCTGAGGGCGGGCCGCTTGTCGGGGCGCTGCCCCGGCCCCCGGTTGATCTGCGCCGCAGTGAGGACCAGCAGCCGCTCGTTGAGCGCGAGCTCCTTCATGCGCTGAACAATCGACGACACGTCGAGCTGGCGGTTCTCCTTCTTGCCGTCGGGCTTGACGATCTGCAGGTAGTCGATGATGACGGTGTGGATGGCACCGTACCGGTGTTGGTGCTGACGGATGGTGTTGATGATCTGCGTCATGGACTTGACGCCCTCGACGATCCACAGTGGCGACGCCTCGAAGCGTTGGCGGGCGTTGTCGACGCGCACGAGCTCATCGGGGCTGAGTTCCCGCCCCTTGACCAGGTGCTCCGGAATGCCGGTGAGCGCCGACAGGATGCGGTACAGCACATGCTCGGCGCTCATCTCCAGCGTGAACATGATGGTGGGAATCTGCCGGTCCACGCCGAAATGCCGAGCGCAGTCGGTGACCGCGATGGACTTGCCCATGCCGGTCGCGCCACCAAAGGCGACGACCTGACCGCGCTCAAAGCCGCCAGCCGGCAGGAGACGGTTCACGTCCACCCATGGCGTCGGAATGCCCGCGTCCTGGCCGTAGTCGAAGTAGGTGGTGATGTAGTCGGCAGCGAGTTCGCCGATGTGCCGCACGCCCGTATCTGGGTTCACGACCCTGTTGGCCGCGGCGACGACAGTCTCCGCGAGTGCGGCGACCTGTCCGAGTTCCATGCCGGGGGTCTTGAGCGCGTTGCCGAGTCGATTGGCCTGGACGTCAACCGTCCGCCAGGTGTGGCGTTCGGCAAGCAGTCTCGCCCAGTAGGCACCCTGTGCGGCTACTGCCTGCTGGTAGAGGTCGAAGACGTAGGCACTGTGGGGGAGTCGACCGATGAGTCCGTTGCGGATGAGCCGCTCCGTGATCGCGGTCGGATGCACCGGCTGGTTGCCGTCGGCCGCGTCACAGATGACAGTCCAGATCTCACCGTGGCGAGGGTCCGCGAACGACGCTGCTTCGATGAGCACGCGCATGCCGGGTATCTCGCCGGGGGATTCCATGGCGGTGCCAAGGACGTGCCGCTCGATGCCGACCCCGTTGTCGTCAGCGACGGGATTGCCGGGGGCGGGCACGGCGGCAAGGTGTCGGGCTGCGTCAGGCACTGGCTTGGTCGCTTTCGTTCCGGAGGTGGGTGACGAGGTCGGTTCCGGCGCAGGCGGCTGAGGCCGCGAGCGTTTCGATCTGCCGGAGGGTGGCGCCGCGCTTCTGAAGTTCGTCGCGCTGACGGGCGATGGTGGCCATGCGTTCGAGACTCGGCTCACCGTGGGCAGCGCGGTGAAGGCTGCGGTAGGTCTCGACAGGGTCCGGGAGGTTGGTCGGCGGTGGCGGCGCTCCGGTACGACAGAGGGGGCACAAGGCCTGACCGGTGCGGGGGTGCTCTCGATCCCCGCCGGGTTCACCGTGCTGGCAGCGCGGACCCTTCCGCAGGCGCGTAATAGCCTCGACGGTTGCGGCCTTGGCTGCGGTCCGCACCTCGACAAGTTGGGTGCGCCACGGGATGCCGCCGTCGGCCGCGATCATCTCGTAGAGGCGAGTGCCTCGCGGCTTGGACGCGGCGATGAACGCCCGCTGGACGGCCCGCGCCTCCTCCTCGGTGATCTGTTCGTCGGCGAGGGTGTCGGCGATGAGGCGCAGCGAGGCGGGCAGCGTTGATGTTGATTGCGCGACTAACTGCTCTTCTGGTTGGTCGCTTGTAGATGGTCTATTGGTAGGGGGGTCCACTGGACCCTGTTTAACGGTTCCATTGGACCCTGTTTGAACGTCGTCGCGGGGTCCACTGGACCCTGTTTGGGATTCCCATACCGGGTCCACCGGACCCTCTTTGGCGGGGCATACAGGGTCCACTGGACCCTCGTTGAGTTCCGTCCATACCGGGTCCAGTGGACCCTGTATGAGCGCCTCGCCGGGCGCCTCCGACACGATCGGCTGGGCACCGTCATCGATGCCTCGCCGATCCGTCGGCCCCCTGCGGAGATCTTCTGGCGTAAGGATCGTCACAGGCTGCCAGCCACTTACCGGCAGTGTCAGTCGGTACACGTCCCCGCTGCCGTACCGCCGAGCGCCACCCTGGACTCGCTCCAGAAAGCCGTGTTCAATCAGTGCCGCCTTGACGGTCCGCACGTTCTTGATTGCGGACTCGGCGAGGGTCGCTACGGTCGTCTCGCTCGGTCGAACATCGGCCCCGTCGGGTCCGGCATGGCTGGCGTAGGCCCACGCGATAGCGCGAATGACGGCGCCGGAAACGCCGCCGCGGGTCCCCCTGCCGTTGCCCTTGATGATCCCCGTCCAGCGCGCGCGCAGCACCGCCTGCTCCCACTCGAAGCGGCCAGCGGGCCGGCGCCCGGTCATCGCGTGACCTTCTTGTTCAGGTAGGGCCGGTGTTCGGCGAGCAGCTCCTCTTCGAGGGCAAACGCGGCCTCGCGGTCCTCGCACCCGTAGGCGATCCACCACGCCAAGGCGTCCGGCTTTTGGCGACGGTGGGCATTGAACCGGGTCCAGAACGCCGCCGTGCTGCCCGTGTAGGCAGGTACCCATTGGCCGTCGAAAATGACGTAAGCCACGGGCGTGCCGGGCCCAGGGATGCGGTCATCTCGCTCGATCGGAAAGGCTCCGTGCCACGATCCATGTGGACCGTTTGGCGCGTGGCGAATTTCCATGGCTACGGCGTGACGGATTCGCTTGGAGGGGATGCTGACGTGCTCGTCCCACACCTTCGTGAAGCCGGGGCCGTGAAGCTCCTTGACCTCGTCGAATATGGCCAGCAGGTCACCGATGCCGATGACGCCGGTGCGATACATCCGGCCGATTGTGACCGCGAGTTGCTCCCACGACTCGTGACGCACCTCGGCCAGGCGTGCGATTCGGTCCTGGACGACCTCGATATGGCGGGCCGTAGCGGCGAGGTCCGGCCAGCACCACAGGGCGGTCATTCCGCATCGCCCGCTTCGGCCTTCATTCGCCGCCGCAGGTTGGCGATAGCCGCCTCGGTTCGCCCAAGGTGCCGCGCGATGTCCGCGACCTTCAGGTCGCGCCGGAGAGCCATCGCGACTTCGTCTGGCCACCAGGGCTCGCGGTTGTGGTCGTCGACTCCGCCGTAGCGTCGCTGGTATGGGGGCATCCAGATGACGTCGGCAAGATGTTCGTGGTGATCGTGGTTGATTTCTGCAACCATGAGAGGGGCTCCTGTCCGAGCCTTCTTGGGGACCCGGCCTAGTCGAGGGGGCCGGGTTCTTCCCGTGTCGGGCAAGGACTAGGCGGCGACCAGCGCGGTCAACTGCCGGAACTGGGCGCGGCGCGCGGCGAGGTCGTCACGGCGGGTCTGAATGATCCGCTCGGTGAGTGCCGCGAACTGCTGCTCGCGGTTCTCGATGTCAATCAGCAGGCGCGCGGCAGCACGGCGCTCACGGGGATGGAGCAGCCCGTCGGGGTCAATGGCCTGTTCCTTTTCGCGAAGGCGGCGCAGTCCCTCGCGGGCCGGCGCGATGTGCGCCGCGCGCGCGGCCTCGTCGGCACCGTCAAGACGCTTGCGGATGCCGGCGGCGCCGGCTTCGGAGAGGCGCTGGCGCTTGGCCTCGGCAGTCTCGGTCACGATCGGGTCCCTTCGGGGTCCCCGCCACGCGCCTCGATCATCTGGTGCGGCCCGGCTGCTTGATGCTGGCCGGCTGTACACCTAGGCTGGTGTCGACGCATGGCGAAGCTGTGTCGTCGGTACCGGCGGGGCGCCGTATTTCACTTTGGCGAGTGGGCGCTCCGCCGGTTTCTTACTAGAAGCCAGACTAATGCTTCGGTGTCACTCTGCGCTACTCGATGTGGCCGAGATTCGACGTGTCTTTTTCGCGTCCGCGCGAATCGCCCGAACTTGGGCCTGCCGGACCTACGTTCCGCCTGGCATAACGGGTTGAGCCCATCCACACGCGGACGGCGGCGACCCAAAAAAGGGCCGACTTGGATCGACCAACGCCTAGCCCTGTCGATTACTTAGCGTGAGATCGGCACGAACCCCGGCGTGCTTTACGCTGCCCGCCTCTGCAATCTGACGCACTCCCTGCGATCGTAGATAAACGTTGCGATCAGGATTGTTTACAGTAGGCCTTGCGCAAGCGGTCCATGGTCACCCGGCGTTACCGCCACCAACCCCCTCCCTCGCCGTCCAGACCACCCACTGCCCGCACCCACCGCACCGCGACTGCACGTGCGTTCGCGCCTTCTCCGCCATCCACGCGCTGCGCGCCGCGTACCCGTCGGGCATGTCGGCGTGCACGGCGACGTTCGGACACGGCTGCGGCTGGAACCGGTCGGCGGTCACGGCTGCACCTCGGCCGGCTTCAGCCACCGCTCGAACATGCCCCAGATGACGGTCGCCCCAACGGCCTTGTCGCCGCGCCGCGCGTCCCGCCGTTCACACTCCTCCGGCGGCACGCCGGCCAGATCCACCACCTCGACGGTCGCGCCGACCAGTTCGGCGACTCCCCGCAGGCCGTTCATGGCCCGGTCGGACAGGTTCGTGTCGTCACACACCACGTCCCAGCCCGATTCCAGCAGCGCCGCCACCGCCGTGTGCTGTGCCGTGGTTACCGCCGACTCGTGCCGGTCGACGCCGGTCCAGCCACCGAACATCATGGCCCGCAGGCCATCGCGATTGACCCGCGTCCGCTTGCCGGAGTCTTCGGCGACCCAAGCGCGGGCCCACGTGGTTTTGCCACTAGCCGGAAGCCCGCGGGTAAGTACGAGTTTCACGTTGCCCCTCCTCGAACGCTCGCCGCCGGCCGGGTGAACTGCCGCAGCGATGCCTGCAACCAGACCAGCAGTGAGCACAGCGCGTCGACGTCCGGCCGCTGTCCGTCGGCGAGTCGCGTGAAGGTGGACGGTGATAGTCCGGTTTCAGCGGCCACCTGCCTCCACGACAGCCCGTCCTCGCCGCGCTGCTGGTCGAGGGCGGCGTAGAGCGCGGCGACGTTGAGGACGTGGCGGGCCATCAGGCGGCGCCGCCGAATACGTCCAGGTCGTACAGGTCCAACTGGCGACCGTCCACAGACCGAGGTTGGTTCTCCAGCGCCCGGCGACGAGCACTCACGACAGCCTCACTGATCTGCCGTGTCGAAGCGGTAGCCAGCCAGTCGGCCAGATAGCCGACCTGGATCCGGTCCAGCCACCCCAGCACCTTCGGCAGGTTGACGTCAGGCCCAAACACCAGATAGGTGCCATCCACCGAGTCGCAGCCGATCAGGCGGGCGTACCAGAACCGGTTCCACGAGTTGACCCGCCCCATGTGTGTCCACTTGCCCCGACGGTTGGCTTCGGCGACCAACTCCGCGGCCGGTTCGCCCAATTTCCAGGCCGTGTCGCCCCCGACGAACAGGGCGTCGAAGTCGCTCCACGGCACTGTCAGATCTTCGAGCCCATTCTGCGCGACAAACGCCACCCGGTAGCCGAGGCTGCGAATCTTGTCGAAGAACGGCGTTGAGCGGGCTAGGGTGGCCACGGCGTCGCCGAGGACGTCAGGGGCTGTCGCAAACACGCAGTACTCCAGATAGGAGCGCCGCCTGAGCCAGTCCAGGAAGCCACTGTCGCCGGGGTACCCCTTGCCGAAGCATCCATTGTCGACGCAGTGCGTGACCCCGCCAGGGATGAGGTTGCCCTGCGCCGGAGTGTCGATGGCGCCGAGCCGACCGGCCAACATGGCGCTAGTCACGGGCCCCGTGCTCGGATTCGCGAAGTACCACATCGTCGTCACCGCCCCGGTAGGTGACACCCGACGTGCACGTCTCCCGAACGGTCACCGCCGCCAGCGGCAACGCTCCGGCGAGCCGTTCCCAGATCCAGCGGGCGACGTTCTCGCTGGTTGGGTTTTCCAGGCCCGCCACCTCGTTGAGGAACCGGTGGTCGAGGGCGTCGGCGACCGGCGCAAACGCCACCTTGACCTCAGCGAAATCCATGACCCAGCCGCGTTCCGGGTCCACCTCGCCGCGGATGCGCACCTCGGCGCGGTAGGAGTGCCCATGCAGTCGCCCGCACTTGTGCGGCGTTGGCACGTTGGGTAGGTAGTGGGCAGCTTCGAACGTGAACTCTTTGAAGATCTCCATCAGCGCACTCCGATGAGTTTGTGGGTCTGAATGCTGAGCGACCACTGCGGGTGCGCAAGGCAGTAGTCGATGGCGGCCCGCGTGTTGGCGGTCGCGTCGGGGCCGTCCATCGGTTGCAGCCGGAACGACGCGAAGTCGAGGTGGGCATACCGCTCGGGCTCGGCGCCAACCTGCGGGTAGACGAGCTTCAGTTCGTCGCCTGCCGCGACAATAAGGTCCGTCCCGGCTTTCGGACTCACGCACACCCAGTCAATGCCGAGTGGCAGCGGCAGGATGCCGTTGGTCTCGATGGCCACCTCGAAGCCGCGTGCGGTCAGCGCCGCCATGGCGCCGTCGTCGAGTTGAAGCGCCGGCTCACCGCCGGTGCAAACGACGAACGGGCGCCCGCCGCCGGGCCAGCAAGAGGCAACCGCGTTGGCCAACTCCTCCGGCGTGGCGAACCGTCCGCCGTCCGGCCCAACGTCCACGAAGTCGGTATCGCACCACAGGGAGCACGACGGGCCGCGCTTGCGGTCCCGCTCGTGGCCGGTCCACAGGTTGCAGGAGGTGAACCGGCAGAAGACGGCGGGACGTCCGGCGTGGTGACCCTCGCCCTGCAAGGTGTAGAAGATTTCCTTGACGCGGTAGCGGGTTCTCATCGGGCTACCGCCGGATCGTCGATGCCGACAGCCGCGAAGCCGGCGGCGCGAGACCGGCAGGCGTCGCACCGCGCGCACGGCTTCTCGTCGATCGGGTCGTAGCAGGACCACGTGGCGGCGAAGTTCACGCCGAGGTCGAGTCCGAGTCGGATAACGGCCGCCTTGTCGAGGTTGATGAGCGGCGTGTGGATCTGGACCGGTTCGCGGGTGGCGAGGCCTGCCAGTCGCGCCCATGCGTCGAAGTAGGCGGGTCGGCAGTCGGGGTAGCCCTCGTGGTCCTCCTGGTTGGCACCGATGAAGATGTCGCGGGCACCGACGGTCTCCGCGAAGGCGAGGGCGTACGACAGGAAGATGGTGTTGCGGGCGGGGACGTAGGTGGCGGGAATTCCGGCGGTGGGCTCTGTCGGCACCGCGATGGCGGAATCCGTGAGCGCAGACCCGCCAAATGCGCGCAAGCCGACGTCAACGTCGCGGTGACGACGCTCTACCCCCGCGCTCCGAGCAGTTCGGCAGGCTGCGGCGAGTTCGATGCCGTGGCGCTGGCCATAGCGGAACGATAGGGGGTGCACGGCGAAGCCCTCCGACTGGGCAATGGCGAGCGTGACGGCGGAGTCGAGGCCCCCACTGAGGAGCACGACTGCGGGATGTTGCTGACTCATGCCGAAACTCCAACCGTTAGAAGGTCTTGGACTCGCGACCAGATCGCCTCTTCGAGCTCTTCCACCGCCCGCGTAGCGTCCAGCAGCAGGTACCGCTCGGGCGCCCGTGCCACGCAGTCCAGAAACCCCGCCCGCACCCGCTCGTGAAACGCCAAGTCTTCCCGCTCCAGCCGGTCCAGCACCCCATCCCGTGTGGCCCGTGCCAGCCCCACCTCTGGGTCGATGTCGAGCACGATCGTCAGGTCCGGCGTGAGCCCTTCTGTGGCCCAGCGCGACAGGTTGGCGACCACCTCCCGGTCCATGCCGCGCCCCGCCGCCTGGTAGGCCAGCGACGAGTCCACGCCGCGGTCCTGGACGACGACGGTGCCCGCTTCGAGCGCGGGCCGGACCACCTCGGCGACGTGCTGGGCCCGGTCGGCGGCGTACAGCAGTGCCTCCGTGCGTGGGTCCAGGCGTGACACGGGGTCGAGCAGCAGTTCGCGGATCACCTTGCCGGCGTTAGTGCCGCCCGGCTGGCGGGTCAGGACGGCGGAAATGTTGGCGGCGAGCAGGCGGGCGTGGAGGAGTTGGGCCTGCGTGGTCTTGCCACAACCGTCCCCACCGTCTATCGCGACGAATAGGGCGCTCATCGCTTACCGCCGGGAGTGGTCCGATCGAAGTTGCACACCCAGCCCGGGGTTGACGCGTAGTGCCACTCGCGAATGCACCAAAGCGCGATTGTGTCGCCTGGCTTCACCAGTGAGCAGCGGGTGTCGTCACAGCGGTACTCACCGCCGTCACCTTGCAGGCGAACCGCGTAGCTCTGCGTGGTTCCGCCATCGCCACCCAGCATCCGTACTCCCACCTCGGCGATGGTGCCTTCGACGTGGCGGTACGAGTGGTACTCCCACTGGTACGGGTAGAGACCCCACGCAAGGAGGCCGACGGCGATGACAGCGACCGAGGCCCCGGCGATCGCCATGCTGAGGCCGAGTAGCGGCCGGTCGTCGTATGAGTCGCGCTCCGGCATCCGGCGCCAGCGCAGACCGACGAGAGCGCAGATAACTGAGGCGACGAGGATGGCCGCGGCGATGCTGACGCCCACGATGAAGTCAATGCTGATCACGATGTGCCAATCTGGTCGGTGCCGGCAGTTCGGTGGCAGTTGGCCGAGCGGGTACCACACCGCCCCGCCCGGCCCGTCTCAGTCGTCGTTGGACTTGCTCGACGTCGAGCCGAGCGAAGGCATCACCGCCATGAACAGCACCGCCCACCAGAAGCCGATGGTCGGAATCGTGTGCCACCAGTGCGCATGAGCGACGCCGACGGCCAGCATGAACAGCCAGCCCTTGAGGAAGGTCAGCATCGCGCTGACGATGATGCCCTGGACGAACTTGCCAAGGGCGGCGGCCCGTCGTTCGGAGCGACGACCGCGCTGGATGAGTCGGTACGCCTCGGCGTAGTTGATGCTCACGGGGATCCTTTCGTGGTGCGGGTTGGCGGGGTGGTAGATCTAGGCGGCAGTAGCTTCCTCGACGACGTCCACGAGCGACATCCCGAGCACGCCGCCCAGGGCGCGCCACAAGCGCATCGGCGTAGCCGTCTTCAGCTCGCCGACCGGGTTCTCCATACGGTGAACCGCGCTCTCGCCGGCGCCGATCAGCGCGCCGAGTCGGGCGAGGCTGAGCCCCTGCCGAATCCGCTCGGCTCGGACTCGGGCCATCAGATGCGAACCAAGGTAGGTCGGGTTGCCGGTCTGCGCGAACATCGCCGCCATGGATGTCGCGCACCGGTCCTCGACCTCCGGGAGTCCATCGAAGCGGAACGCCAGGTCGGTGCCCAGCCCGACGGCGGCGCGATGCAGGGTGGAGACGAACACGTTGGGATGCGGCCAGCGCTCCAACTCGCACAGGCGCGGCGGGCTGGTGCCCATGCGGTGGCTCATCTCGACCAGCGAGACGTGTGCGCTGAGGCGACGCCGACGCAGGTCGTCGGCCAGCGTCTGGATGGTGGCCTCGTCGTCTGGGTGTGGCGGGTTCATGCCGCTACCTGCGCGCGGGCCTGCCACATTCGGGCCTTCTCGTTGCTGATCCGCAATGTGTTCCTGACGCTGGACCAGCGGTTGGCGGGAACGTGGTCGCGGAACAACACGACCTTCTCGGCGTCGGACAGTTCGCCGAACGCGCGCTTGCCCTTCAACGCGAGACTGATGGCCACCTCGTCGACCGTAGGCGCCGGCACCACCCGGATGCCGAGGCGCCCACCGAGGGCGCGGGCGTAGCGCTGATACGTGGACAGCAGCAACTCCCGGTCGGTCGCCTCGATCTTCCCGACCGCCGTGACGTAGAGCCCCATGCGAGCGGCAACGTCCGCCTGCGACAGGCTCCGCGCTCGACGGACGTCCGCCAGTTGCCGGAGGAGGTCGGTGCGGTGCCGCGCGTCGGCTTCGCTCGGCGACAGGTGCGGATATTCGGGCAGGTCGGATGCGTCGAGGCGCAGCAGTCGGAACCGGATGGCCCGATCGAGACCGCGGGCGTGGCGCTGCACGTTGGCGACGATCGAGTCCTGGATCTGGAACGACTCCGCTTTCGAGATGACCGACTCCGACACGCCGATGTCTTCGGCGACGTCCAGTTGGGTCATGCCGAGGTCGACGCGGATCTGCCGGAGGCGCTGCGCGAGCGCTCGGCGGGACGCGATGTCGGCGGGGTAGTGCGGGGCGCGCGGGCCGGTCTTGGTCATGGCGGTCTCCTCAGGCTGCCTGCTGGTTGCGGCGTGCCGCGCGGTGGCGAAGGATGGTGCGCCGAGACACCCCGAGCCGCTCCGCGCGCTGCCAGTCCTTCAGGTCGTAGCGGTCCAGCTGGGCAACCGCCGCGGTGCGCTCAACGGGTCGAAGTGCCATCGGGTGTCCGGCCACGGCCAGATCTACGGCGAGCTCATCGACGCCGCGGGCAGCCGTAGTACCGCAGGCGCGGCGGTTCGCCGCCCACTCGCGGGCGTAGGCGCGCTTCGTTTCCACCGCGTCGGGGCAGCGGCAGCCGTCCACTGTGTACGCGGTCAGGGTGCCGTGACGGGTCGCGTTGCACTGGGTGGTCATGACGGCGCTCCAGCCACATGCCGTTCCAGGGCCCGCGTCGCCGCGACCACGGATGCCAGCACCTCGCCGCGCAGCCGATCCGCCTCGCCGTCGGGCAGTGTCCGCCAGCCGCGCAGGTCGTACATGAGCTTGGTGAACGTCCCAGACAGGCGCTGGGTGTCCCAGATGGCCACGCCGTCGACCAGCAGCGTGTAGTGGTGCGGCCATGCGTCGCGGAGGGCCTCGCGCCACGTCGCCTGGATCATGGGCCATTCGGTGACGTGGTTGGCGGGCTTCCATGTACCGGAGTCGTCCGTGCCGAAGTAGGCGCAGCCGTCGTTCCAGACGGACGGGTGGTTGAGCCGGCCGTACGACTCGCCGCCGTAGGTCCACAGGGGCAGGTCGGCGGTCGGACCCAACGCCTCGTCGAGGCGTTGGCCGAGGATGGACGGCAGGTCCATGTCAAAATCGTCGGCCCAGAAGCACTCGGTCATGACGATCCCACCAAGGCACCACACCGGACCCAGTCCACCGACAGCCCGGCGTCCATTGCCGCTACGTTCTCGTCCCAGTTGTCGCCGTCGAACGCGTCGAGCACGACCTGCACGCGGTTGCCACCATCGGCCAGCATCGACTCCACGTCGCCGTAGAACCACACCTGTACGCGGTTCTCTTCGCACCAGCGTTCGGCCACCACGTCCGCGGCTGTGAACTGGCAGCGGGTGGTGACCTCCATGCGCGGGTGGTGTGAGTGCAGCACATCGAGGCGGTGTCGGATCGTCGTGACCATGTCGGGCAACTCGGGAATGTCGACCCCGCCAAGGACGAGCACGCGGAACGGCGCGTCAAGGACGGAGCCGATCTGGTCGTACAGCGAGCGCAGCTCGGCCTCGGTGAACGACACGGAGTGGCTGGTGGTGCCGGGCCGGAAGCCGCGCGGCGGTCCGATGCGCACCTTGTACGGCTTGGGCTCGCCGTCGTGGAACGCGGCGTCCGGCTCAAGGTGGAGGCAGTCGCGGTCGGGGAGAGTCCACGGGAGCGGGTGCTGGTAGGTCACGACGCCACCTCGACGCCCTGCTCACGCACCGAGTTGTCGGTGAACGCCGTGTACCCCATCGTGCCGTCGTCGAGCGCAAGACGGCCGATGTTGTTCCAGGCGAAGACGAACCGGCCCGTCTGAACCGGCCAGCCCAACGGGTGCATGCTGGCCGGGGTGGTCCACCGCTGGTCGAGGGCGGGCGCACCGTTGCTCCTCGCGGAGGCTCGCCAGCCGGCCGCACCGCCGTGGTGGATGTAGAACTTCTCGATCTGCTCGCGCGCTTTGGCCGGGACCCAGTCGGGCCATGCCCATTCGGTCTCGGCCTGCACGTTGGTGTCGAGTTGGTCGCTCATGATGTACTCCTTCCGTTGAGACGCGTCGGTCCCGGGTGGGGGTCTAGCCGGCGCGCCTCGGCTTGTCTCAGGCCTTCTCACGCCCCGGCTCGTGCATGCCCCGCGCCAGCGCGATCACGTCGGCGCGCATCGTGTCCAGCGGCGTCGCGTCGTCGACCGACGACATGTAGCGGGTGACCGCTTCGAGGCGGTTACGGCACACCTGAGCCTCGTGGCGGGCTGCGTCAGGGGGGGGGTTGGTGCGGGTGAGCTCGAACGGGAGTGGGGCGGTCATGAGCCGGGCCGCATCGACGCGATGAGCTGTCGGTGGGTGGGCTTCGGGGACTCCTCGTCGTTATCCAGGACGGCTGCCGAGTCGAGAACGAATGGCGCCCCGCGGGTTGCGGCGAACGTCAGAACCACCTCGGTACCGGCCTCGGCGGTAAGCGCCGCCAGTAGGTAGCGCACGCTCATGGCGACCTTGGTTGGCGGTCCGTCATAGGCGCAAGCGATCTCCTCGGCCGTGGAGGCGTCCTGCCCCGAGCCGCACACCTGCACGACGCCCTCCGCGAACGTGAGCGTCACCGACGGGAAGTCTTTGGCTGCGGTCATCAGGCGCACCCGGTCCAGCACCGGCTTGAGGTCGGCCACCGCGACCCGCGCAGGCGTCCGTGACCGCTCCGGGAAGATGCCTCGCAGGTTGGGGTGGAACGGCTCACCGATCTGGCGGACCACCACGCTACGGGTCGCGGTTGACAGCCCCAGCAGCGTGTCAGTGCACCCGATGGTGACGGATCCGTCGTGCGCGAGGTCTGCGGCGACCGCCAGGAACTCGCCACCGTGCGGCAGTGCAGAGACGGCGTCCGTCGCGTGGGGCTGCCATGGAATGTCGATGTAGGCGGCGCGGTACCGGTCCGACGCCTCGACGGTCAGCAGGTCACCGAACTTCAGGTTGATGCCCGCCAGTGATGGCACGCCCTTTTCTCCGGTCACGTCGCACGAGACGCCGACCAGCTTGACCGCCCGGGCCAATGCCGAGGCGTCCACCTCGCCTACGGTCGGCGGCAGTGCCGGGATGGTCACGAAGTCCTCAGCGATCATCAACGGCAGCGTCACCTTGGCCCGCCCGCACGTGATCGCCAACGAGTTGCCCTCGACGGTGGCTTGGACCGGCTTGTCGGGCAGCGTGCCCATCAGGTCGGCCAGCAGGCGCCCGGAGACGAGCACCTTGCCGTCGGAGCCCTCGACGTCCACCGTGGCCGTGGCGCTGGCGTTCTCGTTGTAGCCGGCCACCGTCAACACGCTGTCCGCGACGGTCAGCAGGATGCCGCCGTGGGCCGGGATGGTCGGGCGTGATGAGACGCGCTTGGCGGCCCAGGTAACGGCGCTGGCGAATGCGGTGCGGTCGGCAGTGAAGACGAGGCCAGTGCTGGTCAGGGTGGCGGTCACGCCGCACTCCGCAGCGCTGCACCGTCGACCTCTTCCGGGCCGACCAGTACGAGGCGTCGAACCGCGGTGCCGTTCCTGTTGACGTATCGCTCGTAGGTGATGGCGAACTCGGCGGTGACGACTTCGGCGAGGCGACGGCCAACGGTCTGGTCGGACTGTCCGGTGGACAGGTCGCCGAGGAACATCACGGCACGGTGGGTGGCGACGGGATCGGCGCCGGGATTCTCGAACATGACGGTTCCTTTCGGGGGGTTACGGGCGGCGACGGCGGCCGAGGATGAGCAGGGCGGCGCCGAAGTCGATCGCGGCTGCCCCGCCGACAACGAGGGCAACAAGACCCCACGGCGTCGATCCGGTCACCGGCAGTTCGGCGACGGCCGTCGTGGACGGGCTCGGCGTGGCCGCGGTGGAGGCGCTGCCGAAGGCCGTGGCGGTTGCGGTCGCAGACGGGGTGGCGCTGGGTGAGGTGGAAGGGCTGGCGCTCGGCGTCACGGAAGGCGACGCGCTGGCCGAGGTTGACGGGCTGGCGCTTGCTGACGGGCTGCACTTCTTCTGACACGCGCCGACCGGCCATGCGGTGCGGGTGCCCTTCGGCACTTCGGGCGAGTACTGCCAGTGCCAGTGGCCGCACGTCTCGCCGTCGCGCCGCTCGCACCGGTACGTCTGGCCCTTGTGCAGACCCTCCGCGCCGATCGTTTCGCAGGCGGCGCCAGGAACGACCCGGCTGGGAGTCGTGGCGAAAGCGATGCCGGCGGGCGCGAGCGTCAGGGCGGCGAACGCGGTGGTGGTGAGAAGGAACTTGGTCTTGGGCTTCATTGCAGGACCCCCGCTTGCGTGATCAGTTTGTGCAGGTAGAAGCGGCTGTCAGATTTAGCATGACACACGCCGCGAGAATTTGATAGCCGCTATGGGACACTCATCCACATGGGCCCCCACAACGAGACGGTCATCGGAGTCCGCGCTACGACGGCGCGGCGCGACCTGGCGCACGAGGCACTCCACGAGCACGGATGGAAGCTCCAGGAGTTCGTGACGGCGTGCCTGGAGGCGGTCATAGCCGACCCGGCTAAGTTCCTGCGGCATGTCGCCCGGCACCGACCTGAACGCAAGGCCGCCGGACGCCCACGCAAGCGCCAACCCGACGCCTAGCCCCTTCACGTCACGTCCCCCAGCACCGCCCGCACCTCAGCGAACGCCGCCTCCTCGGGCGACGGCTTCGGCTTGGTCTTGCGCCTGCGGTGAATCTTCGTCACGGCACCCGTGTTTGCGCTCCACTCCGACCCGTCCACCTCGTTGCGTGGCACGACGAACGCGTCCACGGCGTCGGCGTCATACCGGCGATGCAGTCCGGACGGTAGGCGGATGAAGGGCAGCTTGCCCGCGTCTGCGTAGCGGGTGACCGTGGTTGGATCCACTTGCAGGACCGCTGCCACCTCACCGCGCGTATACCAGCGGGGGACCTTCACGCCGCCACCTCAATCGCGGCGTCCAGCGCCGCTGGCCACTCGACCCCACTCAGCGCCGTCCGATGCGTCTGCGGCATGACGACCATCGGCACCCCGAGGTGATCAGCGGCGAGCGAGGCAAGAATCAACGCGTCCGCCGAGTCGTTGCCACCTTGGAACCAGTCGAAGCGGCGGGACACCTCGCGCATGATGTCGTCCTTATTGGCATTGCCCTTGCCCGTTGCGTAGCGCTTGACGTTCGACGGCGGCACGATTGCCACCCGATCGTTTCGGCGCCAAAGCGCGTGGGTAATCAGCCACCACATGCCGGCAAGCTGGTGATAGGCGGAGCCCTTCGCCCCGAACGCGGGACCCTCCACGGCGATGAGATCGGCACCCGCCGATCGGTCGAGGATTTCGGTGCGCAGGAAGGCGAGCCGCTCGTGGCCGCGAAGTTTCGCGGCCGGGCGGATCACGTCGGCCCAGCCCGCGTTGGATGCGATCCCTGTTGACGTCAGCGAGAGGTCGAGGCCGTAGACGCGTGGGGTGCTCACACCGACCTCCGTACGTGTGGTCACGGCGCCACCTGCGCGATTGGCCACCCCGGCGTCATCGAGTCGAGCTTGGCGCCAAGGTCTTCCATGTCGAGTGCCGCAGCCGCGGCCCGCTCCTCGTCGCCCCGCTCCAACGCGGCGTCATAGGCATGCGTGGCCTCCATGAGGCCCTGCTGCCAGAATTCGGCGAGTCCTTCCGCCTGGTCCTCGGCCCATGTCGCTTGGTGCTCGTGCAACTCCATCGGCGACATGGCGGCCACCTTGGCGAACCACTGCGCGTCCTCGTCGCGGACCTTCTTCCACGTGGCCGACAGGCATGTCTGCTTGCGCATCAACTCGTGGCGGGGTAGGGCGCACCAGGACGCCATCTTCCACGCGACCCGCGCCGTGGTGAGCGCGTCATAGGCGGCACCGTGCGCCTGCTCGTCGTCCCACTCGACCCCGTAGATCGCGGCGAGCGTCTTGAGCGAGCGGGCGCCCTGATCCTCGGACACCCGCTTGCGGAAGCGGATCAGTCTGCGGTCGATGACGATAGGGTCGATCACCGGTGCAATCGATCCGTCGAGACGATCGGTCAGTGACCGGATACCCAGCCGTGCTGCCTCGCACTGGAACACGGTGGCGTCATATCTGGCATTTTGGATCAAGAGCACCGCGCCGTTGCGCATCGCCGCCGCGATTTCGCCGAGGAACAGGTCCAGCACGTCGGCGGCCGGCTTGCCCTCGGCCTGGATCTTCTCGTCCGTGATGTGGTGCACCTTGATCGAGTCCGGCGGTATCGGCATGCCGGGGTCCACGTAGGACTGTCGCAGGTCGAGCGGCTGGCCGGGAGTGACGTAGGCGGCGGCGATGTCTATGACGCGGGCCTCTTCGGCATACTTCGAGGTCGACTCGCAGTCGACACTGACGATGGGGGTGGTTGGTAGCCACAGCATCAGGACCCACCGCTCTCTCCGTGCGTCTTCACGTGATCGAGCCCAAAGCGGATGAACCCGTCGAGGTCGTTGAAGGCGAAGTACGGCAAGCCGTTCACGTCCCGCTCGCTAACGCCCCCGATGTAGGCGATCGGCCAGTAGGCGGCAGCCTGACCCGGCGCGTTGATCGCGCATTCACCGCAGTGAAGTTCGACCCCTGTCCCCTCGTCCGCGACGAGTTGTAGGTAGTCGGGGATGCGGAAGGTACTCATAGCGTCCACTCCGGAGCGTCGCCCTGAAGCAAGTCCTCAGGAATCCCGTCGACCATCGCCCGGTAGAGCGGTGTCTTGCGCAGCCAAGCCACCGGGTCGGCGCTGCGGGCGTCTAGTTCGGCATCGAATGCGTCATGCGCCCAGTCGCTCATCAAGTCGAGGTGGCTGAAGCGAGGGCCAGATTCAACGACTTGGCCGTCCACCTCCCCGAACGCCATACGCATTGACGGTTCGCTCATGGCGCACGTCTCACCGACTCCATACATGAACTCGAACCACCCGGCGCGGCGCTCCATCCAGCGGGCGGCGCTGCGGCGCCAGGGCGTGCCCATGTCTGCGACGCGCACGATGGGGCGGACCTTTGGCTTCCAGTGGGTTCCCTGGTTCAGGTAGGCGTAGATAAGGTATGCCTGCGCCTTGAGGTCGGCGGCGGTCACCGGTTTGCGGGCGTCGTTCACGACTGCTTACCACCCTGTTGCGCCTTGCGCACCTCCAGCGCCTCGGCGGCAACGTCCGCCTGCTCGGCAGTTAGGTCGGCCAGCGACGCCAGCACCTCGACCCCGACGATCTTCGCGGTAATAGTCAGACGGTTCTGTTCGTTCTCCTCGCCCACGAAGCCGAGGTCGTCCCACAGCCCGAGCACCCGCTCGACCTGCTCCGGCGATGCCAGTGTCACCTCGTGGGCAGGCTGGTCGCCGGTCGCGCCGAGGATCTCGGCCGCCGTCACCCGACGGGCCGGGGTGCGTCCCTCGAACGCGGGCGACTCGTGGTCGCGGATCTCCTCCGCGCTGTACGGCATGCCCATGATGGCGTCCATCGCGATCCAGCGGCACGCTTCGGAGGTGGCGCGGGCGATGAGCATTGCGCCGGGCTGCTGCTTCCACTGCGACTTGCCGGTCAGGCTCATCTGCTCAGCGCGGGCCAGATCCCAGGTGGAGGTCTGCCATTCGGTCTCGCCCTTGCGGCGACCGGTCACGACCGCGCGGTCCGGGGTGGACTCGACGATGCGGACCTCGTGTCCGTGCGCCTGCGCGATTGCTCGCAGCGTGGCGGCCTTCGGCGCCGGGGTGCCCTGGATATTGTCAAACGCCCGCAGGGACGCCATCGGCGACAGCCCGACCTCCGCGCCGGCCAGCATTGCGGCGGCGGCCTCCTGCGCTTTGCCCCGATAGGCGGCAGGCGCGAACTGGGTGGCGCACAGCGCGTCGGCGAGCTGGAACGCGGCCTGCGCGGCCTGCGCCCACTCGACGAGTTGCATGGCCGCGGACTCGTTCTTCGATGGCAGTGCGATGGCGTTGCTGTGGTTGGCGGTCGGGATGGCGACGGTCATGACACTTCCTTGCTGTAGGCGGGGTCGAAGTAGTCGAAGTTCTTGGACAGCCATGCGGGCGGGGAGACGGTGGCCACGTCGTCGGCGTAGCCGGGCCAGGCGTTGGCCTCGGAGCATTCGGCGAAGATGCGGCGGGCGCGGCGGGCCAGGGTCTCGCCCATCTGGACCGCCTCGTCGTCGAACTCGAAGACGGTTACCAGGTACGGCGGCGTTTTCTCCTGGACGATGAACACGAACGACGGGTCGGTGTCGATGCCGAGTGAGCGGACGCCATCGCAGTAGAACCAGTGCTGAATTTGGTAGCCGTAGCTGAACATGAGCCGCTGCATCTGGCTCGGGTCGGCCGTGGTGGACGTCTTATAGTCGGGAATGATGAACCGCCGCCCCCGCACCGCCGTGGGCAGCCAGTCCAGCCGGGAGCGGCACCAGATGCCAGCCTGCTCGTCACGCCAGAAAAGCGACTGTTCCGGCTTGCCGGAGTCGGGCTTCAGTAGCGCGTACGCGAACGGGTGCTGTCGCAGTGCCGCGGCCATGGCCTGAACCTGTCGGTACGTGGCCACCAGCAGCGGCACCTTGCCGGCCTCGTGCGCTTCGTCGCGCGCCTCGCGGGCCGCCTTGGTCCGCCAGTCATCGGCGTCGACCGGCACGATCTCGGGTCCGACGCCGAGCACCAGTTTGTGGGCGGCGTGGCCGACGTCGAACTGCGATTTGGGCGTGGATGGGTGGTCCATCTCCCAGCGGTACTTGGCGGGGCACGACGGCGGGAGTAGGAGCTTCGCGCCAGACGTGGAGAGGGATCCGCCCTCGACGGGGTCGCCGAAGTAGTCCGCCTCGTCCATGTCGTAGACGCCGGGGCGCTCGATGCGCAGGGATGTCGTGCGGGGCGGTAGGACTGCGGTCATCGCCTGACCCCCGTCCGCCGAGTCCCCCGGTAGCGCCACTTGGCCAGCACGTCGTCGCGACGTTCGACCGCGCGCGACGCCAGCAGTGCCGGCACGTTCTCGAACACGCCGGGCACCGGCAGCAGGGCCGTGTCGTCGCCGGAGACGTCACGCAGCGGGTCGAGTGCCTCCGACGCCCGCTGCGCATCGGCGACCACCTCGTCCGCCCGGCGGAACTCGTTGGCGTAGGCACCCCAGATCACGAAGAAGGCGACGGCGACCGGAAGCGCGGCAGCGCCCTTCACCCACGCGGGGCCGCCCAGCACGTCGATGAACCACGCGACGCCAATGCCGACTCCCACCGTGAACGCGAGACGTACCGCGAACCAGATCAGGTTGCTCACGGCGCCTCCTCGCGGCACATCAGTCGCGCCATGCCATACGCGGCCAGACCGGTCAGCGGCGCCACAACCAGCGCGGCCGGCGTGAGGTCGATGTTGACGCCCAGCGCCAGCGCGACGGTGACGAACAGGCCGACGGCGGGAGGGAGGGTGCGGCGGGTCATTGAGCACCGTCCAGTTGCCGCGCACCTTCGATGATGGCCGAACCGACCCACGCGAACGTCTCGCGCTGGTCGAGGAAGCCGCAGCGCTGTGCGCCCAGCAGTCGGTACGCCTCGCGGATCACGTACAGGCCGATCTCGTCGACCTGCTGCTGCGCGTTCTCCAAGTCGGTCCGCGCCGTCAACTGGGCGAAGCGGAGACGGCGGGAGGCCCGAAGCATGACGTCGCCGAGGACCTTCTGCTCCCGCTTCGAGAGACCGGCGATGCGCTGGGCGGGGATTGCGGTAGTCATGCGGCCATTCCCTCGCCGCCGCCTGCCGCCGCCGCAGCCCTCCTCGCCTTGTAGGCGGCCACTGCGGCGCGATTACAGGCCCGGCACCCCCGGCGAAATCCCCTCTTTAGTTGCAGGACATAAGTATTCGACTCGTCGTACGGGTGACCGTTGTCGCATTTGGTTTTGCGAGCGTTCACTGCCGAGAAGCTTCGGCCACGAAGAAGGTTCACGCGTTCCGGAACCAACTGGAGGTGTAGGAGATTGACGCACCTTCGATGGAGGCACGCGGGACCCCCGACGCAGTCCAGGTCGTGACTGTGGCACACATGGTCTACCACCAAGTTGGGCAGTATTGACGTAGAGAGTCGCTGGAAAATGACTCGGTGAGCGCCCTGCCCCGTGTGCCACTTGCCATAGCCCTCGCGGTCAACGGGGCCTACCCAGTAGACGCACCCGTTCACCTGAGGTTGGCACTCTCGCCAAATACTGGACCGTGTAGTAGGTCGCGTCCTCATGCCGCCCCCCCTGACGTCTCGCGGTCGAGCCGCGCCAGCTCCCGCGCGGCGGCCTCGGTGAGACGCCGCTGCAACGGGACGTTGGCGTGGGCCGGCGGGTGGTTGGACAGTTCGCGCAGGTAGGCACGGCGCAGGTGGACGTACTGGCTGGCGAACTTGGGGTCTTTCGCGTACAGGTAGGCCACCAGATCGGTTTCGGTGGCTTCGTCGGGCTGCGGCACGACCGGCAGGAAGTGGACGCTCACGGAGCCATCACCGCCTTCACCCGCGCCGCGAGCTCGGGCTGGTTGGCGGTCGCAGTGGCACCCGCGCCGAGGCTCAGTTCGGCGTACGCGCCCGCCGCCTTCAGCGCGGCCAACACGAACGGGATGGCCTGCGCCAGTTGGCGATGGTTGCCACCCGCCTCCAGCTTCTCGACCGCGTCGGCGCACATGCCGGCGACGAACTCGCCGGCCGCCAGCGGGTTCTGTGCAAAGTTGCAGGCGACGAAGTTCGCGCCCATAGCGATCTGGGCGGTGGCATTCGGGCTCACGACGTCACCGCAATTCCGGCGGCCTTGTGTGCGTCGATCCACAGCCATTCGGCATGCTGCTTCGGCATCTGGTCCAGCAGGAGGGGATACAGGGCGCCGCGCTGCTCGGGGTCAACGAAACGCGGATCCGTTGCGAGGGCGCGCGGGCTGGTCGGGACGCCATCGATGCGGCGCATGCCGTTGGTGATGGTTTTGAGGCTCATGGTTGGGCTCGATTCGGTGCGAAGGTCAGGAGTCGGTGGGGCGCGCGGCGAGCAGCACATCCCAGTCGTAGAAGGGAATCGGGTCGGCGTGCCGGTCGCCGAGGCTGCGCGGAAAGGCCTCCAGCGTCTCGTTGAGGAAGCGGCGTGTCGGGTCGAACGGCAGGTCCACCAGCCCGACCTCGGACCGGTTCGACAGGTGCAGGCGCAGCACCTGCTCGCCGCCGACCAGCAGCGGCCACATCTGCACGTCGCCCTTGCGGAACGTCTGCGCCGCCACGAGCGCGTCCACCATGACGTCGCGGGACAGCAGCCACGGCACCTCATCGCCGCCGACATAGAACATCGCGCGCACAGTCAGGGGGTCCTCCACCTGGAACGCCAGGCGGGCCTTTATCGGCGTAGCGCTGCCGCCGATGACGTCGCGACTCACCGCGACGAACTCGCGGACGATGACGCGGGTCATTGCGCACCCGCCTTCTCGCCCAGCTCGGCGCGCAGCTGGTCGATGACGGCGTTGAGGCGGGTCACCTCGTTGCGCAGCCAGGCCGCGTCGTCCGCGGCGGTGTCGGCGCGACGCTTCTGCCGACACTCCTCGCGGATCGCGACGGCCATGTGGCGGTGCAGGCTGTCGATCTCGTCGGCTTCGAGGGTGAGTGCGTCGGCCAACGCCGGAATGTCGACCACGGCAACCACGGCGAGATCTGCGGCCCGGCGGGCCAGGCTGTTGGTGCGGCGGACGCTGCGCCGAGGCTTGATTGCCAACTCGGCCGCTTCGGCGTGACGGCCGAAGTCCTCCATGGCGTGGCCGATCAGTTCGTCGACCTCGGCGTGCGACAGGATCTTCCGGGCGGTGGTCATGACGCCAGCCCCTTCCGGGTGCGAACCGCGGTCAAGTCCGTCACCGGCTGCTCGCCGACCTGCAGCACCTTCGGGCGGGGCTTCAGCGTGACCTCGCCGGTGAGGCGGCAGCGGCAGTCGTCGGTGTGCGATCGCGACCATTCCGACGTGGGGATCGGGTTGTCGGTGCAGCGGGCGCGGAAGTCGCGCTCCTCGGCCCGTTGCTCCTCGTTGATGCGGTCGAACTGCTCGTTCCACCAGCGGCGCTGCGCCTCAATCTGCGTGCGGTAGGTGGGGTCCGCCCAACGGCGGGCGTCCTCGGCTTCCATCTCTTCGCGGCGGCGACGGATGGCGGCGAGCATGGACGTGACCGCTGCGGTCTTGTCCGCGTCGGTCAGGTGCGCCACGGCCGTGATGCGCTTGGCGTGGAAGCCGACCACGTAGCCGCCGGACGACTTGCAGTACGCCTCGACCGGTTCGCCGCAGTGGTCGCAGGCGACGGTGCGGGGAGCCTCGTGTGAGTAGCGGAAGCGCTGGTAGTCGGTGAGGGTGTCGGGGTGCGTGACGCCGAGGTTGACGATGGTCATCGCGTCCGCCCCCTGACGGCGCGCTCGGTGCGCGGATCGGTCGCGGCAGTGTGGCCGAGCATCCGACGCATCTCGTCGTTGGCGGCGCGCGTCTCGGCAAGCATCAGCAACATGCGGTCTTCGAGGGTGAACGCGTCAGCGACCTCAGTCAGGTGGTGGCCGATCGCGCGGAAGAGGCGCATCATCGAGCCACCTGCTCTGCATGCCAGCGGCGGCCGAACGCGGTGTCCTGCCAGCGGGCGTTGTAGGCGTAGAGGCGGTCCGGCTCGTGGTTGAGGTCGAGGTCGGTCCACACGACGTCGTCTTGAGTGGCGGGGTTGGGCTCGATGCCCGTAGGCTTGCCGTTCATCCGGCACTGCCTCGCTTTCTGGTCTCGGTGGTGCTGGTGTTCGGCCCCGCCCGTCGTGTCCGCGGCGGGCGGTTGGCGTTTAGGCGGCCTTTGGCAGGCGTGCCGTGTAGCGCTGGCGGTTGTAGATCGGGTCGTCGCGGCGAATGGCCTCCACCTCGGCGTCGTGCGCATGAACCTCGCTCGGGTATTCGGTGAGATCTACTGAGGCCACTTCCGACCACCAGTCCTGCGCATGGCAATGCGATGTCAGACGTCTGGGCAGGTCGCACGTGTGGCCGATGTAGAGGGCGTGGCCCGTTCCATCGAGTAGGCGATAGACGTGGTAGCGCTTGAGTCCGTCAAGCAGGCACCGATCGCAGAACTTGTCACTGGGAGGCTCCACGTGGAAGCGCGCTTTGAGGAGGGGGGTGCCGCAAACGGCTCGCGCTCCCACTCGGAGTTCGTCCGTGCGCCACGCGGCCTGCGCGTACGCAACTCGATGAACGGTCCCATTGCGGTTTGCCGTCGTGAGCCAAGCGCCGCTTGGCTTGACGTCGGTCGTCGGGGCGCGACGGAAGCGGTCGCACGCACTGAAGATTGACTCCGACATCTCAGGCCACCTTCGTGTCGGGCACGACGCTGAGCAGTGCGCGACCATCGGGGCCAACCAGAGGCCTCGGCTCGCCTAGGAACACCGCGAGATCGAGCGGGTCGACGCGCCACATCGCGTTGCGGCTACCTTCGGCGGCGACGTCCTTGCCGACCAGGCGGTGCCCCTTGATGAGGTTGTAGACGTGACTCTTCGACGTGTTGAGGCGCTTGGCCACCTGCTTCACGGTCAGCAGCGGATCGTCCATTTCAGGCCGCCTTGCCGGTGCGACGTCGGGGGGCCCTGGCGCGGCGACGCTGATTGACCGACACCTCAATTGAGGCGAGGACCTCGGTCAGGGCCTCGGCGGCGGCAAGACCCGCATCGGACTGGGGGTCAAGCGGCACGGCGCTCGTGGCTGCCTGCGACTGCGGCATCGGGACCCACCTCCTTGAACACGACCTCGAAGGGGACGTGGGGGAAGCGGCGCCGAACGGCGTGCACCAGTTCGATGCTGACCGGCCCCGGTTCCGTCCGGTGGAACGCGCGACACAGGACGGCGCGGCTGGAGTCGAGGTATTCGGCGCGGGCGCTGTAGCCCTCGACGCCGGCCTCTTTGAGCAGGTAGTGCAGTACTGGCAAGGAATCGCCCGGCGCGCGGTTGAGGATGATGCACCCGTTCCGTCGCCGGTAAGACTGGGCACGTGTTGCTTCCATAGGAAGGAACGATAGGCGATCGTTCCCCGTGATGCAACGCCCCAGGCTCCGCCGTTCGGTTGCAGTTCCGTTGCGGACTGCGGCGGTGTTACCGTTTTCGAATGGCAGTGATCTCCGTAGATGGAGCCCCCCGCCGTCGACCCCGCTCCCGACGTTCCCCAACCCGGAACGTGGCGGTACAGTCGTCCATCGTGGGGAACGCTGATCGCAAACCGACCGAAGTCGGCTACTACCTACTCAGCGCCATGCGCGCGGCCGGCATCCCGTCGGCCGCGCAGTTGGCGCGTGACGCGAAGGTCTCCGGCTCGACGTTGAGTCGGATCATGTACGGCCACGTGGAGCGGCCCGAGGCTCCCACCCTCGACCGCCTTGCTGACGCCCTGGTGGCAGCCTCCGCGTCAGCCCTCCGAGACCCCGAAGCCCTAGCGAAAGCCCAGCTAGAAACACGCACGGCACTGCGCTTGGCGGCTGGGTACAACACCGCCCCAATTGGTCGCCGCATCGATCCGCAAGCCCTCGAAATCGACAAGATGATCGGCGAGGACACCGTCCTCAACCCCGACGAAGTGCAGTACCTCCGCAGCATGCTCGACCATCTGGTGGCGCCGTATCGAGGAAAGGTCAGACGGCGGGCAGGCTAGCCGTCACGCGATGGGATGACGATCGGTAGTCGTTCCATCACGGGGAACGCAATCACGCATGATGGCGTTACGGATCAAGCGTCGCCGGGGTCAGACGGCAGCGCGGAAGTGGTACGCCGCTCCGCGCTGCCCGCCGAAAGGAGCGCACCATGTCTACACTCCGGCCGATCCTGCTTGTTGCCACCACGGCTACCACCTTCGGCGCCATCGCCGGCACGGTCGACAACTGGGGAGGGGGCGGCGCTGCCGCCCCGCTCCGCCACCTCGCTATCGGCAGTTGGCTCCTGCTCGCCATCACCATCTACAGCGAACGCATCCTCGGGGAACTCCGAGCACTGCGGGCCGACATCGACGTGTACGGCGACCACCGGCACACTGAAGGCGCCCTCGACATGCAGCGCCAGCCGATCGGCACGGTCCGCGGACTGCGCTGATGGCCCGCCGCCGCAACCTGCAGCCGGTCCCCGACAACGCGGGCCGGGTCGTCCTCTACGTCCGCGTCTCCGCACTCATGGGCCGCGAGGAGGAGCGGCTGCACTCCCCGGACGTCCAGGTCGAAGGCATGCGTCGGATGATCTCGCGGGCGGGACTCCGCGAGGTCGACGTCATCGACGACGACATCGACCGTTCCGGACGCACCTTCGACCGGCCCGGCATCGCCCGGATCCGGGCGATGGTCGAGGCCAAACGGGTCGACGTCATCGCCGTCAACGACCTGTCTCGCGTCGGGCGGAACCTCACCGAGTCCCTGACGTTCCTGCGCTGGCTGCAGGAACGCGGCGTCAGCGTCATGTCGGCCAACCAGCCGGTCGACGACACGCCCGAAGGCCGGTTCATGCTCGGCTTCTGGCTCAACCACGCCGAGCTGTTGAGCAACCAGATCGGCGCCGGCTGGTCACGCGTCATCGAGCGGCGGGCGCGAATGGGCCTGGCCCACGCCCGGACCGCCCAGGGCTACGTCAAAGTCGACGGGCGCCTCGAAGTGGACCCGGTCCTGGGGCCGGCGTTCATCCTGGCGGCCAGGGCCTACGCGCGTGGCGACCCGATCGTTGACGTCGCGTTCGCGTACGGCGCGGCGCGGGGCTGGCCCATCTCCCGGCCCAACCTGAAGTCGATGCTGCGCAACCCGCTGTACCGAGGCCGCGTCGTCGTCCACATCACAGGCGTCGGAAAGATCGACGCGGAAGGGCTCCACCCCGCCCTGATCGACGACGAGACGTGGGTGCAGATCGAGCGCCGGATGGCGGCCGAAAGCAGCATGCCGACCCGTTACGTCGAGCCGCAGTACTCGCTGACCGGGCTGCTCAAGTGTGCGCACTGCGGCAACAACCTGCAGATCTGGCACGACGGCAAGCCTCGGCCGTCGCGGCGGGTCACGTGCCCCCGCCGGCGGGAGTTCGGCGACTGCCCTGGCATTGGGACGCCGCTGTACGACGGCATCGAGGAGGCGGTTCTGGCCGAGATCGGCGAGTACGCCGGGCGGCTGCGTGGCGATCCGACGGCACGGGCACAGCAGCGGGAGCGAGTCACCCAGGCCGGCGCCGACCTACCGACCCTGGAACGCGAACTGAAGGCGACCCGTGCGGCGCAGACGCGACTGACCACCCGCTACGCGAAGGGCGGCCTGCCGGAGGCTGCCTACGATGCGACGCTGGCCGAGCTCGTGGCGACGGAGCGAGCCCAGCAGGCGCAACTCGACCGAGCCCGGGACGTGTCGACCGCGCCGACGCCGAGCAAGGTGGTGAAGCTGGTCGACCGAATGATGGAGTTGTGGCCGGAGATGACCGGAACGGAGCGCAACCGAGCGCTGAAATCGATCCTCGTCTCGGCAACTGTGCGTAGGGCCGACCGGTGGCGGGAGCCCGAAGTGGATCGAGTCAGCGACTACAAGTTCCGCTGGTGACCACCACGTAAAGGCGCGAATCGTTGCGGCGCAAGCCTTTCACATGGTTATGGTTGCGAATGACACACCGTCGTGTCGTGTCGCAAACCATAATTAACGGACTGTAAGTGCGCCGCGTGTTTCCGCAGGTCAAGGCAATGGTGCGCAAGAATAGGAAAAGCCCCACCGCGCGCGCCGCCGAGGTCAGTCAGGGCATTGCGCGGTGGGGCTCCCTCAGGCCGAACCCAAGGCGGGGGCCGACCCGAGACCATGGGCCTCCAGGTCGCCCGCCAGTCTGCCACCCATCCTGTAGCTACGGCTGTCCGGCGACGGTAAGTCGCGTCATCTGTAGGGGGTGTCAACCGTCCGTGGTCCCTCGATCGGGCGGCTGACGATTGCGCTCCCGCACCTCGGCCGCGGCGTCATAGAGGGCCAGCGCCTCTGCGAGCATCGGCTGTCTCGCAACCGCCGCGTTGCCACCGGGCGGCCCGGTGACCAGTCCGAACAGGCGCAGCGCGTGCATCACCCGACTGACGGTCGCGCGCGACACCTCGTACTGTTCAGCGATTGCGGGCTCCGACGGTATCCGTGCGCCCGGCGCCAGCTCGCCACTCCGAATTCCGGCGAGCAACGCATATAGGACGCGCCGATATGGCGCGTCACGCTCTGGGTTCATATGTGGTCTTCTCCTGCCTCAGCCCGTTTATCGGACCACGCGAAAGGACCACATTCAAGGCAGTGAGCAATGTCGGTGTTTCGCACTACCAGTAGCTACGGGTCGGCGTACATTGGCGGTTGGCGCTCCGTTCCGCGCCTGCCTCAGCAACAGTGGGCGGACCGGAGGCGGCCGACGGTGGGGGCTCTCGGGTCCCCGCCGTTCAGGCCGCCGTGCTGGCCGACCCTTCCCCCCGGTCGGTCCCGATCGTGTGGCGGGCGTACCCCCGTAGTGACTTGGTGCAGGGTTCCTGCGTCGGCCGCCCGCCACACCCCCAGACCCCGGGAGCCGCAATGCCCCACCCGCCCTGGTGCCACCCAACCCACTGCACCGTCGGCAAGGCCATCGCCGGCCCCGGCGCCCACAAGGGCAAGCCCGTCCGCCTACCAAAGGCCACCGTCTGGGTTGAGCAGATCCCCGGCGGTCCCGAGCTGGTCGCGGTAGGCCGTCTCCGCCTCGCCCCGGTCGAGGCGATTGAGGTGGCCGAGGCCTTGTGTGCGCAGGCGGCGGTGCTGGCGTGAGCGACATCGGCCACCCGCTGTGGTGTACCCAGGCCTCCCGCTGCACGGCCGACCACCCAGACGGCCAGCACAAGGGCGACCTCATCCAGGTCGGCGACGACCCGACCGCACCGCTGGTGATGGCCTTCCTCCGGCAGCGGACCGCGGCCGAACCGGTGGCGGTGGTCTGGCAGGGCCCGGACGGTTGTCACGCCGAATGGTCCGCTGACGACCTTGACCGGGTGGCCGCCGTCTACACGGAGCTGGCCGCCGACCTGCGGACGGGGGTGCCCCGTGGATCATCCGAAGTGGTGTGACCCGATGCTGTGCGATGCCCACCGGCAGGACGGTCGCCACCGGGGCGCACTGGACGTCATCGTGGAGCCGGGCGTGCGCGGCGAAGTCTGGGTGGAGCAGACGCCGGGCCTCGACGCATTCGTGATGTTGACCCGGGAGCCGTCGGACGCGGTGCTGTCGCCGGCGGGCGCGCTGCGCCTGGGCGAGATGCACGGGGACCGGGTGGCGCTGGTGAAGGCGTTCAACCGGGCTCGGGTCAGCGCGTCGGCTGAGCGATAGTCAGGCCTCGTCGCGCCCTCGCTCTCGCTCGATGCGTCGCCTCCGTCGCTGCAGTTCGAGGCGTAGCGCCCGCTCCACGAACGCCGAGAACTTCTCCCGGTCTTCAGTGGCTGCGGTATGCGCCTCATCCCAGATCGGCCCGATGCGGATGTGCCTCCCCGGCGTCGGTCCGTCGGGCTTCGGGGGGCGTCCGCGCTTCGGGCGTTCGGTCATCCGTTAAGCGTAGCACAATAAATCTTCCCACGATCGGGTCTGAGGTGGCTCCTGCGGGGATTAACCGTGCTACGATAAATGGCATGAAACCCCGCATCGACTCCAACCCCGTCGCGTGGCAGAACATCCGCGACGTCCGCTTCATCGAGATCCAAGGCGACCATGGCGTGGCGCTCGTCAGCTTCGCCAGCCGGCCGGACGACGGCGCACTCGTCGTGACTGTGTACGACCACCCGCACGTGGTGGTCAAGACCAGATCGGCGCCTGAGGCCCCCCGCGGCGCTCTCGACGACCTGGTCTAGGCGGCTGAACTGTGAACCTGACCTTCGCCGCCGGTCGCTACGGCATCGTGCGCGGCACCACTGACAGCGACCTCGAACTGTTCACGATTGCGCCTTCCACCGCTCGCGGCGACAGCGCGGTGATCCTGGGAATCGACCTTCCGGGCGTTGGCCGGAAGCTTCGCGTCGAGGCGCCCGAAGGCGCCGAGCCGTACGGCCGCGAGGCCGAGCGATTGGCGATGCACAAAGCCGCGCAGATTTTGGCCAACTGGGCGCGCGGCAACCTCGGCGTCGATCTGTCCGTCAACGTCATCGACAACACCTGAGGAGTTCCGCCATGGCCACCGACGCACAACGTCAACAAGCCTTCGACGCCGCCTACGACGCGCTCACGCCTTTCACTGGGCACGCCCAGATCCGCGCCCAGGCCGCCGAGACGATCGTGACCGAGTTGGCCAACCTTGGTGCGAGCGACCTTCAGTGGCTGCTCACCGCCGGTATCGCCGCCCGGTCGGAGTACCTGGAGGCGTACCTGACCCTCGCCGCCGCGTTCCGCCTGCCGCGCGATGAAACCGACCCCGCCGTGGTCGCCGCCGCCAACCTTCTTGCCCAGCATCACTGAGGAGCACCCCGTGAAGGTCTACACGCTCGGCCGCTACGGTCTCGTGTCGCTGGCGGTTCTCGAAGCGATCGGCCACCCCAGTCACCGCCAGCAGGCGGACGTCTACATCATTGCCCGCACCAAGACTGCGGCAGTCGAGTTCGCCCACGAATGCGGCATCCATGTCAGTCCCAACAGTGAAGACTTCCGGCAAGCCATGGGCGACCGCCTCGACGCGCTCCGGGAGGCTGGCCTCTGCGGGGAGCCCGGACTACTGGTGACCTCCAACCTTGGCGGCGACCTACCCGTCGCCCGCATCGCTGTTGGTGGTGCCCCCGAGGTGATCGGCACCCTCGTCAGCAACTACCCGAACGCTCGCGGCTACACCTTCCGCCCGAACACCTGAGGGGCACGCCATGTCCAACCCGATCGATATCATCGCCCAGTCCATCCGCGACAACGACGGCGTCAGTGCCAACATGCTCGCGCGGATCGTCACCGATCACCTGACTGACGGTTCGGTTGTCGAAGCGGCCGTTGCTGCACTCAAGGCCGAGGGCTGGGAGGAGACCCATGAAGGTCCGCTGGGCATCGGGACGCTGTCCGACGAGGACCTCACCAACATCGCCCGCACTGTCCTTCGCTCCGTCGGCGGTGCGTGATGCCCACCGCCGCCGATCTTCCCGTCTGCTCGATCGTCGCGACGGGCACAATGGTCTTCATCAAGGATTGGGATTCGGCGAAACAGTCCCGCCCTTGGTCCGGTATCGGCGAGTGCGCCCCCACTGACGCCGACATTGACGCCCTGCTTCAGTCCGGCGATGCCACCGTCCTGCGCGTGGGGAGGGGGTCGTAATGACCCCCACCTGGCTGCACCTCCGCCGCATCATGTCGTCCCGCCCGATGGAGCGCCTGCTCGTCTGGCTGTCCGGCGTCTCCGGCGGCGCCGCGCTGATGGAGTTCATCGCCGGCCGAGTCAGCCTCGCGTGGCTGGTGGCATTGGTCAGCGTGGTGTTTCTGGGCGCGGCCGGCGTTGGCGCACGGTGGGGCAGGGATCCGCGATGAGCAAGGCAGGCAAGGCCGCAGGTGCGGCACCAACCGAGAGGACTCCGAAGTGAAGACCATCCACGAACTGACCGACCCGAGCGCACGCAACCTCGCAGGCTTCGAGGGTTCTGCGCCCGTCTACCTGGAGGCGCGACCCGAGGGTCGGATCCATGTTGACCGCGTCGCCGGCTCGTACGTCCTGGAGGCGACCGACCGAAACGGCGAGAGCGTAATGGTGCCTATAAGCCGCGCCCGACTGCTGGGTATGGCCCGCGCGATCATCGCGAACCTGGAGGGCTGACCAATGACCAAGCCCGCAGATCTCAAGGTCGGCGATCGCATCCACGCCGAGGGCATCAACTGGCTGACCGTGATCGCGGAACCGTTCGTGGACTGCACTGAGCAGCTTGCGGCGAAGCTCGGCATCAGCTATCACCCCGAGGACGACCGCGTCCACATCGACATCGAGCCTGCGCCGGGTGCCGACATCTGGGACTGCGGCGTACTCGCCGATGCGGCAGGTGCCGAGGCTGCCGAGTGGCTGGGCATGACCCCGACCCTGCGCTACCGGCTGTTCTTCAAGCCGGATGCTGACGTGAAGACAGGGGGCTGACCGATGCGGGTCTCCGGCCACGGCCTCCAGCGCGAGGGTCGCGCCTTCGACGAGGCGGGCAACTACACCGGACAACCAACCGGATATGGCCGCTGCGAATGCGGGGAGATGTCGGTCTTGCTGGACTCGACCTCAGCGCGGCAGAGGTGGCACATACAACACAAGCAGGAGGTCTCAGGTGCTGCATCCACAGTCGCTCCGTGAGGCCTTCGAGCGGCACGCGCCAACGTCTGGAGACGGTTGCTGGATCTGGCGTGGCAACATCAGACCCGAGACCGGCTACGCGCGACTAGTTCACCGCAAAAAGCACTGGTTCGCGCACCGGGCTGCGTACTTCCTTGCCAATGGCGCCATTCCCGATGGCCTCACGGTCGATCACCTTTGCCACAACGCCGACCTTTCGTGTCCAGGCGGTGTCACCTGCCCCCATCGCGCTTGCGTCCGGCTCGATCACCTCGGGCTCGCGCCGTCGGGCGTGAACAGTCGTCGAGCCAGCGTCCGGTTTAGAACTGGCCGATGCGGCAAGGGGCATCCGATTTCCGACGGGTACCGGCTCGCTAGCGGGGTGTGGATGTGCCGAACGTGCCGCCTGACCAGCGGGTACGTTCCCAAGACTGCACGCAACGCCCATGGTCGCGGTATTTGCCCCCAGTCCGACTGCGGGCGGCTGATGTCGCTAAGGGCGGACGGCACGCTTCACTGGCATGAGTCCCCCCGCGCTCGATCGGAAACGTGCGCGGGATACGGCCAAGTTCCGGCGGAGGTCGTCCACCTCGATCGGGCAGCCTGATGGACGCCACCGCGTGGTCCGGCACCGGCCACCGCCCCGCCACCCGCAAGGACCCGTCCGGTCTCACCGAGCTGCAGATGCAGTGGGCCCGCGAGCAAGCACGTCACGGCCTACACCGCCTCCGCGAGCAGGGCCCGATCGTCATCAAAAGCGGTATGGCCCTGGGCTGGGACATGATCCTCGCCGCCGCGGCGTTCGACCTCGGCATCCCGTTCGAGGCCCACATCCCCTACGTGTCCCAGCCGATGCTCTGGCCGCCCGCCGCGCAGGCGGAATGGCTGAGGCTCAGGTCGGTGGCCGCCCGTGAGGTCGTCTACGGCGAGAATCCCGGCGACCGGTGGACCGCAGTGAAGCTGCTGCACGCTCGGAACGATGGCCTACTCAAGGCCGATCGCCTGCTCGCGCTGTGGGATGCCCGCAAGCGCAAGGGCGGCACGTGGTCCGCCGTCGAGAAGGCGCAGCGCCTCGGGCTGGCCGGCGTGCACCTGGACCCAGCCACGCGGTCCGTGCGGCGAGTTGGGCCGGGCGGCTGGTTCACCTGAACGTCCGTTGCGGACGCACGCCCCGATGGGCAAGGTGGCTGAATGACCTCCGACCCCGCTGGCGGCTTCCGCCAGGCGCTCACATTGATCGACACCGGCGAGACCGACCTGATCGTGACGATGGTCGCGGAGGCCGCCGACTGGGCCCGCGAACACGGCTACCGGGTGGTCGAGGCGGAGCAGAACGGCGAGCCCATCTTCGAGATCTGGCCGGGCGATTCGGGCGCGCCCGGCGATGCACAGGCAGGCTAGGCCGCCGCGTCAACCTCCCGCAGTTCGGCCAAGTCCACCCCGTGCTCCCGCAGCAGCCGCTCCACGGTGGCGATCGTCAGCGGCTCCCACACCCGGTGCGGGTCGCGGCGGGCCAGCCGGAACCACTGGGTGCCGCGCCGCTTGACGACGTCGACCCGCCATGAGCCGTCCGGGGTCCGCCACGCCATGGGTCAAAGCTAGATCTGGCGCGGGCGGAAGATCGGGAATCACATGGGCGTAACTACGTGATCCGCGTCGCGCTACCGGTAATGCCGCGCTGCGGCGTCGATCACGGTGGCAACCTGCTCGTCGGTGAGCCACGGCCAACACTGATCCAGGTCCACGATGGGCCCCGTCGGCTCAAGCATTCCGCACCCCTTGACGGCCTCGGTTGCCCGGTGGGCCAACAACCAGCCGGCGTCGATCACGAACGCCTCCGCCGTCGTGTACGGGCCACCCGCGCAATGTATGTCCTGGATGCGGATCCACTCGCGGGCATCCCGATGCGACATGCCGTTGGCGCGCGTCTCGACGCTGAACATCTCGCGCTTCATCTCCGCCGCCGCCTCACGCCCACTTCGGGCCTCGATCAGCCACGGCGAGTCGAAGCAGGCGCCGACTACGGCCCACCACCTACGTCCGTCGTCGGTGATGCCGCGCAGGTCGGCGGTCAGCTTCACGGCCTCAGTCCTCGTCACCCTGCGGCATGCCGCCGTACGCGCCCAGCTCATCGCGCGGAACGTCGGTCAGCAGCGACACGGCTGCTTCGGCGGTGCCGTCGAGACGGCTCAGCGCGTCGCTCACCGCCTGTTCGTCGCGGTCGGGGGTCTCGGGCACGGCTAGCCCTCCTCGTTGTCGTGCCGGTAGCCAGCCTCAATCCGCGCCGCCACCATCTCCCGCAGCACCTTCACCCGCCGCCCGCTCGGCGACACCAGCGGTGCCATCTGGCCGGTGGCGCAGTCGAGCACGCGGGTGAGTTCGGCGGGGGTCATCTCGTCGTTGGTGGTCACAGCACTCACCACGCAGCCGGGGCAACGATGCGGAACGTGTAGCCGTCTTCAACGAACGAGGTCGTGACCATGTCGGCCGCCTCCGCGACGGGCGTCTCCAGCCGCTCGGCCCACGACTCAACGTCGGCGCGGCTGCCGAGATACATGGTGGCGCTGTAGTCCTCGCAGGCGAGACGTCCGACGGGAAGCCCTTCCTCGCGGGCGGCGTCGAGGATCTCCTTGAAGGCGCCTTCGGTCAGGTACTCCATGACTCAGTCCTCTCCCGGTCGCCAGCCCGCGCGGGCCACCGATCCGGCGTTGAAGTCGTTGATGGTGACGGTGCCCCACGCGCCTTCGGTGAAGCGGGCCAGCCAGTCGGTGAGTTCGGCGCCGAGCGCCTTCGCCTCGTCGGTGAGCCCGTACGGTCCGACCGCCCACTCCGCCGGTGCGGAGACGGCGACCACGATGCACTGATACATGGAGCCGGTGTCGCAGCGGACCGAGGCCCTGGCACCGTCCGGCCAGCGCTTGAACCGGACGTTGGACTTGATCGCCTTGCGAAGTTCGGTGCGGAACGCTGCGGCGCGTTCGGTCAGGGTGGGCATGTCTCACTCCTCAGATCTTCGGGTCGCCGATGACGGCGTTCCATGGGTCGGTGTAGACATGCGCCTCGCTCGGGTCGATCAGGTCGGCGAGCAGTGCCACCCGAGCGGCGTCGGATGCGGCGTGCGAGGCGGCCCCACACGTCGCCCTCGTACGGGCCGAGCCCCTCCCGCTCCGCCCTGCGGACGATCTCCTCTACGGCCAGGACGTCGCGCCAGTGTTCGCCGTAGCGCCTCCACGCACGGTGCCAGAGGTCGGACTGGTGGGTGCGGTACATCCGGTAGTGCTTGATCCAGGCCTCGTGGAGGCGGGTGCGCTCGTCGGCGGTGAGGCGTCCGACACGGTCGAGGATGGCCGCAACCAACGGCTTGGCAAGCAGTTCGGCCTGCCGCGCCTTGGTGGCGGCGTAGAAGGCGTCCGCCTCCTCCGGTGTCATGTTGAGCGGGTTTGATCGACGCTTCGGCATGTAGCGGTCGGGGTCGTCGAGGATGGTGCGGATCGTCTCGGCCATACCTCAGCTCCCGATTCCGTTGCGAAGCACCTCGGCCAGCTCGATCTCCCGGTCCCGCCACGGCGAGTCGTTCCGCAGGTCGATGCCCTGCTCGCGCAGGAAGGTGGTAGCCTCGTCGCGCTGCCGCTTCTCGGCCCACTGGGTGAGCGTGTAGAAGCGCTTGCCGTATCCATCCGGACCGTCGGCCTGGGTGTCTCGGCGGAACTTCTCCTCGCGGTAGCCTTCACCGACCGTGATCCACACCCGGGCGACCTTAGTTACGGTGGCTTCGCGGGGCTCGCGGCGGGGCTGGCAGAGCATCACGGTGTCGCCAACGTGGACGTCGACCATCTCGGTCACGGCTCAGCCCTCCTCGCGGCCAATCGGTCGGGCCTTGCGGTCACCCTCGGGCGTGCCGTCAGACTCCTCCAGCGTCGCCACGAGGTACTCGGCGAAACCGCCCGGGTAGCGACACCAACCCTCGGAGCCTGCGCGCACCTCGTGGTCGCTGACGCGGGTCGCGACGACGCCGCCGATGTTGACCAGTTCGCGGTCCTCGGGCTTGACGAACCTGGGCTGCTTGGCGGCGAAGTAGCACTGAGCGGCTTCGAGGCTGCGGGGGTCTTCGGTGGTCATGTCGTTCCCCTTACGCGGTAGTGAGTTCGCGGCGGCCGGTCGGGCAGCCGTACGAAGCCATGTGCTGGGCCTGCTCCTCGCCGCACGGGCAGCGGTGGACCTTGCAGCCGTACGGGCAGTCGGACAACTCGGCCTCGACCATGTCGTGCTGATGCGGTTTCTGGGCCGCGAGCCGCTGGTAGCAGTTCTTGCCAACCCGCAATTGACGTCCGGTCGCGGACTCCTCCACGAGGAACACGCGCCTGTGCGGAGTGCCGCAGAGGTCGCAGCCGTTCTCGGTGTCGTGGTACCGGACGTCGAGGAGCATCCAGGCCGGTTCGACCGGCAGGAAGTCAAGGGCGGTCATGTCGTTCTCCTGTTCAGGCTGCAACGGTGCTGTACGTTCCGACGACGGCCGCCGCGATCCGCGCGGCCTCCCGGTCGGCCTCGGTGAGCCGGTCGAGGGCGTTGCGTCCGACGTTGTTGATCCGCCCCGCCACGGTGACCTTCCGTCGCCCCTGCATCTCAACGACGAGGTCGAGCATGCCGCGCTTGGCGAGGGCGTGGAGTTGCGTGACGGACGCCTGTCCGACGCCACCGCCCCGGTGGACGATGCCGTTGATCGCGGCCACGGCGAGGATCGTGTGGCCGGGGTCGGTGACCTTGGTGGCGGTGCCCTTGGCGGGCGGGGCGAGAGCGATGGTCGGGGTGTGCTCGGCGACCAGGGTGCGGTACGCGATCAAGGCATCGGTCTCGTAGCCGAAGCGGTGCGAGGAGGTCTGGCGGCCGTCGGTGAGGGTCTGGACGAGCCAGCCCAGGACGTGGGGAGCGAGGGCGATGATGACGTTGCCACGCTCAGTGGTCCGGGTGCCGGAGGCGAGGGTGGTGATCGTCATTGTGGGCTCCTAAACCTTGTAGAACTGACTGACACAGTCTAACCTTGTAGAAGTCAAGGACGCAAGGAAGTGGCCGCTAAAGTTACCGCTCTCAGTGACACGAAGTTTGCGGGAGGCGGCGTGAGCGACGAGGAGGTGCCCGTGCTCGACAGGGCAGCGGTGGCCGCACTGATTGGTGTGCGCCCGAAGACGATCTCCCAGTACCTGGTGGAGTCCGGACCAGAAGGGCGGTACGCCGACCATCCGTTCCCGGCGCCGGACGGACGCATCGGACGCGGGCCGTACTGGCTGCGCAAGCGGGAGAAGGAGATTCGTAAGTGGGCCGAGACGCGGGCGGGGCAGGGTGCCGGCGGTGGTCGCCCGAAGCAGGGCGGGTCAAATGGCTGACGCGATGCTGGTCAGGCAGCGGAAGGTCAGCGAGCGCGGCCGGATCACCTACTTCTCTCCGGACGACCCGCACGCCATCTACTACGTGTTCGACGGCTGGGATCGTGTCATCTACATCGGCAGCAGTTCGGACCCGCATGCAAGGGTCAGGGCGCATCGCGGCTCGGCCCTGTGGCGCCGCGAGATCGCTCGCTACGAGGTGCGCGACTGGTACCCGAATCGGGCCACAGCCCAGCGGGCCGAACACGCGTTGGTGTGGGAGTTGGACCCCGATCACAACTTCGTGGGCACGCCGATGAACGCGGTCGTCAACCGCGTGTTCGGCGAGGCGCGCCGAATGCTCGAAGCGGAACTGCGCCAAGCGAAACGTGAGCGGATTCAGCGCGAGCGCGACGCGATCGACGCCGTGCGGATGTCACTCGCAGGGTGACCCAAACTTTGTAGATCTCATTGACACGAAGTAGCGACGTGGCGTAACGTAGTAGAAGTCAAGGACATGACGTTAGCGCCACCGAGGGAGCCCCGATGAACCACCGCCTGATCGCCTACGTCACCGCCTCCACGCAGGGTGTCGCCACGGTCGCCACCGACCGGACCCGCCCGAGCTGGAGCGAGTGCCGCGAGCAGATCTCCGGCTACATCACCGGCCGCGACCTCGGGCCCGCACCCACCTACACGCTGCGCTACACGAAGGCCGGACGCGTCGTCGTCCGGGCCAACCTGACCGCCGAGGCGGTCGAGCGGGTCGGCGGGGTCGTCACGCGGGTCGCCGACCGCATGAACGACGTTGAAAACCTCGCGGTGCTGAACGCCTCCGGCGCGGACGTCACCTTCGACTTCGCCTGCTTTCGATGATGACCCGAGCGCGGTGTGACGTCACCAGCCTGCACGCCAAGCATCCGTGGCGACTCCAGGGCGAGGCGATGATTTGCCCTGGCGACCGTTCGGTGAACGAGATGTACGGCATCGCCGAGGTGGGCGAGGAGCGGTCAATGTGGGTCACACCCGATGTGCCCTTCGAGTTCGGGCACTGCGACTGGTGTCGGCGTCTGACGCGAGACTGCAACTGCACCTGTGTTCGCTGTGGCGACCTGGTTCCGGAATGCACGTGCGGTGCCAATGATGAGGAGCCGAAATGACCACCACCCCCTACGCCAGCCAGCACCGCTGCATGGACAGCGGCACCCAGGTCATGGCCCCAGCTAAGCACGGCGATCTCGTCGCGTGCGGTAACTGCGGCGCCGTCGTCCCGGTCGTGAAGGTCCCGCCGAACAACGACCCCGACGACCACAACACGATCCGGGTGCTGGCCGAGCACAACCTGCCGTACAAGACGACCGCCGAGGTGGACGTCGAGCGACAGGCGATGCTGGCCCGTGGCGCGACGATCGCCTACGAGGACGACGACTGCATCCTCTGGAACCTGTAGACCCTGCTCGCGTTGAGGAGCCCTGATGGCCACGATTACCCTGCCCGATTCGTACCAACTCACCTACACCGTCATGCACGAGGCCCACTGGTGGCCCATTCTCAAGGCGAACGGCGCCGCACCCGACGACGGCCACCCGTCGATCAACATCAACGCGCGTAACCCGGACGGTCGGTCGAAGTGGGACTTCTCCATCACCGACCGCGAACTGCGCAACGCCTCACCGTCGCTGCGGCTGGCAATCTTCGACGAGGACTGGGACGCGTTCGACCTGCTCGCCCCGTTCTTCGCAGCGCTCGCCGCTGGTCGGGCCAAGACGATCGAGGACGTGCGGGCGCTACTGGACTCGTTCGGCGCGACCGACGTCACGGAGCGGACCGCGCGATGACCACCACTATCAACCCCGAAGTCCTCGCCGAGGCCAAGGCTGCCACCTTCAAGACCGACGTGAAGCCGCTGCTGTGGCGGGCAATGCTCGACAAGATCGAGGAGGTCTACCGCGAGGACGGCAGCCGCCGTGGGCGCGCCCGCAGTCAGGGACTCTACAGCGCGGACGGAAAGACGTGCGCCTGCTACGTCACCATCGCGCAGGAGGACGGCAGCAGCCACGTCTACTTCATCACCGTGGACCACAACTGGACCAGCAGGCAGCCACTCACGTTCAGCGTCAGCCGGTCCTACCACAGCAGCGAGCACTTCTGGGAGGACCAGCTCGCCCGCCGGGACGGCGCCCTCGTGATCGAGGGCCACCACTACCGGCTCGGCGACGAGAACTACCAGGGCATGCGAGGGTTCGGCGGGCGTCGTCACGAGATCGAGAACATCGCGACCGGCGAACGGATCGTCTCGACGAACCTGTGGTACCAGGGCATCATTCCGCCTGCGTTCCGCGAGCAACTGCCGGACTCGCACCGCTGGGTCGAGGTCTGACATGTACGTCACCACCGCCCGCCAGCTCGACGAGATCACCCTGACCGAGCCGGTCACCGGCCAACTGTTCAGCGGCTACCCGACCGAGGTCGAGCCCGGCACCTACCCCGTCATGCACGACCCGTCCGACCAGCCCACCGACGGCGACCTCGTCGCGATCGACGTCTCCACCGGGGGCGAGGACGACTTCTACCCGCGGCCCGTCTACATCAGCGTCTGCGACGACGGCACGCCGCGAACGTCCACGGTTGACTTCGGTGGGCTGTTCGCCGGAATGAGCGAAGGGATCAACCGATGATCGGCGACAAGTACGACGCCACCTCGCCGCTGCCCCGCACGGCGCGGGACGTGACATTCGAGGGCGAGCGCTATGCCCGCGACGGCTTGGAGACGGCGTGGCTGCTGCTTCAGGAGCACAGCGGCTGTGGCGACAGCTACGCCCGAACCGCCGCGATTCGCGGGATGCGCACCGAGGGCTGGGCATTCGAGCAGGCGCTCACCTACGTGCAGGCCGCCATGTCGTGGACCGGCAACGTCGTTCAAGGGCCCGCGACGCGATGACCACCGACCCCCGCCAAGCCCAAGCCGAGGCGATGACCACCGACGAGTTACGCACCGCCGCCCGCCGTCTGGGCGTGAACCCGCGCGGTGGCCTGTCGAAGGCGACCCGCCGCGATCTCATCAACTGGTACGTCATGAACACGCCACGCAAGACCGAGGAGAACTGAGATGACCACCGAAACCATCCCCACCCTGACCACCACCGACGAAGCCCTCGCCTTCATGCGCGACCTGGCCGAAACCCACGACTGGGTCTCCGTGTTCTGGGATCGCGGTTGGGGCGACTCCGGCCAGGTCGCGGAGATCTCCGTCATCGTGGATGGCGACGGCCAGCAGCCGAAGGCGTACCTGACCGCCGAGGTCTACAAGCAGTTGCGGGCCGACCGGTCCATCCCGGAGAACACGTTGAAGACGTTCAAGGCCCGCCGCCTGCACGACTTCAAGACGCCACCCGAGCCGGAGCCGACCGTGACCGCGAATGACGTGGCCGAGACGGTGGTCCGGGACCTGATCGCCGCCATGCCGGACGCGCCGATCTACGCCGAGTTCTACCGCGGTCTGGACCCGAACAGCCGCACGCCGAGCATCCTGCACGAGTACGCCTCGACGCCGACCTACGACGGGCGCGGCTGGTTCGTGCGAATCCTGCCCGGCTGCTCCGACGCGGCCATCTCGGCAGCCGCCGCCCCGCAGCGGTACTTCGGCCCGGACCTGCTCGGCGAGGTGGTGTGCCTCGACTACCCGAAGGTGGACGGCGAAGTGGACACTTCGGCATTGCTGGGCGCGGAATTCCGGGCGCGGCTGCGCGAGGTCGTCGAGGGCAAGCTGGCCGAGATCGAGGCCGCCCGGAGCGCGTCGTGACCAAGGTCGAGGAATACGCGATCTGGCTGGTCGAAGATGGCATCGACGAGTCGGCCCACAACGACCTGAACGAGGGCTGCGATCCAATCTCGGAGCGTGGCGAAGAGGTGTCCGAAGACGACTGGCGCGCCGCGATGAAGCTGGCGCACGACGTGGCGCAGTGGGTGCGTGACAACCCGGAAACGCTGCTGGCACTGGTGCGCAGCGAGACCAAGGAGAACTGACCATGAACATGGACCAGCACGCGGCAGCCGTCCGCGCCGCCCATCCGTACCCGTCCGCCGACCCGCTGGACCGCCTGCGTCACACCGTGAGCATCTTCCGGTCGTCCGACGCAGACGCCATCGCGGTCTTGGCGACCGGCGGAAACATCTACCCGAACAAGGACTGCATCAGTGGTGGCCAGACCGGACTCACCCACGGCGACCTGCGGGTGCTGCTCGACCGGCTGGGAGGTTGACCGTGACACGCCTCGTCGACCACGCCCCACGCTGGGAGTCGGCCCAGCTTCCGGTCAACGCCAGCGGCGACACCCGGCCAGGGTTCGTCTGTACCCATGAATTGGAGAACGGCAGCGGCCAATGCGGCGGCAACGTGTTCGACCCCGACGACGCGATCGGCGACCATTGCTGCGCGCTCACCTCGGAGCAGGTGGAGGCGCGGCTGACCGAGATCGCCGCACTGCCCGCGAAGGAGGCGTGATGCCGACCAACGACCCGATCCCGCGCATGGACGTCGGCGCGTGGCTTCAGGCGAAAGCGAACAAACTCGACGCCAACGGCCTGGAACCGAACAGTACCGCCGAGGTGGTTCACGAACTGGCCAGCATTGTCTACAACGGCCTGGACCTGTTGGTCGAGGCGCGGCGGATGCAACGCGAGGCAGACGGAGCCGTGGTGCGCAACCGGGACGCGGGCGAGATGTGGGCGCACACGTCGGGGGTGAACCCGTGACCCTGCCACCTGACATCGAAGCCGAACTGGACGCCGCGCTGGCCCCGCTGCGCGCCGAGGGCCTCACCGCCGAGCAGGCGGCCAAGCGGCTGCCTGCCCATCTGGTCGGGCCGTACTGGGAATCGAAGGTCGACGAGTACTTGGACCGCGAGTTGGCGAAGTTGAAGGCAGCCGCAAGCGAACGTCTCGCGACCTTGCTGGATGGCGGATCGGCCGATGTGCCCGTCAAGTCGACGGCACTCGCGGACCTACTTGAGGTGGCGTCCGACGACCAGCGGCTCGCGTTGTTCGGCCGGCTGCAAGCGCAGGTGGGACGCGACCGGGTCAACGACGTCTGGTATGCCGCGACAGCGATCGAGGAGGAGCGAGCGCGATGACCGACGAACCCATGACCGCGTCAACCGCGCACGTCTACCACGCCGCAGGTCGCCCGTGGTCGCTGGGCCTCGGCTTCGACACGTTCGTCTGCGACCTCGACCCGTCCGGCACCTTCCGCGACGCCGCGTTGCAGTTGATGGCGCGTGGGTGGCGACTGACCGGGGCGTGGGTGCGCGACGAGAGGTCCCGCATGGAGAAGTGGTCGGCGCCCGTCGAGGGTGACGGGCTGGATGAGGAGGAGCTGCCGTGAACGACGAGCGCGAGATCGAACACTGGGACGACGAGGAGTACGACCGTGGCTGAGAACCTGGCCGTGATGTCCGACGAGAAGTTGGCGTGGTGGGTCACCTTCCACGAGCGCCGGCTGGCGGGGGAGACGGAGCGGGCACGGCAACTCCGCGAGGAGGGTTCGGTCCTGCGGTCCGAGGACTACCACGCCGATTTGGTCGCGTCCGCGCTGAAGACCGCCCAGCTATCGGAGACCGCACTGCTGGAGCTACGGGCGGAGATGGAACGGAGGGCCGCGCCATGACCACCCAACCCGCCGTTCGCGCCGCCTATACCGCCCTGCTTGAGGCTCTCCGCGCTGCTCAGCAGGTGCGCAATGAACGCGACGAGCTCACCACCGACACCAATGGCGAACCCATCGCGGCGTGGGCGCTGCACGAGCGTGACGTGATGCTCCGCGAAACGAACCGTTGGCGCGACTACGCCCGCCTGCCGCACGTGGACATGGCTGCGATCGAACGGGTGGAGCGGATGGCGGCCGGCCACAGCGACTACACGACCAAGTTCGCCTGGTACTGCGCCGAGGTGTCGATGGGCTGGAGGCCCGACCGTGAGCCGCCTGACGTTCATGGAGTCCGAAGCGGCCGGCGAGGTGTCCGCCTCCCTCAACTCCCTCGCCTCGCTGCTGACGTGGCGGGGTGAGAACGCCGCCGAAATTCGCACTGCGGTACTGGCCGAACTGGATGACGACGGCCGTGATCTGCTGGTGACGCTGGCCGCCACCGTGGAAGCCGACCGGCACGCGAGGGTGAAGCCGTGAGCAAGGTCGCCGAACTCCAAGCGCTCGTCGAACGGGAGGGCTACACCGAGGCTCAGGTGGCGGCGCTGAAGATGCTCGCCGACGCCGGGCTCGGCGCAGAGTCTGCCGCGCAAGTGTTGCTGGTAGCGCACAGCCGAGGTGTCGACCCGATCGTGTTGGCGCGGGCGTGGATTGGTGTCGACGCGAGGAAGAGGTGGGGCCAGTGACCAGCCCGTGGTCCACCTTCGCCGCCCGCCGCTGGCTCAACAACGCATGGCACTACGAGCGCGTGGGCGGCGAGCAGTGGCTGCGGATCTGCTTCCCACGCCTAGAGGTGGTCGCCGTGGAGGCGGTCGAAGATCCGGAGGGCCACTACTTCGCGTGGGCCACCCCGGACGGCAATCTGTCGATGATGTGGCCGACGCTGGCGCAGTTCAGTATGCAGTTCCCGTACGGCTACGAGGCGCTGGAGCGGCGCGGAGCGGGCCGGATGGTGCGGATTCGGGTGGAGGAAGCGTGAAGACTGCGGCGCCCTGCCCGAACGCCGCCGCCCACCAGTGGCACCCGTCCAGCTACGTCGCCCACTCCTGGTGGGCCGACTGCGCGTTGCTCGTCGCCGTCCAGGAGAAGTGCCCCGGCTGCGGCGGCTGGGAGATCTGGGTGCCGAAGCGGCCGGATCTGCGCATCGCCGTCAACTGGCCGCCGTCGGACT